ATACTACTTTCAGAGGCTTTATGTTAATGTTTTTGAATATTGATATGATGTAAACAGTACAAATATACAAAATTTACGTTATAAATTGTTCAAGTCGTAAATCTTCTATCAAATCATGGAAATCAACTATTCCATCGCTGCCCGGCACTTTGTCCTCCTTTCGCAGCTTACCGGAGTTAAGGTCAGTTATCCAGTCAGCGAGGTTATCAATTGATTTATCTCTCCACTTCGGATAGGTCTGCCTTAACTTGGTTTTAAGTGTTTCTTTTTCTGTTTCACTCATACTATTTGAGGTCTTGTGTTATGTAAACGAATAGTTAATTCCTCGTAAGCATCCTCATCTCCCAATTGAATAGACCCTGCCTCTACAAACTCATCATATTCTTCTTGTTCTCTATCACCATCTGGTGATTCAAGGAAATAGCGAATTTTTATGTAAGCATGCATATCTTCCATGGAATCCAAATCGTTTTGATTGAATTCTATTTGTCCATTCTCATCGTGCCCGTGACGCGTCGTTAACATATCACAGAGAGTACTGTATAACTGTTCATTTATTTGTCGCAAAGTTTTTGGTTTCTCTATGTTTAAGATATATTCATCCAAATCTTTTAGAATTTCTTCAAGATCATTTCTTTGTTCGCTTTCTGCATCCAAAAAATTAATAACTACACGTAATGAGGCTGCTTGTTGTTTTAAATTTTCTTTTGTCATTTGTAATAGGTTTAATAAATCCCCACTGCACCACCACAGGCTGCAGGGATTTCACGATCAAGACCGATTATTGTACTGCAGCTTTTAACCTATAAGGGATCCGTTATCCTTAGCGCTTTCACTTGCCACGGATCAACAACAAGATGGATTGCTTTTATTTACAGGTCATTGCTGTACCTATAACTGTTAATACTAATACTAAAATTAAGCACCCAGTAATAAATCGGAATTCGTTTTTATTTAGTACCATCTTTTTTCTTTTTGCGTTTTTCGAAAATCATTACGGCTTGACGTTCTTGAAAAGTTGTAGGTTTGTTTTCAAACATACGAGTTTTAATTTCTTTGATGCGTTCGTAATTCTGTTTTTGTTCAACTTTCTTTTTCATATGGGAAATAAAATTAAAAAATTAATACATATCATATAAAACATAATCATCATCAGCTCTTCCACTTTTAGTTAACTCTTCAATTTCTTCAGTCAAGTTTTTTACTTCATCTTCATCAAGTTTGTGCTCTTCTTTGTTTTCAAGAATTTCTTTTAAGTATTGAAATTGTAATTCTATAATGCCTCCTCCACCATCGCCACGTTGGTCATTGGTTTCTTCGTGATTAATTATTGCCTCTCCAAGATTTGAACTAAGGCTAAAGCATAATCCTTTTTCTGCGTAAATTATTTGTTTTACTCTATGTGATTTGATGCTCATGATGGTTTGTTTTTAATCGTTAATAAATTGATTTTCGTTTTCCCAAGGTTTTTCAGTTATAAAATAACCTAGTCTATTTACAAAATGAAATCCTGCTATTATTTGAAGATGTATGCCTTCTCCATTTATAACAGTCCATATGTTTCCTTGCTTATGCTGTTTTACTTTTTCAAGATCCTTTCCATGTGTGTCAAACATGCAACCATCATAACCGCTGCCTTTAGTCACTTCATTTTTGATGGGCTTATAAATTTCAAAAAAATTATCCATTGAGATTTCTAATGGATTAATGTTGGTTTCTTTTTTCATGTGATGGTTTATTAGTTTGTGTATAAGACGAGACTCGAACTCGTACCCCTGAGTAATATTTCTATTATAATGCTATACCAGTTTAGCTACTTACACAAATAAAAAACTCCCTATTTAAAGAGAGTTTTTTAGCAAATTTATTTCGATCTATATATTCTATTGTAGACTGATGTGCGGGCTAAGCATCCGCGCGATACAACGTAAAGGTTCCACGGCAATTTCGGTGAAACAATGTATGATGTTCATGACGGTAATGCGATTGCAGTCTACCAATCCACTCCGTCCGGGTTGTCTTCAAAATAATTACCCAATATACCGGAAGTATAAAGGCAGCTATTAAGAAGAATATTGTTGGTTGGTTCATAAAGAAACAAAGTTAGTTAAATTATTTTTAATTAAAAAAATGGAAGCTTACAGGTAGGATACGCGTGATCGGGCGACCCTCTACTGGCGATGTCAAGATATTATCTCAAACCTGTCTTTTTTGCTGTGCCTTCGCTCCATGTTTTTAGTGACTGTTTTGGTGTCGGTTAATTCTCCTGATTACTTAGTTTGAAACATAACAAACCCTACATTGGGAACGTATCTCATTGTAGATGATTTAGAAGCCCAAGCAGCATAATCCAATTTACCTTTAAATAATTTGTACAAAGCGATGAAAATCATGGTTTGGGGGTTTTAAGTTAATGTTAGTTATATTTATGTGGATTATTAGGCACCACAATTAAATCCTTTGTAGCCTGTAATGTAAGGTTAAATTTGTTACTTATTTCTTCAATTGAGTGTACAGTGTCGGTTTCAAAGTCGATGCCTTGAATTTCTCCTCGGATGACGTATCTACCTTTCGATTTAACTAATGCAGTTATTTTAAATCCTTTCATTTCCGTGGCTTTAATTGATGAATATATAGGGCATCGTCGCTAGGGGATTGATATATCAAAACTGTGTCCGGTTTATCCGGTTCATCGGATACCCAACACATAAACTCTTCAGGAAGATAAAGCGTCGGTTGATTCTCCTGCTTCTGACGTTTTTTACCAGCTTCGAATCCACCAATCCATAGGCAGATCATTGCGAAAATTAATAGTAGAATTCTCATATGTTTATTGCTTTTTGAATGGCATAATTGCCGTAATTAACTAGGACATCTGATATTTTTTGAGGATCTCCCTCCTCGATTGCAGATTTTAACATTTGGAGAGCTTGTATCATTCTAGGGGCAGCAGCGATTAGTGCTGCGTTAGCTTTAGCCTCTTTAATACACTCTGGGTGTATGCTGAGTCCATTTGAGGGTAGGCTACAAATGTGGTCGGTTATATATCCTGAATCGTCCTTTGATACTACTTCTATAGTTTCAATATTGGACTCTCCAATTTCCCAGTTACCGGAAGTGAATAATGTTTTCATGTGTGATGGGTTTAAGTAGTGATAGATTCCGAAATGTGTCCTTAGTTGTTTTGAATTGTTTCTAAGTTAGGGGCTTTAAATGTTAAAATCTGAGGCAATAGTAAGCGGTCGGATTCTCCTGATAGCTCTCTTTAGTTATATAGTGTTATAAGAGCTAGTATATAGGTTACAACCCTTCCCTAAAGTTTAGAGATTCAGTTGTATGTTTCACCTGTGCCCTCAATTGTATTAAGCTAGGGGCTTTTTACATTATGTTAAATAGGTCAATGTCTACCTACCACCTTGATTTACAATAACATATAAAACAATTTCCCCCTATTTTAATTAATTATTATGTTAAATAGAAAACTTTCTTGCCCGAAAACAAAGGAAAGTCTACTTAACATAATGTAGGAAGAGCTTAAAATCAATAAGTTATAAGACAATTTGATAGAACTAGGGGGTGAGTGAATAAGAAAGAGAGAAGGATAACCAAAGTTGATAGAGGTGAGGGAACATTAAAAACAGAGAAGGATAAAATCATTTAAAGATTTAAAGGGAACAATGAAAAAGATTCAATATCAATTCGTTAGAAAGAAAAACTGGGGGTTGTTGCCCCCAGCTCTCATAATAAAGTAAGCGGTATCAATTAAGTAAAAGCCCCCAGACTCGGGGGCACGCTGTTTCATCCAAGGGACTACTGTGCATTTACAGCAGGCAAGTCTTTCATGTTGACCTTACCTCCAATTAAAATCTCCGCGGTTTCTCTACCGTGCTGCTCCACAAGTGATTGAATCTGAGCAGCTACTGTATCGTCTACCACGAAGGTCAGCTTGTTGTCTTTGTCTTTAGCTTCACGTAACTCTGCTGTTTTACCGGCAAAGCGTGGAGTAAAGTACAAGGGCTTCTTACTGTCTTTGTCCTCGATATAAAATGTTCCTTTGCTTTCTTTGTACGCTTTAAGTGTGGCTTCGTCGCCAATAACTTCATATACAAATACTAATGTACCAGTAACGCGTTTACGATACTGTCTTACGAAAATGATTCCTAACTTTTTCATGGTGGATTTTGTTTAGATTGTTTATATTTATAATTATTTGGTTGCAATTAGGGGTGAGTGAATGGATTTGAGCGAGGGGTAATCGATACTAATTGAGTATTCGTCGAAGAATAGTATAGTAAAACACGGGGTTTTATAGCACTTATACTCAATTCGTCGAAATCAGATAAGCAGGACAGCACCCCTTCGAGGGCACTGCCGGCTAACCTGTTTCCCATCACAAGGAAATATTATCTGCTTTGCTGTCTGTAATGCATAGCATTGTCATGCTTGTGCTTATTCTCAGACCATAAAGCTCTCCATACCGATAGTAGGATTATATCTCCAATCGTTCCGATGCCTCCCCAGTTTAAGAGATGATCGTTATGGTTTACGGAACCGAACACTATGCTCAGTACTCCGATTAATGTGATTACGATGGCACCAATAAGTGTCATAATGTGAAGACTTGTTTTCATGTGATGTGATTTTAAATTGTTAAAAATAACGGGCTTGACGTACCCGCTGTGTCCCTCCTGACAGGGAACGAATGGCAACTCCTACATTGAACCATTAAGGTTGGGAGGCTTGTAGCTGTACACGCTACCCTGTGCGAGGAACTAAATCCCAAGTACACTATATTCTTGTGCCTCCCAATTTGTTAAGTCTCAGCTACCTTAACCATACCTTCGTTGGTAAGTTTAAATAGTATGCCGTTCACCATGTCCTTGAACATGTTGGGCTCGGTTTCTTTTAGAATAAGTTCAGGTGCTGCTTCCCGTGGGCTATACACTTGTGCTACTCTTTTTGTTTTGTTACTGTCTTTGCGGATGCTCACTATCTTTAGTGCGCCTTCCAATAATAGTTTTGTAATCATGTGATGGGTTTTAATTTATATTTAGATGAGATAAGGGGTGAGTGAGCTGGGTTGGCGAGGGGCTAAAGGGTACTATACAATGAAGTAGAACAGGTGCTTTATAATCTCTCGCTGTATCCTTAGCGATCAATCAACCGTAAGTCACAGGACCTGACCCACCTATTCTCGTTTCTTTCCCCCGGTTAAGAGATTTTCTCTGGCAAAAAAAAGAAGGCTCTTTTAAACTTTCTCCTAATACACAGGATTTTACTTTTAGATTGATAGGGGGTGAGTCCAATTCCCATCGTGTGCCGGGGGTCTTGAGGGGGGAGGTAACGACAGCCCCTAGTCCATACAACTTTTTAAAACCCAAAAAAATTGGGGGGTATATTTTTATTTTAAAAAAGTAATTAAGAAAGATTATTAATTATATTTGTGGAATGCAAAAAGGAAGTTTAGTAAAAACAGTTGAGTGTTTTGAAGATGTTAGAAAAGTATGGGGATTAAATTATCCGGTGAAAGGAGAAATTCTTACAATAAGAGATATTTATCAACATCCAAATAAAGACATGACAAAACTAGGAATTGTTTTATTATTGTTTGAAGAAAAACCAACTTTAGTAGGTATTTGTGATAAGCAAGCAAATGGAAAAGTAAATTTTATCGAAGTGCTGCCACCTATAAATTTAGAAAAAGAATTAGAAATAAACGTATGCAAACATTTATTGGAGATATAATAGCGCGGTTTAATTTGTTAAAGGAAGATATAATTAAAGAAAGTCTTTTAGAACATCATAAACTAGAACCTACAGAAGAAAATTTAAAAAGAGTAACACGAATTGTTACAGAAAATTTACCTGAGATAGAGGATTATTATTTGGATTCAAGTGATATAACTAACTGGGGAAATCTTGACAATAAAAAATTTGTAGCCTCTTTTAAAGTTTCATTTAAAGAATTCTCCCTACACTTAGAAGCAAACACTCCTGTTCAAAACTCAAAACATAAAAATGAAAGAATTTTTTGAAATAATACATCAGCACCCTTTAATCGCTTTTTGTCTAGGGGTATTCATTCTTACTGCATTAGATAAAATAACAGATGCCTTAATTGTAATCTTCAAGAAAAAATAATGGAAAAATACTACACCCCTAGGTTAGAAGACCTTCATATAGGGTTCGAGTGTGAAGAGTGGATTGAAAGTTATCCTGAAGGTTTTTGGTCTGATGTTTCGGAACCAATAGATAAAGACAAGCTTGAAAAAATTCTAGGATACTGTGAGCGAGATGAAGAATACTTAAAACAAAACTATCGAGTTAAGCATCTTGATAAAGAAGATTTTGAATCTCTTCAATGGAAATTAATTTCTGAAGAAATAAAAACTTATTCTCACTGGTGTGTATTTAAAAAACAAGGAGTTGAAATAAGTGTTCAGCTTAAAAATGTAAATAAAAAATATCCAAATCATTTAAACTTTAGAGGAGATAATAATACTTTCTTCGGTAATTTTAAAATCCTAATTAGAAATAAATCAGAACTAAAAACCTTACTTAATCAACTTGAGAATGTCAGAAAATAAATATTACACTCCTACCATAGAAGAATTTCACATAGGCTTTGAATATGAAATTTTAGATCCAAAACAGGAATGGATAAAACAAACATGGAGAATACACAATTTCTCAGAAGGTAGATTTAAAGCTAATCTTGAAGTTTATAATAGTGTCAGAGCAAAATGCCTTGACAAAGAAGACATTGAAAGTTTAGGCTGGAAGGAAATTGAACCTTACGGTTACAGTTTTAAAGATAAATTCTTTTTAAAAACAGGAAAAATAAAAGATGAATCTGGAGTTAATAGGTTTACAAATATTAATAATGGTAGCTTTCCTGTATTTATAGGAAATGCTAACAACAAATCAGAATTTAAAAAATTAATGATTCAACTCGGTATAAAATGAGTAAAGAAAAAAATCCTCTTGATATAAGAGACACAGGCTTTCCGGATTATCCTTCAAAGCCTACAGAATTCTTTATGATGAAACATCCTGACCACATGCTACCGGTAAAAGGAATCCGCATCAATAAAGAAGATGCCGATCCGGAGATCTTCACCATATCAACAGACGAACTGGACCATCTACACAAGACTGTACTTCTGCCCTACAAAAATAACATGGACGATCCCACTTGGATAAAAGCCTTCAAGCGGTATAACGAAGTAAGCCGTCAGGGAAAGTTACCGCTTAGCTTAGAGTGCCGAGGTTGTTATGTTAAAGTATTCACTTACATTAAAAGTTTATTTGAAGATGGCAAAAGAGATTAAACCAATTAACAAAATAATTCCACTAATCATCTACCCTTTTGATGTGATGATTTCCATTAACGAAAATTATGATCAGTTCGCTGATGCCGTAATGAAAAGATGGGACAGGGAAATTCTTAATGACTTTAAAAAAAAGGAAGCTATGTTACGCAAAGGTGGGCTAGGGGTTACTGCTTTGTTCACTTCAGAATCACACCGAGCTTGTATGATAAAGATAGGTGAGTTTACAAAAGATCCTCAGTCACACGGTACACTTGCACATGAAATTTTTCATGCTGTAGAATTTGTACTTCGAATTTGCGGAATGAAAGTATCGAGCACATCACATGAAGCGTATGCGTATTTAGTTGGTTATATCACTGAGGAAATTTATAAAGAACTATGAGTAAAAAACCAAAGAAAATTGTAAAGTTAATTGAATGGTTAAACACAGGAATATTTCCAGCCACAGTAATGTTCAGTATGAATTTTACTTATGAAGAATTAAATAAGGAGTTGAAAAAGAAGCGCGCCGATGATTGGATATTAGGTATAAGTGGATCTGAAAATAAAGAATTAATAAATGGAGGCTGGGTTGCACTACGCCGTGATATTGAAAATACCAAAACTAATAAAACAAAAACTTTATTTTATATTTCATTGAATACCCAATTTGATTTTTCTGATTATGACTACTGTCGGTTAGCACATGAGATTCTACACATCACACAATTTATGCTGAAGGATTTTCTTGATCGCGATAGAGAGTTTGAATGTGAAGCTTATTTACATACACATATTATGCAGCAGTGTTTAAAAAGCATTCGTGGTTAATAAAAAAGCTCCACATTTCTGTAGAGCTTTCTTTAATCCTATGACCAAAGACAAAGGATATATTGTTCCAACGGTATTACTCTTTTTTCTTATCTTTTTCCAAATTTTCTAAAAATTTTACGTGATTATTTACCGTAAAATCTATAGATTTTTTTTGATCTATCATTTGAAAAATAGATAAAGGCTTTACTATCGAAGTAGTTTGACCTTGTCCAAATACATGAGGAGATACTCCTGCATCAAGAAAATAAAACTCAGCCCATCTGGACTCTCCTCCAAAAGATTCTAAAAATCTTTTTACTAATTTGTCCCTCACATCTTCTGATGGAGAATACTCGATCTTAATGACCGGTTGATTGTCGTTATCGACATCAATTGTTACTTTTGATTTCATCGCTATGTGTTTTTTATTGCAGGGCTAAATTGCTCACCGCACTACAAAGATAACACTTATTTTGAAAAAGCAAAAAGCCCCTACTATTATTCGGGGCTAATTGTTTACGCTGCTAAACGTTCTCTGCGTTTAGAAGTGCGGCATGCGTTTCTGTAATCAGAAAGGCTAACCACTTTTGCTTTGTTGTCTTTTATCTTTTCGTATTTCTATTTCCTATAACTACCACACCCTGTCAAAACCGGTCGAGCCCATAGTTTGTGCCTTGTGCAAAACAAGGACTAATAAACAATCAGGTAACTACGCCACAACTGCTATTTGTGGACCCGGAGGGATTCGAACCCTCGTCCAAAAGCGCTGTTAAAGAACGTCAAACAAAATACAGAACAAATGTAATAAAAATTGTGTTACTTTTGTATAATGCCACAACTAACGTTTAACATCACTACTCCAAGCACCACTACATTAATAACCGGTGGTGAAACTGCAGGATCAAGCATATCCAGAATTTCTATTTGTAATACCAGTGGAATTGCAGTTACTTTTAGTTTGGTTAAAACATTAGGTACTCAGTCCTGCATGCAATTAAACGGTATTACATTACAAGCAAATCAATCTTTCATTTATGAAAATTTATTTTTACCTCCATCTTGGAACTTGAATTTAGTTGCAAGTGGTTCTTTGGATATAGATGTTTTATACACCAATCCTCTTAAAACTCCGTGGTAATAGAAAGAGCTTATATTGTATTAGCTGATGGTAAAATCCAACCCTATATGTTGGAACCTATACCGGAACCAGTAGTTCCTTCTTCTATAACGGTAACTCTTGTCGCACAAACAAATATACCTGCTTTCTATGTTGTAACCTCAAAAGGTTATCTCGCCGACACCACTGATTATAATACAAGAAATATTATTGTTGGATTTTCGAATGCTGCAGCATTATCTGGTTTCGAAGTAAAGGTGATAGGATCAGGGACCATTACAAATCCGGCATGGTCATGGACTAAAGGTGATAAAATATTTTTAAATGGTGCAGGTAATGTTTCTAATATACCTCCAGCATCAACTTACTCCGTTATCTTAGGAACAGCAACTGCTCCAGATACTATTGATGTAAATATACAACCTTCTATACTTCTTTAATTCTTCTCAACCTCCAATAAAAAGAACGCTGTCCTGTCTTCTTATCAATATAAAAACACTTATCGTACTCTTCACCAAGTGGACCCAAAATACCTCTGGTGAAAACTGTGTTAACAACTTGCCTCTCGTGTTTTAAAAAATCACTAAGCTCCTTCAGACCGCGGTTTCTCCTGATAACTTTTTTGGTTTCCCACCATTCCACAGACTTTTCAGGAGTGATGTCACCGACTGTTAAGCCTTCGAGTCCATTAACTGTTATATGCCACTTCATATTGTAGCAAAATTAAAATAAAAACCCCCGGCGTATACCGAGGGTTAATAAGTTTAGTGATAACTAAACTAATCTTTCCAAGTTAAAGCTTTCACAGCCCACATCTGAGCGTCCTGAGCTTGAGTAATCGCTATACTAGCTAAACGTTTTTGTTCCTGTGTGGTGGTTGGTTTATTTCTTAACTCATCCATTTGATCAATGATGTTGGCATATCCTATTTTACATCGATCAACAGAACTCTCTCCGGATGGATTGAAACCTAAGCCAACTGCTTTTTGTCCGTAAGTTAATTTCTGTTCTGGTTTTTGATTTGGTGCTGCATTGCCTTCTCCTGTGTTCATTTTATTTACTCGGTTCCCTACGTACCGAAAGGTTTTGGTTATTTTTTATCCGCTATTTGTTTCTCAAGCTTTTTAATTTTACGTTTATAAAACCAAGAAGTTATCTTGTAAGTTAAAAACGCGGTTACAAGTACTGTTAAAGTAAAGTGCAACCAAACCAATGTCTCCATCTATTTAGTTAAATTTTTAAACCAAGTCTTAATGTTATTACCAATTTTGGTAAAAAACACATTGTACCTTGTACCAACTATAATACCGATTATTAAAACGATTAAATATCCCATTTGATTTATTGTGGTTGCCTGTACACCATAAGGTTTTTAGTTATTTAAGAATCCCATAAAGTTCATTCTCGCGCATGATCAAGTATGTTTTGCCTTCAATTAACACAGCATTGCCTGAGTTCATACTAAAGAAAACAACATCACCTACCTTCACACTCATAGGCATAACACCTGTTACAGTGGCACCTGCAACAGATTGATCCAAACTTCTTCCCGGACCAACTACTACAACTTTTCCTTTAGGTTGTATTTGTTTTTGAGCAGAGTCTGGAATAATTATTCCACCTGCAGTTTTTTCTTCAACGATAGGCTCAATAAGAACACGATCGGCAAATAAGGTTACTTTTAATTCTTTCTCTTTCATTTTTTTTACTTTAAAGCATCAACAATAGCACAGAATAACATGTCTTTTTTCTTTTGGTATTCCGGCAACTCATCAAAAGGAACAATGCACGGATGTGTTTTTTTGTCACCATCTTTTAATTTACCATACACCCAACCAGTATCAACTTTTTCTTTCATCCATGAATTATGCTGAGCATCATGTCCGGAATTTGGATTATCTAATCTAAAAATAACACCTTTGATTGCAGAATCTTGCTACCAAGGTTCAGCTTCTATCCAAGGTTTTTGAGGTTCCCCATGCAGTTCACACCATTTTCTATTAGCTTCATGGCAAACCATTGCTATAGATTTAATATCTGCTTCCGATATATGGTAATCCTTCTTTTCTACCCATTGATAAGTTGGTCCTTCAATAATTTTACCCCAATGATCTTTTATCTTTTCATCTGTTGATGGAATTTTGTAAAGACCTTTTTCATAAGGTATTCCATCTGATTTTTGATGGACTATTGTTTTAGTTACTAACATTTATATAAACGACTACCTATACGTCGAGAGGTTTTAAGTTAATTGTGTTCTAGCTCCTGTTCTCTTTGTAAATTAAATTCTGATGCAGCCTCCGCTGGTGTTAAACCTGAATTAAAAGATTCAAGTATTTCATCATAATGTTTATTATTCAAATCTTTTAAAGAGGTTATTTTTAATCCATGATTAGGACACTGTTTCAAAAAATCTTCTGTCCATGTTTCATAATTAATTTTTTGTTGCCTTCTTTTCATAATCATAAGGCATGCAAAAATTATACAAAAAGCCACTACAGGAATCAAATACAAAATGTTTTGCTGATAGGGTTTTATTGTAAGCAAAGTTTGTGTCATAAAATTTCAATGTTGTGTTCGTTTTTTAAATAACGCAGTGCACGTAAATATAACACTGGTCTACTGATTTCTTTTTCATTAAGTTCATATTGTCTTTGTAAACAATGAACGCTTAAATTACGAAGCATAGCTATCGTTTTATCACGATCATTAACAGCATCACCAATTTTTTTTAATAGCATCGATGACAATTCTACACTTATTGTGCAGGCATCAAATATTATTCCTTTGTCCGTTTTCACTTTATAATAATTTCTCTTTTATTATTTGAGCAACAATCAGGATCAGCTGAAAAACCATACCACTTCAAGTACCATTTATCATAAAAAGTTTGTCTAAGTGCAAAGTTTTGTTTTGAATATCGAACCTCAGATTTCCACATTTTACCTTCGTAAACACCACTTGGTTGGCTGTGAGAATAGTTCATTAAAGCATTAAACGTTTTCTGAGACATGATTGCATATTCATCCGTAATCTCAATAAACTTAGTATCAGGTTGATTCCATGCTTTAGATAAAGGATGAGTCATTGGTGGAATAGTATTACTAGAAATTTGAGGTAAAATTTCTATCCAATCCTTGAAATCTCTTTGTTCAGCATTTGCCATTTAACTCTTTAAATATTCGGTTAATAATAATCCCAACTGGCGCGCGCATACACACCAAATTACTGACTGTATTATAAAAACAGTTAGGAAATAAGGAAATGAAGTTAAGTAAGGTGAAGTGTAAGTCTTGTGTATAACAAGTGCTATAAATCCCATAAACATAAACATCACAGCAACGACAAAAATATATTTACGCATAATTTTATTTTTTTTAATCTCCTCCACTTCCACCTGCGTCTCCTCCATCACTTCCAGAATCAGAACCACTATTACTTTCTGAAGACGAATTACTTTCAGTATCTGGTGCAGCATCTCCCGGTTGAGAACTATTCTCATAATCACCCATTTCCGATTCAGTCATACCCTCGAAGTTTTCAGGAGTGGTGTCAATTTCTGCCTGCATCTCTTCAGAGAAATTTTCTGTTTCTACTTCCTGTTCTTCAACCGGCTTCTCAGAAGATATGGTAGAAGGAATCGTATTAGAAGGTGTCCAATTAACTGTAGTGAAGTTATTGTTAACTATAGGTGTAGTGGTGCAATAATAAGAACAACTGTTGTTAGGTTGCAATATTACATACCAAAATATAAAATCATTTAAAGGATTGTTGTCAACTGTTGTATTCGCGATCTTATATGTTTTTACGTTTAACTTTTTTTGTTTTTTATGTTGACGACACTCCGATAAGCTAAGCATCAACAATAACAGGGTTAGTAATTTTATAATTTTCATGATGGGTTTTTTAATGTTCTTTTTTCTCAAATGTTTCTGCTTTCGCATGTAAATATTCAACTATAGCTAGAACTATCGAACCTACTAAAAAGGATCCATGTAACCATAGTTGTTTATAAATTAATTCCATGGACACATCATCGGCACCTATAAATGTTTTCAACATATGTATTGATGATACACCAATAATAGCTGTTGACATTTTTACTTTTAATAAACCACTGGAAGTTTTTTCTGTTTCTTCTGAGTGAGTTTTACTAATGTAACTTGTATAGCTTCCGGTTATAATCATTTTTACAAGTCCGGCGATCATTGCCATATCCACCAAAACAAGTATGGTTAACATAGCTGAAGTTTCATTAGCTGTATCGATCTCTAATACCATGTGCCATAACTCTTTTAAATCTACCCAAGCGTAGATGCCCAGTGCTGCAATCAACCCTCCATAAAAAGGAATCAATAACCACTTACTTCCGAATAATATATTTTCAATAATTTTTTTCATAAACTATTTTTTAGATTTCATTTTCTTTTTCTGAGCTACGAACTCAGGATTTGTTAAAATTAAGTGTTCTACCTGATAAGAAAAAGTTTGCTTAGGTGTAAAACTTTTATTCAGTTCTTCAATCACCTCAACAGTTTCCTCTGAAAATCTTACACTTTTAAGCGACTTTGCCATATTATTGTTTTTTTGATTTAATAAAAATTACAGGCAGCAAAAATAACACTAATACTCCAGCTGAAAAAGCAATATCTGTAGTATGACTATTTAAAATTGGCGTAACAACATTTCCGGGTATATAGTCGCACACTCCTGATAACATCAGTTTTACACCTAATATCGCAATTACGATAAATGTTATCTTTTCGAGGAAAGGATACTTCTCAAGCAGTTTAATGAAGCCCTGAGCTACAAAACGCATGGCAAGTATACCTATGAAAACACCTACACAAATCAATCCTATTTTATCAGTAAAGGCAACTATAGCAAAGATATTATCTATAGAGAAAGTTAGGTCCATTAATTCTACAAGTACAACTGTGGTCCAGAATACACCCAATCCTGCTTTTAATCTTTTGAAAATAATGTTACCTTCTTTTTCTATTTTCTCTTCAGCTTCAGCAGCCTCCTTTTTAAAGAAAAATTTAAAAGCTAACCAGCATAGGTATGCTCCACCAAGTATTTTCAACCATAGAATTTTTATAAGCCATGATGCAAACAGTAAACACGCACCTCTCAATATATAGGCTCCTATAATACCATACTTTAAAGCTTTACTACGTTCGTTTGCAGGAAGATCCTGAACCATTGCTGCAAGTACTGCTGCATTATCCACCGATAAAAGGCTCTCGATCAAAATTAAATTTAGTATTATAAAAATACTGGCTCCGAAATCTGTTCCAAAAAGTGCTTCCATTTTATTTTTTAATTGGTTGTTTTACGTAATGATTTTTAAGTTGAGGCGCATATTCTAGTATAGCTTCTATTTGTTTTTTACCCACATTGTATCTTGTTGGTATTAAATCATGAAGCAACAATACAATTGCATGCTCACTAAGCCCTGACTTTTTTATTTTTTCAAAAGCCTCTGACACCTGAATAATTGACTGGGCAATTAGCTCAGCTGGTTCTGGATTTTCTTCGTTTGTTTTAATTTTCGGTGCCATATTAATCAATCAAATTGTGTTGTTTAGCTAACTTCAACCAGTCCGGAAACTCTCCAAATAATTTAGAATAAAGATCATTATCTGAAGCTCTGCTAAGATCAGGTAGTTGGAAAAAGTTTGCATTATCAATTAATCTTCCATCTAACGAATCAAGCTCTTTTAAAAATCTGAAAGATGCTGCACCTATACCTACGAATTGAAAGAATACACCGTGGTTAGAAATATCTCTCAATGCTTTTTTAGTTTCAGAATGATCTCCATTTTCACCATCTGTTATGAAAATAACATATACAGGGAGTTTTAATTTATTTGCTTTTTTACCAAAACCTAGTTTACTTAATAAACCACCACCTTGTGTATAATCACTTTTTATTTTCTCAATAGGAGGAGCATAATTAGTGCCACCAAAATTGTAATGACCAATTATTTCGTGATTAACAATACCTTCTACGTTTTCAACTGTAACATTGTTTTTATGTTTTTTACAACTGCTTTCAAAAAGATATAATTCGAATTCTTGATTATCGTCAAATTGCATAGCAACCGGCACAATTCTTTCCAATGTGTCCTGAACATCACCACGGCGATATAAATCATCCATCGACATGGATATATCCATACATAAAACTACTTGTGCTTTCTGATTCTCAATTCCTTTACCTTTTATAAGGTTAAAGATCATTTCCTTTCGAAGATTTAATTTATTTAAGTCTATCATACGTTTTATTTTAATTGCTGTTTTATATAGTTTAAGTTTAGCGCGTAATCTTCAATTTTGTGATAACCATTTCCTATTGCATTATGATAAAGTGTATGCACAAAAGAATGCTTTTGATATTGAATAAAAATTTTACACTCTTCATGATTTGCATTCAGAATATATTTGATCACTCGGGTATTCATCAAATACTCTTCGTTCTTAATTATTTTATCAAGACAATTTAAGTTTTTAACGAAGTAATAATTCAAATAGTTTTCTATGTTAGGATTTGCTTTTGTTCCTTTAAGCTCTGCGAAATACAAGAAGTAATGTGCCATGTGTTCAGTTAATTCGAACTTGTGTAACATATTTAATATTCTGTGTTCATGAGCTCCGGTGATGATTATATCATCTAAAAATAAACAAATCTTACCTTTAATGAAGTTAGCATCCACATAGAAGTCATCGTTTGCCATCACTGCGAATCTTTCTTCCTTATTCATTTCACCGTATTCTTCCTTATAAGAAGACCTGCGATATATTTTGCATTCCATTACAGGCTCGCAACTTTTCTTTATTAATTCGGCATTTAAAACGCGAATAAAATAATCTTTCATTGCAAAGGTGGCTGTAGGTATGTGCACAAAAGGAGATGATAAAACTACAATTCTAGTTTCTGTCCCGTGACAAAGTGAAACAATTTCTTTAAATTGTTTATTGGCAATAAATTTTTGAGCAAGCTCTGTTCCAAATTTTCTGGCTGCATCTTTACAGCCGAATTTGAACTTGCTATACTCTGTAGGATCAAATCCTAAATCGTTTTTATTAGTAAATGTATATGCTGAAAACTTATTCATGCTTTACAAAAGATCTTTAATTGTTTTTCCACTGTTGGAATTAATATGAAATGAATCCATTTTTATACGATTAGCACCAGCTATATCTGCAACCAGACTATCACCTACGTGAATTATGTCCTGCATTGTAATAGGATTATGTATTCTATAACCTATAGTTTTATTTATCAAAGCTAAAAAAGGAAGCTCTGAAGGTTTAGATGCATTTATTTCATCCGAATAAATTTGAAAATCTATAAGGTTGTGTAAATCATTTTTAAGTAAACCCATTCGTAAAGTGGACCCTCTTAGAAAAGCTGTATTAGAAAGTATTGATATGCTACAACCTCTTCTGTGTTTTAATTCAAACAAAGTAGGGATAGTGCTGTCATCAAATGGAGTTGCCGGGTATTGTAAGAATAATTTTTCCATCAATAAATAAATGCCTTGTATATCTCTGTAACTAAAATCATCCATTGGATAACCAAGTTTGTGTAACACCATTGTGTACATTTCAAAGGCATCTATATTATTACCGACTACTCGGTTTATCAAATCAACCAAATCATCTACTTCCTTAAAAATTAATTTAATTTGGTCAATAGTTTTTTTACCACGATTAAAATGGTCGTGGAAATGTTCGGCTCTATATTGCTTAAATCTAGGATCAGATTTAATCAAGGTCTGCCATAAATCAAAAGAGTAGTGTTTATATTGCTTCATAAAAGTTGGGTTAAAAAACCTACGACTTTTACATCGTAGGCTTTCATAACAACTAAACAGTTTTTAAATACTACGCTTTGTAACGGTTAACGTAAGTATCTAAACCAGCTTTCTCACCTGTACCTGCAGCTTCAAACTTCCAAGCACCATTATGACGGTAAAGACGACCGAACATGACAGCAGTTTCTGAAGAAAAATCTTCCGATAAATCGTATTTAAGAACTTCGGCTTTTGTTTCAGTATCAAAAATACGAGCGAACGCATTTTTAACCTGACCAAAGTTTTGTTTACGGGCATCGGCTTGGTAAATGTTTACAATCACATTAATTGAATCAACATCTTCCGGAACTTTTTCTAAGTCCACTTCAATTACTTCATCATCACCATCACCAGCTCCTGTAAGATTATCTCCTTTATGAGTAACTGAACCACAAGGTGATTTCAAGTTATTAAAGAAAACAAAGTTTTTATCATTAATCAACTTACCGTTTTTGTCAAGCATAAAAACACTAGCATCTAAATCGAATGCTGGTGCATTTGCTCCACTAACATCCCATCCTAAACCGATAGATGCTTTTTTTAAGCTTGGCGCTTCTTTTGATAGATCAATTTTTTGACCTTTTTCTAAACTAATTGTTGTGCTCATTTTTTTGTTGGTTTTAATTAAACATGTTACAAAACTACGAAATAATACATCACACTACACTGTAATACTAAAAACTTATTAACAATCTGAAAAATCAAAAGTGAATAACTATCGAATCAGGAAGATAATGAACGGGCTATTTTTCTTTTGTCACTTTTGCGTCTGGTCCGAACACCTCCTGATTTCGGCAGTGAGTTCAATTTTTTCAAAGCTTTTTCGATGCGTTGGACTGTTATGCGTTTTGATTTTTTGGTGTGGCTTTTTTTCTTGCTTGCCTTTTTGGGTTTTTGTTTTTTCGGCTTAGCTCTTTTTACCATGCTTACTGTTAACTGTATGTTGTAAGTAGGCTTTAATTTGTTTATGTGTTCTTGCTCGACTCTGTATAACGCATTTCTGTGCAAATTTTTTTCTTTCGATTCCCAAATTATTTCAAAGAAAAAAGAGGATGTACCATAAATCAGGTACTCTTCTTGCATTTTATAATTTCCATGCAGTCTGTTTTTCAATTCAAACAAATGGCACTTCCACCTTTTTTTTAATATCAATAGAACTTCCAATGTAAAACTTACCAGTAACTCGATTTGTTATCTTGTAAATTCCAACTATGGCATTAGGATCTTTATTTTTATATAATTCTCTTAAAAAATCACTATGTGCTTTACTTTTACCTCTCATAATCTTTAATCGCTTATGGTGAATCGTTTCCTGAATTGCATAGTGAGATTACCTAGAAACTATTGAGAAATAGCTTCTATTGGCATCTCACCACCGGTAACTCGCTTGCGGAGCCATCGTACCTTCGGCGCAATTTAAGTGGACATGCAAGCCCTTAAACATGCAATCAGACTGCGAATAGTTGCACCTATCCCTGTACTTACGGCTCATTGCTTTGTGCCACCGTTGCGCTTTGTACAGCACCTCCTTGTAACGCATTTAATAATTTACGCAAGTGCCAATTGAACGCGTCCATAAATTACTATAAAAGAAAAAACCTAACCGTAGGAAATAGGTGTTTCTTGGAAGGACACCACAGTTAGGTTAGGTTTTTATGATGAGCGAGTCATCAATATTTTTTATCACCTATTACATACTGTTTATTGTATCCTTCCGAGTACAAAAATATAAACTAATTTTTAATTTTCCAAATTTGGATTATTGGTTAAAATTTGCTATATTAAATAAAACTCCTACAAATGGGCTTAGGCAATACCAATTCATATGGTAATAAGAAATCCAATTTCAATTACCAAAAAAGAAATTTACAGATTCAGGGTTTGATTCTGGCTGCTACTATAGCTGGTGGTGGAGGTGGTGCGGGTAATCCTGAAGTACCATCAACAATCATCCGAGCAACAGGTCCGGGTGTTACTCCTGCTAATTTAAAATCAGTTTCAGTTTATAATGCAGGTGGTGCAAATGGTGTTTTTAATGGTGGCATTATAAAATCAGGAGAACAATTTAGTTTTTCTGCTCAGGATGGTACTTTATTTCTTAATCCTATTTCATATGATGGTACAGGAACTGAATTAGCAATAACTTATATTATTTAGTATGTCAACAGGAACAGATATAAAATTATTACTTTCAACAGATATTCATAATGCTTTGGAGAATGCTAATTCGCCAAACGCTAGTAATTATTTTATAACTATAAATGATGTATTTGTTTTTTCAGTTAAAGTATCACTAACTGCAGCTCAAATAAGAACAGGGAATAGTTCTCCAATTATGATTGCACCAACTCCCGGAATAGGTTATGCTTTAGAATCTATTTCAGGATCTATAAAATATAAATATAATTCAGTTGTATTTAGTTCTGTAGGACTTTTTATCAGTTCTAGCTCTATTAGTCAAGTACAATTAGGGACAGCGGATGGGTATTTGAATCAGAATAAAAGTAGATTTTATAGGTTGATACCTCTTGAAGATCAAGGAAATTCCATGATAGAAAATCAAGGATTATATGTGAGTACAGATGTTGATTCTGTGGCAGGCGATGGTACTGCAGATGTATATGTGATGTATAGAAAAATCAAGTTATAAAAATAAATGTCAACAGGAACAGATATAAAACAACTGTTAAAAACAAATATTTATCAGGCACTTACGCATGCTAATTCGCCAAGTGTTTCAAATCCTTTTGTCACCAATAATGATGTAACACCAGTAATAACAGACGTAACAGCCTTAAAAAACAATGAATACAAGATTACGTATTATACAGTTGTATCTGGAACAACAGGAACAATATCGCCTCCAACAGGAGCAACATTTAATGCTGATGAATTCGGAGCGAGTGGAAATTGCATCTTATCCAAAATTGACGGCTCTAATAAACCGATTTATGTTAGCCCTACAACAGCTGGAGGAGCGTTGGTTACGGCGAGTTTAAATACGACTACAGGAACTTGGAGCACTTCGGGAACATATACAGATGCAAGTGTGGCTTTGATTTACTCTATAGAAATAAAAGCTATAGATTATCATAATTTAAGTTATTTTAATATAATTGAAACTGTAGCTATAACGTCTATAAATGGAATTGTTGCTGGTGGAGATTTAACGGGTACTTATCCTAATCCTACGTTAGGTACAAGTGGTGTTAGTGCTGGTAGTTACGGTAGTGCTACACAAGTGCCAACATACACTGTTGATGCAAAGGGTAGATTGACATCCGCATCTAATACTACAATTTCAGGTGTTGTACCGGGAGGATCTGCAGGCGGAGATTTAATAGGAACGTATCCAAACCCTACATTAGCAACAACAGCTGTAACACCCGGCAGTTATACGAATGCAAATATTACTGTAGATGCAAAAGGCAGGATTACTTTAGCAGCAAATGGTAGTTCGGGTACAGTGACAAGCGTTAGTGGAACGGCTAATAGAGTAACATCAACAGGGGGTTCCACTCCTGTGATAGATATTTCAAATGCTTATGTAGGTCAAACGTCTATTACAACTTTAGGAACAGTTATTATTGGCACAATAGGTACAGGTGCTGTTTTAGGAGGAGTTACCGTAACACTTGGTTCTGATGCTACTGGGGACGTATATTATAGAAATGCGGGAGGAGTTTTAACAAGACTTCCAATAGGAACTGCTGGGCAAGTTTTAACTGTTGCTGGAGGAATTATATCTTGGGCAACTCCTTCTCCGGGAGGAGTAACAAGTTTTAATACACGCACCGGAGCCATTACACTTTCTTCAGGAGATGTAACAACAGCACTAGGGTTTACTCCTGAAAATGTTGCTAATAAAGTAACAGATTTATCTACTAATGATAATACACATTATCCAAGTACACAAGCTGTACAAACAGCTATTAATAATGCTGTAGCAGGTGTAAATCCTGCGGTATCAGTTAAGGCTGCAACTACTTTAGCGTCTGATACAAGTGGATTAACATATAACAATGGTGCAAGTGGTATTGGAGCAACTTTTACAGGCACTATAAATACACCATTTACTTGTGATGGAGTTACTTTCACCGCATTAAATCAAAGAGTATTAATTAAAAATGACACACAAAGTCCTAGCGGTGCTTTTAATGGAATTTATTATGTAACTCAGTTACAGACAGGGTTATTACCACCTATATTAACTAGAGCATTAGACTATGATCAGCCAAGTGATATAAACAACACAGGTTCGATACCTGTTATTAGTGGAACTGCAAATGCAAATACAAGTTGGGTAATTACTACAACGGTAACTACAGTTGGAACTGACCCTTTATCATATACTCAATTTACATTAGCGCCATCAACATTAGTTACATTAACAGGAACTCAAGATGTAACCAATAAAACATTTGATACTACAAGCAATTTTCCTACTTATTGTTTTCCTCCAATAGTTTCTGGAGATAAAAGATGGTCTTTAAAAAACACGCAAACTACAAGTTCTGGTTTTGGTGGATTAATTTATTTTACTCCTTATTTTGTAGGAAACAAACATACTGTTACAAAGATTGGTATAAATGTTACAGTAGCTTCAGCGGCAACTAATTTAAAATTTGCTTTATATGCTTTTGGTGGGGGTACTACTGGCCCAACTGGAGCCCCTTTAGATTTTAGTGGAGATATAAGTACAGCTACAACAGGATTAAAAGAATATACATTTAGCAGTCCTTTGGTTTTGACTGGAAACGTATACGTTATGGCTATTCAATGTTCATCAGCTATAACTATTGAATATATTACCGCATCTCCTATGTGGCTACCAGTTAATAGTCAACAAGGATGGCAATTTACTCAAGCTTATGGAAGTTTTCCTACTTCACCAGCAGTTGCACCTTCTACTACACCCCCTAATATGTATATGATACCACAATAATGGCAACAAACGAAACATATAAAAGAAAAGTAAACGAACAAGGAAATTTCATTTTTGATGAAAAAGGTGACCCTGTTATGGAACTAGTTTCTTCTATTGAGGTTCCTGATGCTACATTATCTCCAAATTGGACAAAATTAAAATCAGATTTACTTACAAACCCTGATTTATCTATTTTATTACCAAATACAAGTCCACAAGGTTTTACAGTTTTTACTACTTTTTTATCCGATGGACAGAACGGGCATTCAGATCAAAGAAATTTCCCTGAATATTTTAGTTACATGGGACTTACACTAACAAATGAACAAAAAACAGCGATAAATACAATATTAACTAATAACAATTTTACTGTTCAATTAACTTAATTATTAAAAATATAAAGTGAAAAAGATATGGCACAAGGTGGAGATAGAATAGTAACGTGGAGTAATTTAATAAAAGCAGGCTCTTTACTGGTTGCTATTGTTGTTGGTTTCTGGCATTTAGAAAATGAAATTAAGGATATAGTTACAAAAACAATTGATCAAAGGCTTGAGTCTTGGATAGAAAAAACAAATGGTTTATCTAAGGATGTAATTTCTTTACAACTTCTTTGTAATAAAAATCTATCATACATTAAGTCAAATAATTATGAAATGAAATATCATGAAGAGGTCGTGAGAACACTTTATCGAAATTTAAACAATAAATTTCCCATCGATTTTATAAAACCGGATGAATTAAGATTCGACGATTACAGAGAAGAAAAAAACAATTAAAACATATATACAATGGAACTAATCGACATAAACTTTTTATATAAAAGTGGTGCAGTTGCAAAAACAATTGAAGATAAAGACGTTTTTTTATTAGGTCGTCCTAATCCACAAAGAGGAGATGGTTATCTTGTGATGCTTATAAATCAAGAGGATCTTATAACAGATATAGTTTCAAAAGTTCCTGTTCCAACACCACCCCCAGCACAGTTACCTTATAAAGTTTTCACCGCAAAACTATCACAAACAGGAACTAATGCACCGGTTGCAAAAGTTTTACAAGACACAATTGGGGTTGATAATTTTACCTATGGGGGCAGTGGTGATTATCTTTTAAATTTTAAGGCAGGCGTATCTATAGATGATAATAAAACTTTTATTATAGGAAATCAATGTGTTTCTAATCTCAGCGGTGTTTATCATGGAGATGTTACTTACAGAAATCTAAATACACAAATAGAAATATTTACTACAAATTCTTCAGGATCTTCCGCAGATGGAATATTGACAAACAACTCATCATTTGCTTTTTATTATTTAGAAATAAGAGTTTACCCTTAAAATTAAAATATGATTATAGATATTTCTCAAAATAATGGCACTATAGATTGGAGCAAAGTAAAAGAAATTGCGAATTTAGAAGCCGTAGTTGTTAAAGTAAGCGAAGGAGTTCAATGTCCAGATCGCTCTGCTAAAATTGATGCAGCAGGTGTGAAATCTATTGGAAAACCTTTACACTATTATCACTTTGCTACATTAAATAATACAGACGTTTTTTCGGATGCAAAAGCTGAAGCTACTGAATTAGTGGGTTTGTTAAAGAGCCTACCATCTCCTGATGGTTATGTTTGGTTAGATATGGAGGAAGAGAAAATTCCATTATCTCCTGTGCAGGTTCAATTATGGGCAAATAGTTTTTTTGATACCATGAAAGCTGCAGGTTATACAAAGTTAGGTTTATATGGAGGCACACCTTTTTTAAACAAGGTACTTCCCCCAGACCACAATCTAGGTGTATATCCATTGTGGTCTCCGGATTACGAGCAAGTAGATCATATACCAAGAGGATGGACCAAAGCATTTTGGCATCAGTATACAGACCAAGGAAGTGTGCCCGGCATAACAGGGCATGTTGATTTGTCAACAATTGTTTAAGTGAAATTTTGATTTGTCATTCAAAATGCTTATATTAAATTAAATTAAAGAAATGATTTCAGAACTTTTTTTACCTGACTTAAAACTTATCATAGCAAAAGGAAGCTTACAGGATAAGAATGATTTTTTTGCAGCGTTGTATAAAAAACAAGAATCTTGGAATGCACCTTATGCCAACGAAACGTATTTGGGTGAGTTGAGTCCTGATAGACACACAGGTTCTATTAAGGTTCGTGATTTTCCTATGAATCCTAAAAGTTGGGTCGAGTTTGAAACATTTATTGATACAGCATATAAAACAGCATTGTTTATTGATCAGTGGAAAAACAATTTAAGTGCTGCAGATTATGCTTGTTATTTAAAACGTGCCGGTATTTATAATGGTCCACATGGTCCACTTTTAATTGCGTCAGATGGAACAGTTTTGTCACACGGTTTAATTACTCCTAATGTTTTTGCCTTTGCTTGGAATAAATATCGTGTTCCTTATGAAAGATACACTATACAAAGTGATCCTTTGTTTCCTTATATTAGAGATTTGGCAGCATTGGGCGAAGATCCTACATGTTTCCGTATGAGTAGATACGCTTTTCCAGAGTATACTTATAATAATTAAGTTTTTTTTATATTTGACGGATGGAAAGAAATGTTTTAGTTTATCTTGATCCGCAAGGAAAACCAGATGATTTTGCACAATGCCGTTCTTGTAAAATGTTTATTCAAAGTAAAGGTGTTTGTTCTTTGCTTGGAATGGGTGTAAAAATAAATGGAGGCATGTCTTGTACTCAATATGCTTTTGGAAAAGCAGATGAGACAGAATTAGCACACGTATCAAAATCATTTACACCGGAAGAAGTTGGTTTAGTAGATAGAGAAGTTCGATGTGAAAATTGTGAATTTTTTGAATCATCAGATAATGATTGTCTTCTTTTTAAAACGTTAAACATTCCGCATAAAGTGAATAAGCATGGTTGCTGCAATGCCCAAGAAGCAAGTGATAAAAAAGAATCAAGTAAAAAATTAAAAGTTGATCATTCTAAACAACTTGTAATAAAAAGAACAAGTAGCCCTTTTGGTAAATAATTTTTTTGGTGAATTAAAATTTAAAATATATCTTTGTCCCATCATGAAAGTAAAAAATTTATATAGTCTTCTATCGTTGAGTTATTCGTTACCAAGCGATGAGGGGATTACTATGAGTTAAACTTTAAAATTTTAGTTTGAACAAGTTAAACCCTCAGCGAAACACTGGGGGTTTTGCTTTTTATGCCCAGTTGGTGAAATTGGACAGAGACACGCCAGACTTAGGATCTGGTGCTTTAATGCATGAGGGTTCGAGTCCCTCACTGGGTACATAATAAAATGCGTGAGTGGTGCAGATAGGCTGAGACACAACGGACTTAAAATCCGTGCGATAAGTTCACATCGTGGGTTCGAATCCCACCTCGCGTACAAAAGGAGAGTAGGCAAATAATGGTTTGTTGCACCGCACTGCTAACGCGGCTCATGTAAAAGTGATGAGGGTTCGAGCCCCTTGCTCTCCGCAATAAGGAAGGGGTCCGAATGGACGAGGAAACTGTCTTGAAAACAGCTGGTCGTAATTGGCTTGGGGGTTCGATTCCCTTCTCTTCCGCAAAATTTAATGGGAGTATCATCACCAACGGTAAGTATTCAGTCTGTAAAACTGCTAATCTAGGTTCGATTCCTAGTACTCCCACAAAAATTTCCAACTAGTTGCAACCGGTTGGAATAAAAAAAATTATTTTTTTTTGTTTGTATATTAAAAATAAAGTTTACATTTGCAGAAGTTAAAAACTAGAAAGTGCAAAAACAAATCGTCATAACAGGAATTTGGAATATGGAGAATACCGCGGGTAAAAGAGACTGTGCGTATGGGGCTTCTGCTTTTCGTTTTAGAGATTAAAATTTAAAACATAAAAAGGTAAAGGAGCCCGGCACAAAATGTCGGGTTTTTTGTTTTAAGACGTTCTTTGATTAAAAAATAAATTAGCTGGTGTAGCTCAAGTGGCAGAGCGGGTGCCTTGTAAGCATCAGGTTGGGGCTTCGATCGCCTCCGTCAGCTCAGTGATTCGTCCCCATAAAGGCAGATATAGTACGGGGACTGCATTAGAATCCAATTTATTAATAGCGATATAGCACAATTGGTGGTGCAAGCCTCTCATGATGGCTAGGTTGACAGTTCGAGTCTGTCTATCGCCACATATGCGTCGGAAACATTGACGGTGATGTATGCAGGTTCTTTTTGAATTTGTAAGGTGTGATAATTTTACAAAGGAGATGCTTAGGAATAATCAACCTAAGTTTGAGTTGGCAAAGCAGGTTCGAGTCCTGCCTGATGCACGAGGGGAAGGTCGTTGGTTCGAATCCAACATTGCCGCTGAAAGGTGGCGATTAGCTCAGCTGGCTAGAGCAGCCCCGCGTTATTTGAAATATTGGTTGAGTGTAGTTACTACAGAAAGTCGGTGAGAAAAAGAATCTGCGAGATTTGACCCGATGAAATAGAAACTTTGAACGAAATTCAATTTTGCTCCTGTTGATTGATTTTCTAGTATGTCTTCAGAAGTTGATAAAACTTTCAGGGGTGGTACCAGATCGAAAAGCACGAAAGTTTAATTGTATTAAGAGTAGTTTAATGAGACTTTCTTAGGATATTTTTTCTGTACGGGAAAAAGAAAATATGCAAACGTACACGCGTATTCTACAAAAAACACTCAACCAAACAAATTGGTAAATAGCTCAGCCCGGTTAGAGCGCCACGCTGATAACGTGGAGATCGATGGTTCAAATCCATTTTTACCAACATTGCGGGATAGAGCAGCGGTCAGCTCGTGTGGCTCATAACCATAAGGTCGGAGGTTCGAATCCTTCTCCCGCTACCAATTCCTCCTTAGCTCAGAGGCAGAGCGCCGCCCTGTTAAGGCGAGGGTCGATGTATCGTAATCATCAGGAGGAGCAATGGCTCGTTAGGGGAGCGGAGTCCCTGCTACACTGTCACTGTAGAGACCATGGGTTCAAATCCCATACGAGCCGCATATGCACTGGTAGCTCAATTGGCAGAGCGTTGGTCTCCAAAACCAAAGGTTGTAGGATCGTTGCCTGCCCGGTGTGCAAAAAAAAGAAATGATGAAAAATAAAAAAGAAAGTGACGAACCTTTTGAGCGAATTTGCTCGGTTCGTCTAAAGGTTAGGACGTTAGGTTTTCAACCTAAAAATATGGGTTCGATGTCCCGTACCGAGTACTAAAATCGCAGGTGACGCATAAGTGGTGGTGCGCCAGCCTTCCAAGCTGGAATAGATTCGGTTCGATCCCGAATACCTGCACACATGCCGAGTTGAAAGGGAACTCACAGTGGGAGCACTGCCCCTCGGCTCCAATTGGTTCCATGGGTGAGTGGATATAACTCAAGGTCTGCAAAACCTTGTACGCTGGTTCGAATCCAGCTGGGACCTCTAGTAATGCGCTCTTAGCTCAGGTGGTTAGTAGCAGCTCACTCATAATGAGCAGGTCGGTGGTTCAAGTCCATCAGGGCGTACTGAAAATATAAATGGGTTGTCATGTTCCTTGGCTGGCGAGAATGATTTGCAATCACTCTGGAAGAGTTCGAAACTCTTACGATCCACAATATCTGCATAGCTCAGTTGGTTCAGAGCGCTTGCCTTACAAGCAAAAGGTCGTTGGTTCGAATCCAGCTGCGGATACTTAAAATAAAAACCACATGCTCCTGATTAGGAAATATAAAATAGTTTTTGCTGTTCTTCGAAAGAGGAAGGGTAGATGATTTATATTCCCTCGTGGCAAACAGGTGTAGGCAGTAGGCTTTTAATCTATAGGGTCCGGATCGTTACCGGACGGGGGAACTTTACATGAGTAAGACTAAGAATAAAAAGCTCGGTATGAATGTTAGTACCGCGAATAATAGATTAAGAAAAAAACTTCTTTTTCATTTTGCTAAACTTTTAGGTTTAGATGATTGTTACAGATGTCATAAGAAGATAAAAAACCTTGAAGAATTTTCTATAGAGCATAAAGAATCTTGGATGAGTTCTAAAAATTCTTTGGATAAATTTTTTGATTTAGATAATATTGCTTTTTCTCATTTGATTTGTAACATTAAGTTTGAACGGATTAAAACAGGAGTAAAACACCCTTCGCATAGGGCATATAACCAAGGGTGTAGATGTGATGGTTGTAAGAATGTAGAAAAAGAACGTAGAAGGAGTCAACGTCAAAATAAATAAAATTTTGGTTCTATAGCTCAACTGGATAGAGCACCAGCCTTCTAAGCTGGGGGTTCTTGGTTCGAATCCAAGTAGGATCACAAAAAAAAATAAAAATAAATTTTGTAGTGTAAAAAACTATTTATAGATTTGTCGCATGAAAAATATTACTTTACATCAATTTCCGTTTCAGTTTCGCCCGGTAGGAGCGAAGGGGAATGGTTGTATCCGGATGTAAACTAAAGTTTATCAAAGATATTCGAAGCCCCTTCTGAAAAGTTGGGGCTTTTGTTTTTTGAAATATTTCGAGATGTAGTTCAGTTGGTAGAATACGTGCTTTGGGAGCATGGGGTCGTCGGTTCGAGTCCGGTCATCTCGACTAAATTGTTGAAACGGGGTAGCGCCGTTCTTAGCGTAATCGCGTATGGTCCCATTGAGTTGGGGACAATAAGTCCATACGGTAAAGGCTGTCAAAAATGGGGAAGAGAAATCTTAGTAAGAAGGTTTACCGATGCAAGTTCGGAACAATTTAATTTGGAGCCATAGCTCAGTAGGTAGAGCAGCAGACTGAAAATCTGCCCGCACTGGTTCGATTCCAGTTGGTTCCACTTTTATTTTTTTTTTTTGAATCTAAATTATAGATTCAAAATTTATTTTTATTTTTGTACTATGAAATTATGTACAACATGTAAAATAGAAAAAGACGAAAGTGAGTTTAATAAAAATGAAAGGCAAGGAATTCAAAGTAAGTGTAGGTCTTGTAACAGTGAATATCTCAAAAATCATTATAAAAACAACCGAAAATATTACATAGATAAGACAAAAAATAGACGTAAAAGTATAAGAAAATTTATTAATTCTTTGAAATTAAAATGTGTACGATGCCCTGAAAATCATATAGCTTGTTTAGATTTTCATCATCTATCGGATAAAGATATAAACATTGCTGACCTTGTTAATTCGGGAGCATCAAAAGAAAAAATATTGCAAGAAATTTCTAAATGTGTTGTTCTTTGTTCAAATTGTCATAGAAAACTTCACTATAATGAAAGAAAAATTGTCTCATAGTGTAAAGGCAACATGTCTGGTTTTGGACCAGAAGATTACAGGTTCGACCCCTGTTGAGATAACTGGGGCTTTTCGTCTAATGGTTAGGACGCTTGCTTGTGGAGCAAGAAATTTCGGTTCGAATCCGTGATAGCCCCCAGACATATTCCAACGTCGTCTAATGGACAGGACACAGGGCTACGGACCTTGGGGTGGGAGTTCGATTCTCTCCGATGGAACTTATTATCAACAAAACATTAAAATAGTATTTTGTGTGTTAAAACTATTTTTTGACATCAAAAATATTATTATATACATTTGGACAATCTTAAACCAACAAGAATGAATTCAAATGCAAATGAGGGTGGCGAAGCTACTGCGGAACAAATCCAAAAACGTAAAGAAGATCAAAAAAATCAAAAAGCACTAATGGAAGATGCCCTTCCGTTTTTGAGAACTCAAATGGAGTATTTCGAAACACAAGCAAGAATAGATGAGGCAATTGTTCGTAGAGAACGGGCTAATATAATGCTTGCTGAAATGAAAGCTCCAAAAAAATAATAAATGGCAAAGACAAAAGTTGTAGATAAAGTTATCCAACAGGATCTTTTTGAAATTGTAAAATTTCAGATAATGCTTCATTGTCATTTGAATAATGTTATTTTAAATCAAAGTGAACTTAGTTGTCTTACACTTTTGGGTTGTGTTGGTGAGATGCAGTTAATCACATTTTGTAGATTAGCTGTTGAAAAAGAATTATATACCACACCTACTGCCGTTAACAATTGTTTAGCGCGCGTTGAAAAAAGTAAACTTTTTATTAAGAAAGGTGGTGGTAAGAAACTTATTTTTCTTAATCCGGAATTAAAAATTCAAACGAAAGGTAACATATTGTTGAACTTAAAGATTGTGAGAGTTGAAGCCCAAGAAACCAAAGGAGTTAATCAAGGAAACAGCGTTGCGGTTGAACATGCCTGAAGAGGTTGTTAGGGACATTGTGTATTTTTACTGGAAAGAAGTTAGAAAACAAATGTCTATGTTAGAAGCAGCTCGGGTTTATATTGTTAGATTAGGGTGGTTTGATATAAAGCACTGGCGATTAAAATATACAATAAAGGATTATGAGGGCATGCTTTCTCACATTGATGTTACAGAGTCATTGGTTAATGCAAAAAAAGCATCAGAGATTCAGGATAAGCTAACTAACGTTTTAAAAATTCAACAAATTGTAGGGCTTGAATTAGAGAAAAAAAAGGATAAAAATGCACAACGAAGAAGAAAAGAAGAAATCATTAGGCAAAGCTTGGAAGAACAGAAAACAAATTTGGGAGGGAATCCTGAACTTCCTGATTCGGAATCCGAGAATTGAACGTATAGCCCGGGAGCGTGATAAAATTTGTAAAACAAATGCTTGTGGTTTGTATGATGCTAAAGGTGAAAAAGAAATATGTTATGTAAAAGGTTCTCCGTGTTGTGGTGGTTGTGGTTGTAAATTATCTTGGAAGCAACGTAGTTTAAGTTCAACCTGTGGTTTAAAAGATGTAGGTAAATATCCTTTGTGGTTGCCTGTTATGAGTGAAGAAGATGAGGAAAAATTTAGAAAAGAAACAGGTATTAAAAATGAAATTTAAAAAATAAAATATATGGCAAAAACTAAAAACTCAGTAAAACAATCTGTGGAATGTCTAAAAGATTTTCTTCTACAATTAAAAGTAGATAAAACTAAAACAAGCATGCATGCTTCGAAAAGTTATCGTCCATGATTCGTTTCTACCCGGATACACATACTTATGAAAGCATCTCTCCCGAGAAAAGTTTAAATTGGGTAAGTGTTACTAATTTGGTTTCTCAATTTAAAGAACCTTTTGATGCTGAGATTATGGCAGCAAGATGTTCTAAAAGTAAGAAATCAAAATGGTTTGGTATGACTCCGGAAGAGATTATTGCTGTTTGGAATGGAGAAGCAGATCGTGCTGTTACTTTAGGTACTTTTTATCATGAAGAGCGTGAAACAGAAATAACTTCATGTACTACAATTGAAAGAGAAGGTAGAGCTCTTCCTGTTTTTAAACCGATTGTAGAAAACGGAATTAAAGTTGCTCCAAATCAAATACTTCAGGAAGGTATTTATCCGGAGCACATGGTTTTTTTAGAATCTAGTGGTATTTGTGGGCAGTCGGATAAGGTTGAAATAATTGATACTTATATTGATATTGATGATTATAAAACCAACAAAGAAATTAAAAGAGAGGGTTATCGTGATTGGAGAGGTGTTAGTAAAAAAATGTTAGGACCATTAAATCATTTGGATGATTGTAATTTTGTTCACTATGCACTTCAGTTAAGTATTTATGCTTATATGATTCAAAGGCATAATCCTCGCTTAAAAGTTAGAACTTTAAAAATACACCATATTGTTTTTGAAGAGATTGCTCAGAATGCATATGGTTATCCTATAACAAGAATTGATAGTTATAAAAACCCTGTTGTAAAAAGTGTTGAACCAATTGAAGTTCCTTATTATAAAAATGAGGTAGTTTGGATGTTGAATTGGTTGGATAAAAATAGAAATAATTTAAGAAAAAAATCTTAATGATTAAATTTATTGAAATACAAAACGGTAAAGTTGTTCCTACAGAGCACTGTTATATTCTTAAATTTTTGAGAGATATAATGGAGCACTATGCTGAGAATAAACAATACTTGAAGGTATATGGTTATTTGTTTTACATGACTTGTATGAATGAAGAATTAAATCCTACATTTCATATGTCTGCAGATGATAAACTTACTTTTTTAGCAAAAGAGCTTGAGATTGATTTTTCATTAGAAGATCCTTTGGTTATTCAAGGTATTGAAGAAAGTATAAAATTATTTGATACAGAAACTTCGCGCGCGTATAGAGGATTTAAAACAATGCTTGATAACTTATCAACATACATGGAGACAACTAAAGTAAGTGCAGGAAGAGATGGTAATATTAATTCTTTAATAAGTGCTGCTAAAAATTTTGCACCTATTAGAGAGTCCTTTAAACGTACTCATGCTGATTTAGAAGCGGAACAAAAGAAGAAAGGTCGAGGTGGACAAAATTTGGCATATGACGCAAAGTAATTTTTAAATAAAATAACGAATGGCAACTCCTACTGCAAATTCGAAACCTTTAAGATCAGTTCCTACTTGGGAAAATGGTGTATGGAGTGTTACGGATTTTTATACTGAAGAATCTTTCAAAAATTTTGTTACTCCATTATTTAAGGAACCGGGTAAGTATGAATTTGATGAAACAGCTTGGATTTTTAATGAACAAGCTCAAAAATTCAGAGAGAATGGGACTTATTGTGACGCTGCTTTTAAAAGTAAAGAGTTTACTACGTATTGGGACGATCAAAAAAATAAATGTAGAGCAGGTGTAATATTCAAAAATAAAGGTAAGACTTGGTATTTACCTAGAGAATATTACATGTGGATTAATTTCCTAAAAATAAATGATAAGGTTAAAAAGAAATTTGATTTTCCTAATGTGTGGGATGTTCAGTATCATATATCCTTGTATAATCTTTTAGCAGAATTAAATTATTTACACAGTGTTATATTAAAGAAAAGACAGATAGCAAGTTCTTATTTACACTGTGCTAAGTTAATTAATGAAATGTGGTTTGAAGAAACACCTATATTAAAAATGGGTGCTGCATTAAAAGATAAAGTTAGTGATAAAGGAAGTTGGAAATATTTAGAAGAGTATCGAAATTTCTTAAATAAAAATACAGCTTGGTATAGACCCATGAATCCGGGAGGTATGGGTAAATGGGAACAAAAAATTGAAGTTACAGAAGAAGGAAGAACCGTAACTACAGGATTGAAGGGAGCTTTAACAATGCTGACTTTTGAAAAAGATGCAAGTGCTGGTGTTGGTGGTCCATGTAGAATTTTCTTTCATGAAGAGTATGGTATTGCACCAAAAGGGGATGAGACGTATCGTTATGCAAAACAAGCAATGCGTTCTGGTATGTTAACAACAGGTATTTTTATTGGAGCAGGTTCTGTGGGTGATTTAGATAAATGTGAACCATTAAAAAAATTCATTTATCATCCTAGAGAAAATGGCTTCTATTCTGTTGAATGTAATTTGGTAGATGAAAAAGGTACAATTGCACAAACAGGTTTGTTTATTCCTGAGCAATGGTCAATGCCTCCTTATATTGATGAGTTTGGGAATTCGGATGTAGAAGGTGCAATGAAGGCTTTAGATGAAGAATTTAAACAATTAAAAAAAGATTTAGATCCTGCAGATTATCAATTAGAAATTTCTCAAAGACCTCGTTATATTTCTGAAGCTTTTGCTTTTAGAAAAGTATCAAAATTCCCGATTCATTTAATTTCGGCACAGAAAAAGAGAATTGAAGATAAAGCTTACCCTACAGAATATGTAGAATTATTTCGAAACGTAGAAGGTAAAGTAAAATTTAAACAAAGCAATAAATTACCAATAACAGAATTTCCCCTATCTAAGAAAACAGAAGATAAAGAAGGAGTAGTTGTAATTCATGAGCGCCCGATTGATAATCCTGATTTCTTAACTTATTTTGGGTCTATTGACCCTGTAGGTGTGGGTAAAACAAACACTTCAGATTCACTTTGTAGTATTTACATTTATAAAAACGACATTGAAGTTACGAGAGTTATAAATGGTGAACCAAAAACGTTTATAGAGCACGGAAAGTTAGTAGCATCTTGGACCGGTCGTTTTGATGATTTGAATAAAACACATGAGCGTTTAGAAATGCTTATTGAACTTTATAATGCTTGGACCATTGTAGAAAATAATATAAGTCACTTTATCATTCACATGATAAATAAGAAAAAACAAAAATATTTAGTTCCGAAAAATCAAATTATATTTTTAAAAGATTTAGGTGCTAATGAAAATGTTTATCAAGAATATGGTTGGAAAAATACAGGAAATCTTTTTAAAGAGCATTTGCTTAATTATGGAATTGAATTTTTAAAAGAAGAGATTGATCAAGAAGTTAACGCTGAAGGGGAAATTCTTAAAACGCAATACGGTATAGAAAGGATTCCTGATATCATGTTGCTTAAAGAAATGGAAGCTTATGATGATGGAGTAAACGTGGATAGGTTAGTTGCTTATTGTGCTTTAGTTGCTTTTGTTAAAGTTCAACAGGCAAATCGCGGTTATAAAAAGAGACTGGAAGAAGAAAAGACACCGAAAAGCTTGGAAAAGTCCGAAAATTTGTATAAATTAAGTAACGGACCCTTCCGACATATTGGAATGGGTAATTCGCAAAATGACAACAGAAGACCACCTAGATATCCTTTTAAAAATTTTAGATAAGTAAACGATGGAAGTTTTAAACGCACTGCAGCTTAAACAAGGAAAAAAAGCTCAATATAATAAAATGGGTACGATCACTCAACCCATTCAATTTATTCCTCGTGATGAAAAAGATACGGATTGGGCTGCTTGGAATTTAGACTGGCATGAGTGGAGAGGGTTGATGCAGATAAGAAGAAATGCTCAGCGTTTAATGAAGAATTATAAACTGGCAAAAGGAATTATTGATAGAAGTGATTATATAGTTGAAAATAATAATGAGTATCGAGAATTAGTTGACATACTTGCAAAAGAGGATATGTCGGCTCTTGATCTGAAATTTTATCCAATTATTCCTAACGTAATAAACACTCTTTGTAGTGAATTTGCTAAACGTAACACTAAAATTACTTTTAGAAGTGTCGATGAGTTTTCATATAACGAATTGTTAGAACAAAAACGTTCGCAGATTGAACAGGTTTTATTTGCTGATGCTGAGAAAAAACTGATGGATAACATGATTCAGCAGGGTTTAGATCCTGAAGATCCAGAGGTACAAAAACAAATAGAGCAGCAAACATCCCCGGAGAGCATGAAAACACTTCCTGAAATTGAAGGGTTTTTCAAAAAGGATTATCGTTCCATGGTTGAGCAGTGGGCAGAACATCAGTACAAGGTAGATGTTGAGCGTTTTAATATTGATGAATTAGAAGAGCGCGCGTTTAGAAACATGCTAATCACTGATCGTGAGTTCTGGCATTTCAAAATGATGGAAGATGATTATGACATCGAGCTATGGAATCCGGTGCTGACGTTCTACAATAAATCTCCTGAAACGAGATATATTTCCCAAGGAAACTGGGTGGGTAAAGTAGACATGATGAATGTGGCAGATGTAGTTGATAAATATGGCTATTTAATGACGCAGGATCAATTGGAAGCATTAGAAGCAATATACCCTGTCCGATCAGCAGGATATCCTCTACAAGGGTATCAGAATGACGGATCTTACTATGATGCTACGAAGTCTCATGACTGGAACGTAAATCAACCGGGATTAGCTTACAGGCAGTTTGTTTCCATGTCGGATAATTTTGGAGCTAACGGAGGGGATATTGTAACTTGGATAATGGGGCAGAATGAAGATTATGTGGATGCCGGCATGTCATTCCTGCTTCGTTGTACTACTGTATATTGGAAAAGTCAACGTAAGGTTGGGCACTTAACTAAAATTAAAGAAAACGGGGAAGTTATCACGGATATTATCGACGAAGACTATAAAGTTACCGATAAACCTATGTATAACACAACCTTGATGAAAAATAAAAGCAAGGATAACTTAGTTTTTGGTGAGCATATTGATTGGATTTGGATCAATGAAGTTTGGGGTGGTGTGAAAATAGGTCCTAATCACCCTAGTTTCTGGGGTCAGAAGAACCCGGGTGGAGTGAACCCTATGTATATCGGTATCGATAAAAACAGAGTGGCTCCGTTACGTTATCAATTCAAAGGAGATAAAACCTTATATGGTTGTAAGTTGCCGGTAGAAGGAGCTGTGTTTTCTGATTACAATACACGATCTGTAACATTAGTTGATTTAATGAAACCTTTTCAGGTTGGTTATAATATTGTGAATAATCAAATTGCAGATATACTTGTAGATGAATTAGGTACAGTGGTGATGTTTGATCAGAATGCTTTACCGCGTCACTCTATGGGTGAAGATTGGGGAAAAAATAATTTAGCTAAGGCATATGTAGCTATGAAAAATTTCCAAATGTTACCCTTGGATACAACGCTTGCGAATGCAGAACACCCTATTGCTAATCAGGCATTTCAGCAATTAGATTTAGAACAAAGTAAACGTTTGTTGAGTAGGGTTAATTTGGCTAATTATTTTAAACAAGAAGCGTTTTCTGTAATTGGTGTGACTCCTCAACGTATGGGTCAAGAGATCAGCAGGCAAACGGCAACAGGAGTTGAACAATCCGTTAACTCTTCTTATGCTCAAACAGAAACTTATTTTATACAACACTCGGATTATTTAATGCCTCGTGTGCATGCGATGAGAACAGATCTTGCACAGTTTTATAATTCAACTAAACCATCGGCAAGACTTCAATATATCACTTCAAAAGATGAGAAAGTAAATTTTGAAATCAATGGGTCGGAACTTTTATTAAGAGATTTAAACGTTTATTGTACAAGTAAAGCTGTAGACAGAGCTCTTCTTGAAGAATTGAAACAACTTGCTGTAGGTAATAATACAGGTGGTGCTACAATTTACGATTTAGGTAATTTAATGCAAGCAGATTCTATAGCAGAGGTAACTCATACTTTAAAAAGTATCGAAGAAAAAGCATCTGCGGCGAATCAGGAAAAAATGCAGCATGAAGAAAGACTTAAACAAATGGAGATTGATGCTAAAGCTGAGGAACGTAAATTCTTACTTGATCATGAAGCTATGGAAGCAGAGAAAAATCGTAGAAAAGATATTTTTGTTGCTGAGATTAGAGCTGCTGGTTATGCTGCAGGTGTTGATAAAAACAATAATGGGCAAAATGATTATCAAGATTTCTTAGATAAAATGAATGCCAGTGACGAATTTCAACAATCAATGACTTTTGAAAATGAAAAAGAACAAAATAAGCAAACTTTAAACAACGATAAGCAAAAAGTGCAAAGAGAAAAGATGAATAATCAGGTTAAATTGAAAGAACTTGATCTTCAAATAGCGAAGGAAAATAAAAACAAATTTGATAAACCGAAAAAAGAAACTCCAAAAAAGAAATAATCAGGATGATTTATAAATTGAAAAAAAGGATTTAAAACATTTCTATGTATAATATGTAAAAAATCTTTTATTCGATTGAAATAGTTAAACGTAAAAAAACTTTTTTGATGTACTTTCGTGTTTAGAGTAGTAAAAATCAGCGAGATAAACCAACAAAACCAACATAAAAAATGAGCACCACTACCACAGTAAAAGAAGAAGATGTAGATTTACAGGCTATACTGGGAACTCCGGGAGCAATACTAACACCTTCTGAAAAAAAACCAAGTTTATTTTCTTCTGCTGGAGATATAAAAACAAAAGAGTTTCTTGATGGATTGTCTAAAAATCCCCCAACAGGAGCACCTCCTGCTGATGACGATGATGATAAATTAACTCCGGAAGAGAAACAAGCAAAAGCAGATGCTGCTTTAAAAGCTAAAGAAGCAGCTTTAGAAAATGCAAAAAAAGGTACAGAAATTTTAGATGGAATTATTCCGGGAGCTACAACATCAACAGATGATGACGATGATGATGCAGGTCAAGGTGGTGCTGGTGGTAGTGCAGCAGGTCGTAAAAAAACACAAAAAGATGCTTTAATTGAAACTGTAAAATCTTTAATTGAGGAAAAAGTATTATTTCCTTTTGATGGAGAAAAAACGGTAGAGCAGTATAGTCTGCAGGAATTAAAAGATCTCATTGTTAAAAACTTTGAATATAAACAAGAAGAGTTTACTAAAAAGTTACCTCTTGAATTTTATGATTCGTTACCAGAAGAATTGCAATATGCTTATAAATATTATGCAGATGGTGGTAAAGATTTAAAAAGTGTGTTTAAGGTTTTATCTCACATGGAGGAAAACAAACAGCTTGATACTAATACAGAAGAAGGTCAAAAACAAATATGCCGTCTTTGGTTGACTACTACTAATTTTGGCACTCCTGAAGAAATTGAAGCTGAGGTTAACACATATGCTGATCGTAAAGAATTAGATAAAAAAGCAGTTCAATTTAAACCAAAAGTTGAAGCTAAAACAGCGGAGATTTTAGAAACGCAATTAAAAAAACAGGAAGAATCAAAAGCTAAACAACAACAAGCTGCAAGTAAATATGTGGAAAGTTTAGTTAAAGTTTTAACTCCGGGTGAAATCAACGGTTTAAAAATGGATAACAAAACTCAGGAAATGATTTATACTGGTTTAGTTCAACCTATTTATAAATCTGTCTCTGGAAGCAATACAAATTTATTAGGACATTTACTTGAGAAATATCAATTCTTAGAACCTAATCATGCACTTATATCTGAAGTACTTTGGCATCTTGCAGACCCTGATGGTTTCAAAGCTAAATTGAAAGAGCAAGGTTCAACTACACAAGTTGTAAATACAGTTAACAAATTAAAAATCGAGCAACAAAGTAAAAATAATGGTGGAACTATAGATGACCAAGGCGATGCTTCGAGAAAAAAAGTAGCAGCAAATGGTGAAACTAAAATTCCACGAGGTAACATATTTAGAAGAGTATAAATAATAACAACTAAAAATAAAAACAAAAAATGGCAACTCCTGTATTGAACAATGGTATCTTCCTGAGAGATACCAACTATCAAGCGAATTCTCACGTTGATTCTTATCACTTGATGAATATGCTAAAAGATGCTGAGCCGATGGATTTAGGTCCTGTCGATATTTGGGCAATGTCCCAGAAGGTCGAGATGCCCCTTTATCAATTATCGAGCTTTGGTGGGAAAAATGTTATCATGGTCGACAACGCCCGTGGTGAGTATAAATGGCAAACTCCTGTTTCGCAGGATTTACCTTATATTATCGAAGACATTGAGCCCAGCAACACTACAAAAGGTTTAGATGGTCAAACATTTAAACTTAAATTAAACCGTCGTGAATTTGGACATGGTGATATTTTCACTTATGACAAATACAATGGTGCAGAGTTTTATGTTACTGCAGAGGACATATTACCTACCGGTGATGGTTATATTTACACTGTACGTTTAGTGAATAATGACAACTTCCGTTTCTTAGATAACAAGTATCTTGAAAATGGAACAAAATTATTCCGTGTAGGTTCTGCTCGTGGAGAATATGGAGAACGTTTCTCTGATATTATGACTCGTGCGGGCTTCCGTGAGTTTTATAACTTCGTAGGTGGTGCTCAAGCACACGTTCATTATTCTGTTTCATCTCGTGCTGATCTTCAGCTTAAAGGTGGTATGACAGCTAAAGGAACTGTACCGGTTACTGAAATTTGGAGAAATTTTGACCCAAATTTAGATCCTTCAATCACAAAGATTGAAGACATGGCTAAATTAATGGGACCAAAAGGAATGACTAGAGCGATGGAAGAAGGTACATTAAGTCGTACTTTCCTGACAACTTTAGAAGCAGCCCATTTATCGAAAATTGCTAATGATATCGAAACCTACTTGATGTGGGGTAAAGGTGGACGTATTACTCAGGATGGTCCTGATGATATGCGTTTATCAGTGGGTCTTTGGAAACAGTTAGATAGCGCCTTCAAACGTGTTTATAATAAATCAAACTTTACGCTTGATTTATTCCGTTCGGAGTTATATAATTTCTTTGCAGGTCGTGTGGAATTTGATGGTCCTGATCCTAAACGTAAGTTACTTGTTCAAACAGGTATCGGTGGTATGCGTTTAGTAAACGAAGCTATCAAAAATGAAGCTGGAAATGCAGGTCTTGTTATACAAGCGGCTACAGATAATGGTATCGGTGCTGTTACAGGAAAAGGTATGGATTTAGGGTTTGGTTATGCTTACACTAGAATCATAATTCCTTTCTTAGCAGAATTGGTATTTAAAATTAACCCTGCTTTTGATAACATTCATACGAATGATATTGAGAATCCTATCATCGATGGTAATCCGTTATCTTCTTACAGTTTCATCATTTTTGATGTTACTGATAATACAAATGATAACATTTACTTGTTGAAATTGAACTGGGATAATCAATTACGTTGGTGGTATCAAAATGGTACGATGGACTATATGGGTCGTACTAATGGTTTTGCTTCATCTGGTAACTTTAACGGGTACCGCGTAATGATGGAACAAACAATGCCGGCAATTTGGGTGAAAGATCCTACTAAGGTGTTGAAAATTGTGATGAAAAACCCTATTACAGGGCAGTCTCTATAAAAACTCGGAGCTTCTGTTGGTCTTGCATACACCAGCAGTTTGCTTCTTGCCTGCACACATGCATGTGACTCGAAAGAGGATTGGTTTGCAGCCGATTGCGGGAACAAAAAGTTAACCAACAATAAATAAAATGAACACAGAAGCAGCAATACAAACAAGAACTAAATCGGGAGCTATCGCGGTTAGACCTTATTTTGATCCCACTATAAAAAATATGGGATTAGAAAATTATGGTTTAGTTGTACAAGATGGTTGTCTTCAAACTGAACAATTAACCTGTATAGAGCAAAACGGAACCAAAAGGTATTTGACCGGGTTGAATGAATTTGCTCGTGAAGTTTTGCAAATTAAGGATGAAAAAAAGAAAGAAGCTGTAATTAAAGAAATCAGAACAAAAGTTATTTTTCTTGAAAAAGCTTATGGGTCTAATGTAATCGATATTGCAGATAAAGCATTTTGGGAGAAAGTTAAAACGGTCCATCCTTCTAATGATAAATTTTGGGATAAAGTATTAATCAGTGTTGGTAACGAACCTGTATTTTTAGATCCGGAAAAACCTGAAGATTTAGTTAGGCTTTGTGCAATTGAAGCTGGTGGGTTTTCATTAATTGCAAAATCTTTAGATGAGGCGCGCGCGCGCAGTACCCCTCCTAAATTTTATTTAGATAAATATGAAGAAACTGCTTCAACTAAAACTGAAGTTAAAAAACTTCGTAATAAAGCTTTAGCTGCGTTACAAGAATTATACGATACAGATACTAACAAATTATTCTATGTTGCAAAGGTTGTAGATGGAAATAGTGCACAGTATCGTAAAACAACCCCTAATGATGTAATGTACGATAACATGGATCGTTATATTACCGCTCAAGGAATTGAAGTTTCTCCTAAGAGAGCTGCTAAAACATTCATTGAAGCTTCTGAAATGGATATGGAAACATTGATTTTAAAATCAATTGTTAGAGATTCTTCTTTTTATAAATTTATTATTTTAAAAGGAGATGGACATTTCTATGATGCTAAAGGAAACAATCTTTTAGGAAAAAATCCTGAAGAAATTCTTGAGTATTTAAAAAATCCTATGAATGCTAAAATACTAAAATCTTTAGAAGAAGATTTGAAAAAACACTGGGCATAGTTAACTAAATAATAATAACCAACAATCAAAAAACAAATCAAAATGAAAAAAAAATCGTTAAAAAAAGCAGAAACAGGTGGGATGGCGAATCCTAACCAAAAGGTAAGCACACAAAAAAGTGCAACAAAATATACCGGTGGTAAAAACGCAAATGTAGCTGTAAAACCTAAAAAGTAAATAAAGTTGAACAATCAAGTTTTACAACTAAAAGTAAGACAAAGTCTTAACAAACTTGCCAGCAATGATTATGATAACATAGTCTGCTGGCAGATTGTTGAGAAATTCAATAAAGTTCAACCTTTGTGGACTAGAAAAAATCTCCATGGTTTAAACGTAAAACAAGAAGGTGATGAACAGTCTACAAGTAGAATTGATGATTTTCAAATTTTATTAACTACATCTCCTGTTTTAACTGTTGCAGATAGAGGTGATTTTTACGAAACAGTTAACATACTACCTCAAGATTATTTGAGGTTTAAACGTGTTTCTTGTAAAGCGAAAAGTGATTGTTGCTCGGAAAGAAAGATGGTTGTTTATTTGGGTGAAGCAGGTAATCTTGATTTATTGCTTCGAGATAAAAATAAGCAACCTAGTTTTGAATGGGGAGAAACTTTTGCAACATTTAGTGCGGATAAATTACGTATTTATACAAATGCTCAGTTTGAGGTAATAGATCCTACCTTAACTTATTACAGACAACCTCGTAGAATTGAAATAGCAGGTTGTAAGGATCCTTATACAGGAATTACTCCTACAACAGATGTAGAGTGTGAATTTAAAGATGATATTGTTGAGCTTTTGATTGAAGCAACAGCCGGTGAATTGGCAAAAGATATTGAGTCTATAATGCAAGCTCAAAGAGCTGAGCAGAACGTAGAAAAAAATAATTAAAATTAATTTGGTTTATCAGTAAAATTTTTGTATATTAAAATAAATTGTTTGTTTGTTTAACTTAAAAATCGAAAAAAATGGCTTATGACTTACATGCCTTTGGCAAAGTGTTCGTAGGAACACAGGTTAGTGGAAGTGGTGCGGGACAAAATCCTAATCCTAATTTAAGTAACGGATTCGTTACTACTGCTGGTATATCCACGGCAAATTTAAACACAACTTCACCTACTGCTAGTTTAAACTACGGTATAGGAAGTTTTGGTATGTTTAATAAAGATACTTGGAAATCAGTAACATCTGCGAGTGTATCGGGAACATGTTGTTCTCTTGTACTTGCTTGTGCTGGTTTGTATCAAAATGATAAATTATCTCCTTTTATTGGTGGAATGAATGAAACCAATAAATCGAAATATATTAACCCTAAAACGGTAAGTCATTTCTATAGAGTTGATCCTTGTACTCCACAACAACAAATAGTGCATGTTGGTAATACCAAATACACTAAAACATTAAGTCCAAATGATCCGGCTTGTTGTTTTGAATTCTTGTGTGGAGAAACTTATACATTACGTATAGATATCAAAGGTTCACCTGCGCTTCGTTTTTTAAATCACCAGTTATATCGTAACATTGATTTTTATACCGGTTGTTGTTCTGGTCCTGTACCTACAGATGTTGACTCAAGTTTAGTTATGATAGGTTGGGCAAACTACATTGTGGGTGATCCACTATTATCTCAATTCTTGCAGCCTATCGTTTATGATGAAGCAGGTTTAGCATGGTATGCTCCGGGAACTGCTGGTGCTCCACGTACTTGGGATCAATACGTTTCTCCGGGTCATACAAATGGTGCATGCGCTGGCTTACGTTTACTTGGTGCTTATATTGATACTCGTTTCAAAGATTGTACTTTCCAAGTAAGTGATTTCTTTGAAAAAGAACCTATTAAAATCTACGTTTCTATGGTAGACTTTACTGGAGACCCTTGTACTTTCGAAGGAATTTGTGTAAAAACAGAATGTCCTCCGTTACAAGGAATGGGTTTTGGAGAACAAGTTTTACGTGATTTGATCATGTCTGAAAACTATCGTCAAAACTATTTCCGTTCTGGTTCGGATTTCCGTATCAGGGAAGTAACTGAAGGCGATCAGCTTTTAAATGTAATTAGCCGTAGTGCTTTCTATACACGCTATGTGTTGTTACATAATATAACCCGAAACAATAACCCTACCGGTGTTTTTGATAACGATCAATATCGTTTAGAAATCATCACAAATGGTCCAAACACAGCTTTTGAAAGCTTTATGAGCAGTTGGTTAGGAACATGTAATGGTTGTACAACATTACAAGTAGATGGTTGCTCACCTTGTACTCCGATAGCTCCGTAATAGTTTATTAATTAAACATAACAAAGGGAGGAAGGATTCTAAAAAAATTCCTCCTCCTTTTTTGTTTTTAAAATATTTTACATTGTCACAGCACGTATTAAGCTTAGAAGCTCCCGATACATTGAATCGCTGCCAATTACGATTGGTAGATACATCGGTTTATAACCAACAGGTAAACGTTACTTGTCCAGATTTGCAAGTGACAGTGCCGGGTTTTAATGTTGCTGTAGATATTCCTGTTCAACCCGGATTTATTTTAAATTTAACCGCGTGTGATCTTAAAATACAGAAGAATGGTTGCGGGACAACTTTCGATAATCTTCCTGATGGTATTTATATAATTAGGTATAGTGTTGCTCCTAATAAATTTGTTTATGTGGAGTATAATTATTTGAGAGAAATAAATGCTTTAAATAAAGTTTACAAAATTTTGTGTTCACTTGATGTTAGTCATTGTGAACCTCCAGCTAAAGTTAAAGCGAAATTAGAAGAATTAAATTTGATAAGAATGTATTTACTTGCCGCAAAAGCAAAAGTAGAATACTGTCATAAACCAAAAGAGGGTATGGATATTTTTAATTATGCTGTTAGGTTGTTGGATAAAATGACCTGCAGCACTTGTGTTTAAACCAACTAAAACCAACATAAAATGTCAGCAATTTGTCCGAACTGCCACGCTAAATTAGGATGTGGATGTCAATTAAGAAGAGCTTCAAATGGAGCACAAGTTTGTGCTAACTGTATTGTATCTTACGAAAATAACTTGAATGCTCAACGTCAACAAAATACACAGGCACCTCAAAACAACGGAGTACCTTTAATAGAATCAATAAAACTTATCCCTTAAAAGTGCCAACTACTCCAAATAATTGTCCTTGTCCTACAGGTTATACACTAGATTCTAGTGGTAATAACTGTGTCAAGACAGTAACATCAGCAGCTGTTTTAAGTAGTACTGTTTATACTGTTGGACCCGGTATTCAAAATAGAAATTATGGGAGTCAGGGTACAGATTTTTACGCAGATATAACTAACAATGTTTATCCTATTATTGTAGATGAACCTAACAATAGGTTTAAAGATGCTACAGGTAGTATATTAGCTGTAAATAATAACGTCACAAACTTTTTTTGGGGAGTTTATAATGCATCGGGTCCTGTTCCTCCTTATTATGGAAGATTAAATGCTTGTGGGGTATGGACAACAATTCCTCAAAGCATTAGTACAAATTTTGAATCTTATCCACTAAAAGAATGGATAGGATTTAGTGTTTGTGTGAATATACCTCAAACGGGTACTTATTGTATTGGTTTGGGTGCCGATAATATGTGTAGGTTTAAATTAGATGGTCAGTTAATCGTTGATTTAAGCTTTTTAGAAAGTATTTCAGGAGGAATGACTTGGCAATTTAACAAGTGGCACGTATTTCCAATTACTTTACAAGCGGGTACTCACATTATTAGTTTAGAGGGTTGGAATTATGAAAGTGATGCTGCTTTCGGTGCAGAAATCTATAATGCAACGCCTGCTCAATTAGCAACAATTGTAACCCAGTCTGCATTAACTGCAGTAACTGTTTTTTCAACATTTGATAAAATAGGACAAACATTTCAAACTGGTCAATCGAGTGGTTATGTCTGCCCTAGTGATAGTTGTAGTTTAAATACATGTACAGATGTTCCAATGTGTGTATGTTTAGAAACTATACCGTTGCCTTCTTGTTGCTTTAAATTAACGAATTGTTTGAGTGGGGCTGTAATAATAACTTCAGCAGATTTATCTGGTAGTATTGGAGCAGTTGTAAATATCGCAGAGCAACAGGGATGCTGGAAAATAACAAGTGCTGCAACTTGCGATGGAGCTGTTCCTACAATAACTGTAACACACACCTATGGTGGTAGTTGTAATGAATGTTTGCCTTGTTATATTTTAACTAATTGTTCTGATCGTAGTCAAACGCTTTCTACATCAACTGATTTAAGTACATATGTAGGTGGTGTTGTGCAGATAGCAGGTTATCCTACTATATGTTGGAATGTGACATCCTCTTCGAATTGCAAAACATTAACACCAGTTCAAGTAGTTAAATCATATGTTGATTGTACAACTTGTTTGTGTATTTCTTATTTACTTACAGATTGCTCGGGAGTTAATCCATCAATTATAACTAATACAAATTTAAGTGCATACTTAGGAAAAGTTATAAAAATAAAAAGTTGTGCTAATATTTGTTGGGAAGTTTCTTGTTCTGGTAGTAGTGCAGGCGCTGTAGATATTGTTTTATCACAAAGTTTTGATACATGTGATCTTTGTAATCCACCTATAGTTTGCCCTTCTCCTGAATTGTTACACAACAGAAAAGTTTATCCGGGTTATAATACACCCGGTTGTTCTCCAGAGTATACAGAAGAAGTGAATTGTGAATTTGCAAAACAAATTTTTAATATTGTAAAGAAAAGAAGGTATGGTATAACAGTTTGTTGTGATGAAGATTTACAGAAATATCAAATAAAAAAAGATCTTCTTGATTTAAGAGCAATTTATGATCCACAAGCATGTGTTGCTTGTCCTCCTAAAGATTGTTGCCCTCCTTGTGAAGTTATACCTCCTGTTATACCTGTACCGGTTCCGTGTTCACCTTCTACAGATATTACGGCAACAATTGTTATAATTACCCCTTGTGCTGATGATAGCGGTCCGGTTGGAGCAACTATTGTTTTTAATAATCCAACAAGGTGATAAAAAATTAGGATAAATGAATAAGTTTTATTATATTATATTAGCATGAAACCTACAAACTCAAGAAAAGAATCTTGTACTCCTACTTCTTCTAATTGCGTAATATGGCAAGGGAAAGATATTCCTTGTTTAAAAATATGTGAAGGTGATAGTGTTAGTGAGGTTGTTTTTGCTTTAGCAGAAAAATTATGTTGCATATTAGATATTTTTGATGTTAAAGATTATGATCTAGGGTGTTTAAACTTGGAACAGTGTGCTCCTGCAGATTTTGAATCTTTAATACAATTACTTATTAATAAAATTTGTGCATTAGAAAATATAACTCCTCCAACGAGTTCTACACAATCAGGTTGTCCAAATTGTGTAGTTCAAATGGCTCCTTGTTTTTATTATAATGATCCTAAAACAGGAGATCAAGTTGTTGAATCACAATTAACGGATTACGTGACGCTGATAGGTAATACTATTTGTAACATATTAAAAAATACAGGTACACAAGCGGGTCTTATAGGTAGTCAAGGTCAAAGAATTTCTAATCTTGAGAGACAGGTAAATAATTTACCTACATCAAACGGATTACCTCAAATTACTCCGGTGTGTGTTATTTCAAGTATTGTACCTGTTGATTTGGATAAAGTTGTAGCTGCTTTAGAACAACAGTTTTGTGAATTGCGTTCTGCAACAGGAACTACTACAGATATATTTCAAGCAATATCACAACAATGTGCGGGTTTAGATCAAGCGCCGGCTTTAGGTACTCAAGGTGGAACCATGGGTTCAATAAATGGTTGGAAAACAAACGTGCAAAGTGCGGCAGATGCAATTAATAATATTTGGCTTACTATATGTGATTTAAGGTCAGCGGTTACTAATATTAAAACAAATTGTTGTGCTACACCTTGTAATGGAGTTGCTTTGAGATTACAAGCAACAATGCCTACTTCCAATCAGCTTATACTATTTTTTACAGGAACAATTCCGGAAGGTTTGGTTCAGTGTAATCAGAATGGAACTCTATTTAAAATAACAGATCAATCAGGAAACGAGTTAGATGTTACAATAAATTTAATTGGTGCTTTAAATAATCCTTCTGGAACTCCGATTCAATTGGCGGGCACTCCAATAAATACAGTTGATGATTTAACTATATCTGCATCTGTATGTTTTAAAGAAGATTCTTCTGGAACAATTTGTCAATCTGTTTTATCTTACATATTTGTAAACACAAGTGTTTGTCCATTGGTTACTTATATTTCAGGATTAAATTCTATAACGTTTAAGTTTAATGCTGCTTTTGTAGCCACATTTGGTGTAGAATTATATGATAGTACCGGTAATACTTTACTTCAAAATGAAGTATTTTCTGTAGGAACTCCTGTAGAAATATCCGGAGTATTTAATGGTTTAGGTTTTGGCACAGTATATAAAATACTTGTTAGAATTATTAAACCTAATAAGACCACTGTTTGTCCTTTAACTGTAGTAACAACATTACCTAACCCTTGTCCTCCTTCAAATTTTGTTGAGGCAATAATAACTATTCCATAATGAGTTGCGGATGTAATAAATTAAATAAAAAACCTTGTTCTTGTTCTGTGCCTTGCGGGTGCGGTGATAAACCATTAGTGACTTGCTCACCTTGCGTTACCCCTCCTTGCAATAATGGGGACCTTTGTCCTGAAACGTTTAGTGCAGGCTGTGTTGTGTATACGGGCGATAATATCGTAGATGCAAATGGAGGAGTGATTGTTGCAAAAGGAGACAGGGTAGATGCAATACTTCAAAAATTAATCTTATTTTCAGTTAATCCGGGTTGTGCATATCCTTCATCTCCTTGTCAAAGTGTTTTAGGATTACAAAGTGTTCAAATTACTGCAACAACAGCTTCTTTTAAATGGCTACCTGTATTTACGGCTACACAATATCAGTTAGAATATCGTGCTTCAAATTCGACTACTTGGTTGGTAAATCCACCAATAGTAAATTCAACTACTCCAATGGATAACATAGGTATATTAGCTCCTAGTACAATTTATTATGTAAGGGTTAATAGCACCTGTCCTTCCGGTATGTGCACTTCATTAACAATATCAATAACAACACCAGCGTCATAATAAACCAACAATAAAATATATTAAAATGGCTTCAGTACCAGCAACAATAGTCGTAACAGTTAACTCAAATTATGCAGGAATGCATAGAATTTGTTATACCATTAATGGATCAGGAGGTTATACTTGTGTTACAGTTAACTGTCCGGGAGGAGGTGCAACATGTACAGTAGATATTCCAATTACTGTAGATAATGAAAGTTGCACACCTATTACTTTTAGTGGATATGAGCAACCGGGTTGTGAAGATATTAGTTCTACAGAAGGAAGAATTCCTTTTACTGTAACTTTTGTCCCTTCACCTAGTTGTAAAAAATACATGGTAACTTGTATAAATGTGCCTCTTTTGTCTGTTACTGTAAATACAAAGGGTTCTGGATATAATCCTTCGCTTCCTCCATCTGTTACATTTTCTGGTGGTGGTGGTTCTGGAGCAGCTGCTACAGCTAATGTGGGAACTGGTTTTATAATTTCTTCTTCTTTATCGTCTGCTGGAACAGGTTATATTGACGGTACGTATGTGGGTGTTCCTTTAACAGGTGGTACAGGAACGGGAGCTACCGCTACAATAACGGTATCAGGTGGAATAATCACACTTTATTCTATAACAAACGTTGGTAATGGTTATATAAATGGGGACTCTCTTATTCCTAATGCTGCAGCAATGGGTGGTTCTACTCCAAGTGTGAATGCACATATTTCTGTAAATAGTGATTTAGGTTTGGTTGATTCCGTTACTGTTAATGCTGTAGGTTCAGGATATACTTCGGTTCCTGTTGTTACCATTGCTCCACCTCCTTCAGGTTCAACGGCTACAGCAACAGCTGTATTAGATAAATGTCCTGCGTTTACTACAACAAATTGTGATGGTTCTATAGCGAATATAGGTAGAGCTGATTTGGGTAAGTCGGGTAATTTATGTTCGGTTACTGGTGGTCCAAATATAACTCCACAATTTTCTTCTGTGCCGGATGGAGATTGTTTATGTGATTGCTTACTTGCTACTTTTACTGTGAAAGGAGATAGTGGTTCAAGTACATTTGGTTATACTACTTGTGATGGAGTATATACACTAACAACATTGACCTTACGTAGTTCTCCTAGTAGTTTTACTGTTTGTGTTGTAAATGGTAGTGTTGGTATTGCTAATAGTGGAGCAGCACAAGGTGTTGTTACATATAATGGATCTTGTTAAGAAATAGGTCGCGGCTTAGTTGGTTAGCTTTAGACTGAAGCGAAGGTCCTGTGAATAAAATCATAGGACTTTTGCTTTAATAACGAATGAAAAATGTTAATTTTCCGATATGGAAATAGAATATAAAACCCCACTGGCGAATGCGCCTAAATACAGACCGACAGGAAAAAGCTTCCTGAACCCTATATTATTTTGCGCTTTTAAAAAGAAACATCCGGAACATAAAGAAGTAAAAAATAAAGATTTATCGACCGTGATAAAAACCTTTAATTCTTTAATTGCGGAAACGGCTTGTGAATTTAGGGATGGTGTAGAATTGCCGGAAGATTTGGGAGTTATTATTGTTGCATCATGTGTTAAAAAAGACGATTATCTTGATATTGAAAAATCAAGAAAAACAGGTAAAAGAACGGTGAATAGAAATTGGAATACGGATGGTTTTATTGTAAAAATATTTTTTATAAATAAACTTTATCGTCATAATTATAAACACAAAGAGTTGTGGAAATTTAAAGGGAATATGAATTTTAGAAGAATGGTGTCTAAGAAATTTCAGAAGAATTGGAAATTTTTTATTCAGGCTTCAGGTATGACAGGAATGTTTATACAGGCAAGTAAATTTATTAAGGAACGAAGAGAAAATTTAAAAGCTGAAAAAGCTCTTATATAAAATGGCAACAACAATAGGAGATACAATATCAAGAGTAAGAAACGTAATTAAAGCTGTTAAGGAAGATGCTTTCTTGACAGATCGTTTTATTTATTCTCTTGTACTTAAATACGGTAAACTTTATATAAAACGTTTGGATGATCAAAACAAAATCATGCGTTTTCAAAGTTTGTTTGAGGTGCTTCCTTGTGTTGAATTGATTGAGGTAGATAAAGTAGATACGTGTTGTTCAGGCATAATTTCAGGTTGTATAATTAAACGAACTAAAGATCGTTTACCTACGGTGATGGAGGGAAATTATGGTCCTTTATTTAGAACTATAAGTTCAATGGATGGATCCATTCCTTGTTTTAAAACATATCCTGCTACTTTTACACAAATGACAAATTCAACGAATTTTCATTATAATAAAAATAAATATTATTGGTATCAGGATGGTTATTTGTATTTGCCAAATATTGAATGGGATGCTATTCGTGTAGAAGGTTTGTGGGAAGATAGTATAGCAATGTATTCTTGTGATGAATGTAAAACTTGCACATTAAGACAAGATGAATTATCGCATTTTCCTGAATATTTATTTGCTGAAATAGAAAAGAATGTGAAAGATGATTTATTAAATACAATTCAAATTCCGAAAGAAGGGCTTTTGGATAATACAAGTAATTTAAGAGATTAAAGGATGTATAATTATACTGCAAAATATAAACGATTTGATCAACTTCTTTCAGAGGTACTTGTTGATTTTAAAAATTATTCTTTAGAGAATATGATTGAACCTCAAGAATTAGTGAAAGTCGCGCGCCGCGTTAACTATGATTTAGGTTTAAGAATTCTTCAAACTAAAGAAGTGTTATTGGAAGTTGAAAAAGGAACAGTTAAACTTCCTGATGATTTTTATACGATTAATTATGGGATGATTTGTGGTAGTTTTGAAGTAGAAGAAGTTTTACCTCAAGGAACGCACATTGTAGATAATAAGTTGTTTCCTGTATATAAAGAGCAGCCTGCCCATGTAGATACCTGTGCACCACCTGTTATTTGTTCTAAGTGTGATTGTAATCCTTGTGGATGTGCACCTACCCCTCCTTGTGAAAATGCTGAATTTAATCCTCTTGCACCTACTGGAGATACTTGTATTAAACCTCGCGTATTTTTAAATTGTAAAAATGAATGTTTTGAGCTTGTTCAAATAGTGCAGACAAGAAGACAAGTTTATAGACACTTGCTACCGTTACAGATTATTGATAATGCAGAGGGAATTGAGTGTGGTTGTCCGGGTTTATATGTTCGTAGTAAGGATCAGGCTTGGATTAAAAACGGATACTTATATACTAATTTGAATTGTGCTAAAGTATATATTAGTTATGAAGGTATGATGCAGGATGAAGAAGGTAATCTTCTTGTTTTGGATCATGAAATGATTAATGAATATTACGAATATGCTTTAAAGAAAAGAATACTTGAAAATTTGGTAATGAATGATGAACAAATTAATCAAGCAAAAATTCAACTGATTGAAAAGGGTTATGTAGAATCTCGCAGATATGCTTTAAGTATTGTTAACACTCCAAATTTCCATGAGATGAAAGAGGTGTTTTTGCAAAATAGAAAAGCTCAATATGCGAAATATTATAAAATGTTTGAAAGTCATCGTTGGTTTGATTATGGTTTAGCTCTTAATGATTTCAGATAATAAAAATGGCAGAGAAACCAAACATATCCACAAGACAATTTGATAAGCAACTTAATGAGGATGTTAGAGATTATCACTCAAGAAGTAATGCGTGGAGTTATGCTAGAAATGCTATCAATAATAGTGTTACTGGCGATTTAGGTGATTTAGGAAATGAACCTTCGAATTATTTTTGTACACAAGCTCCTTATAGTATTATTGGAGTTATCTATTTATATGGAGATACTTTTGCTATTTTTTCTACTGATGATACCAATTCGGAAATAGGTTTATTTACAGAATCAACTTGTACTTATGTAAAAATTGTAAATGATCCTTGTTTAAATTTTAATAGAACAAACCTGATAACAGGTTCCTCTAAAGAAAACTTTGATTGTTCTTGGCATTTATACTGGTCTGATAATAACAGAAACCCAGATAGAACTTTAAATATTAATAAGGTACCTTATATTCAAAATTGTGTTACTGTAAATAATTGTATAACGTGTACTGATACAACACAATTAGATTGTGATAAAATAAGAATGGCTCGTTTAGTGCAAGCTCCTTGTATGAGTATTAAAAAAGGAGCTAGTGGTGGTAATCTTTTAAACGGTTCTTATTTTGTTACACTTGCTTATACAATAAATGGGCAAAGAGTTACTGATTATTTTACTCCATCAATAGCTCAAGCTTTATTTAGTCATTCTAATGTGGCAGGATCTGTGGATATTGAGTTAAGTAATTTAGATAAAACATTTGATGAATTTGAATTAGTTATTATAAGTGTTATTAATCAACAAACACAAGCTAAAAAATTAGGAATTTATAATACTAGACAAACACAAGTTACAGTAGATATTATCGATAATAAATTAATTGATATTCCTATAGAATTAATTCCTGTGCATAATCCAATTGCAGATAGTTCAGATGCTATTTATGAGGTTGGTAATTATTTATTAAGAATAGGACCTACCGAAAAATTTGATTTTAATTATCAACCTTTAGCTAATCAAATTGTATCGAAATGGCAAGCTATGGAATATGCTGCAGACTACTACCGTAAAGGAGGTAATCAAACAGGATATTTGAGAGATGAAAATTATGCTTTTTTTATTCAATGGGTTTATGAAGATGGAGATTTATCTTCTGCATATCATATTCCGGGAAGAGCACCTAACTCTACCGATCTTCAAGTCGTTGCTGGTGCAGATGCTCAAATCGAAATCAGTGAAGGTATAATACCGTTGAGATGGATGGTTGAAAATACTGCGAGTTTGACTGCGCTTTATCCTCCAAATACTTTAGCTCCAGATGGTATAGGTACTTTATTATCAGAAGGTTTAATGGGTTATTGGGAATCTACAGAATTATATCCTGATGATAAACCTACCGTTTTTGGTAATCTTTGCGGGCAAGCAATTAGACATCATAAATTTCCAGAACAATCTTTACACACTACAGTAAGGCATTATAATAACACAAATAACACCATAAGAATAATGGGTGTCAAATTTGAAAACATAGTTCCTCCTGTAGATAATTCTGGTATTTTAATTCCGGGCATTGTTGGTTATCGTATCCTTAGAGGTAGTCGTGAAGGAAATAAAACAATCATTGCGAAAGGGGTCATTAATAATCTTTTTCAGTATGCTATTGAAAATAACACAAGTACGAGACAAGGTTTATATCCAAACTATCCTTACAATGATGTGCGACCGGATCCTTATGTTTCTACAGCAGATACAATTGAGGTAGGTTGTGTAGTTAATGCTACACCTAATGCGACGGTTTCTCCTGATAACTATACGTTTCATTCTCCTGATACAGGGTTTAGAAATCCGTTTTTATCAGTTAAGGAAGTAAAAGTTTATGGAGAATTAAATGGAACAACAGAAGGTGTATTCGTACAACCTGATAAACACCCAAAACATAAATTTTTAACTGATCTTGCATTTATTATTTCTGCAATTGCCGGTATAGGAATTGCTGCAATTGAGATGAATGGTGAAAGACGTACAAGTTATGTTATGCCTAGAAAGAGAGCAAATTCAAATTCAGGTACTACAATTAAAGATTCTAATGATATACAAGAAACAGTTGGAGATGTAACCTCAACGTATAGTTTAGTTGAAGCAGGAGATGTAGATGCTACAATAGATGGAGATGTTAACGCTGTAAGTTTGGGTAATAGTACCAGCGGAACACTGTTTACATTTCTACAAGGATTAGATAACATAACAAGTTCGAGTGGAACAAATGCCACTATGGATGCTTTAAGTGGTGCAGATACTGCTACAGGAAGTATGATTCCCGTTATAGATGCAGATAACACTACATTTTGGACAACCGGAGGTCAGTTAGTGCAAAATTTACTTGGATCTGGTCCTAATACATCTGGTACAGGTTATAATTCACAACTTACAACAGATACTGTAAGCTATGGCGAGAGTCATCCTGCCATGGATGGTTTAGGAATAACTCAAGAGCAAACAGCGGGTAAACTGGATAATATTCCAGCTTGGATTTCTGCAATAAATGGTTTTGTAACTTTTGTTTATTACTGGTCTCAAGGAACAGATGCTACTTTGGATTTAATTAGAGCTTTGTTACCTTATCGTCAATATGCATTACAATTTCAATCACATTGTTTTTACGATGGATTCCAAAATCCTCAAGCAAATAACCATAGAAGATTAATTACTGATTCTGCTTATCTTGATAATCAACTTCAAGATTATGGAGCTAATTTTAGAGTTAATAATTTGAATAGAAGTAAGTCTGTTATACTTAGTTCACAAACAGGTTTTAATAATACGTTAGCTACAGATAATTCAAAACAAACGGTAGGTACTCAGGGTGCTTGGAGTAACCCATTAGTTCCTTTTAAAAATACAGCGGCTTCACACTATGCTTCATTAAAAAATAGATTAAGAAATCAATATGGTCAAATTGGTGGAATACAACAAATACCAGTTGGTTGTGTTAATTTAGTTACAATAACTTCTCCAAGTAATACGTTTATAACTCCTGTTTTAAATGGTGGTGATACTTATGTTACAAGATACACTGAGAAAAATACAATGTTCTTTTTTTATGATTGGTTGTATGATCAACCAGATGGTTATGAGTTTGATTACCATATTCGTAAAATGCTTCCTTTTCCAACATACTGGATGAACTCTCAAAAATTTGATACAAGTGAGTTTATAAATAATTTGACAAGTACAATAAGTGGTGGTAGTGGTAGTGGTTGGAATTCTTTTTTACCTTCTGGGCAGCATGCTTTTGATAGAGGTGGTTGTACGGGTTTTTTTGAAGTAAAAGAAGCTTACATGTATTTATTTAATTCAGGTGTAAGAGACTTTTTTGTGGAATCTGAAATTAATACAGATTTAAGAGATTGGGGAGATTTGCCTGAACAAAGATTTTATGATCCTTATCAGTATACAGACTTGAATAGTTTATTTAGAGTGCCTATTATTAAGTCTGGTGATTATTATAAATATGATTACAGTTTAAGCGTATCGAAAACTTTTATAAATTTTATAAGTTGGGCTAATATTCAACCTATAAATTATGATCCAGCTATTTATGCAACTTGCTATACACATTATCCAAATAGAATAATTTATTCTTTACCTCAGCAATTTGAACTTATAAAAGATAACTGGTTAATTTATTTAGCGAATAATTATAAAGATTTCAAAACTCATGTGAGATGTGTTAAACCTATAAATAAAAGTGGCGCACTTATTTATTTTGATACGGAAAGTCCTATTCAATTTTTAGGGGTAGATGAATTACAAACAAGTGCAGGAACAAAAATAACTATTGGTGATGGTGGTTTATTTTCACAACCACTGCAGAATTTAATGACTTCTGATAAACCTTATGAATATGGTTCTTGTCAGGATAAATACAGTATCATAAGTACTCCAATGGGTTTATTTTGGATAAGTCAAAATCAAGGGAAAATCTTTCAATTACAGAACGGAATTCAAGAAATTTCAATGACTGATTTGAAATGGTGGTTTGCTCAATATTTACCTTATTTTATCACAAAAGATTTTCCAAATTTTCAACTCTTAGATAATCCTGTTATTGGTGTGGGATGTCAATCTATTTATGATAATGAAAATTGTTTAGTTTACTTTACAAAAAGAGATTTTAAAGTACGCACGGATATTACAGATGTTGTAACATATGTTAGTAATGATAACTTTTTAGTAAATGGTTCGTTACCTATTAAGCTAGGTGATCCTGCTTATTTTGAAGATGTGAGTTGGACTGTTAGTTATGATCCTAAAACAAGAAATTGGGTGTCTTGGCATGATTGGCATCCTACATTTTTAATACCGGGAAAGAATACGTTTCTTTCTGTTCTGGATAATACGTTATGGGTGCATAATGCTGTGTGTAATAGTTATTGTAATTACTATGGTGTAAATTATCCATTTGAAATTGAATATCGAGTAAATACTGTTCAGCAAGTAAATACTGTAAGAAGTGTTGAAATACAAATGGAAAATTATATTTATGATGCTAACTGTCATGACAGATGGCATGATTTAGAATTCTTTTTTGATGAGGCTGTTGTTTTTAACACAGAGCAAGTTTCAGGATTATTAAAATTAAATCAAACTCCAAATAATGATCCTTATGCTTTGTTAAATTATCCTATAACAAATTTTGCAAGTATTGATATTTTATATTCAAAAATTGAGAATAAGTATCGTTTTAATATGTTTGATGATATAACCGATGATCGTGGTGAGTTTACAAACGCTAAGCGAATGATATGGAATACGGCATCTAATGGTTATGCAAGAACGTTAAATTCGGCTAATTTAAACTATACGAAGGATCCTTTCCAAAGAAAGAAATTCCGTCATTACACTACAAATGTGCTATTAAGAAGAAAAGTGAGTGGAAACAGGAAAATACTGTTAATGCTTACCAATAATAAGGACTTGTATTCACCACGTTAATTATTTATATTTGCAGTACCTCTTAACTCCTACTAAGAATGAAAAAACAACTGTTTGAAAACCCACTTACAAAATCGTGGTATCTCCAATTTGGAGGATCTCCTGCAGATGCTTACAGTTATTTGTTCGGTGGTAATACTCAAAATTCTCCTGATGATGTTGAAGATGTGGATTATGAAGAGGTAAATGATGAACCAGAATTTAAGAGTGGTGGTTGGATAAAAAAAGCTATTAAACATCCGGGACGTTGTACACCGGGTTCACCTAATTATGACTGCCCTAAAGGAAGTCCTCAGTGGAATCTTGCACAAAGATTTAAGCACGGTGATTTACATAAGAAAAAAGGTAAAAAGGAAATAGGTGGAGAACCTTGTATCGAGTGTGGAGATGGGTATAAGCAGGAAGGTGGAAGCTCTTCTATTTTTAATTATGGGCAGTTTCCTGCAATGAAAGAGGGGGGTGCTGCAGCTTACTTAAAAGCAATTATAGCGGGAGCAGATAAACATTTAAGTAAAAAGAAAACTGGGGGTTCAACTTCTCCGCAAGGAGTGAGTATGGATTCTTTTTTAGCTGATCGCAATAATGACTTTAAACAATACCTTGCTAACAATGCAATGCGAAAATTAGCAGAGGAAGAAGCAGATCATGTTTCTGCGGCACATGATATGTTTGTGATGGCATTTGGTGGGGTTCCTTACTTTGCTCAATTCGGTACTGAAATGCCTTTAACGCAATCAGATCCAAATCAAATGCAACCTAATGTAATGCCAGCGAGTTATATCCCTCCTGACCAGTTAGCTCAAGGAACTCCAGTAACAGGAGTACAGCCTTCAATGTTTGATGTAATGTCTCGAAATATGCAAGCAGCATCTATGGCTCGTAATCCTTTGTTTAACAAACAACCTCAGCAACAACAGCAAGGAAATAGTTTTTCGCAATTTTTGGGTAATAATGGAAAGCAAATAGGGGAAGGTATTATAGCAGGAGAAACACTTACTACAAGCTTTTTAAATCAAGCTGATCAAAATAATCAGTTGAAAAAACTGAGACAAAAAACAGATGCTGATTCTATTTTCACACCAGTGGGTAGCTCTCGTGGTGATTATGATGTGAATAGTGGAATGCTTAGACCGAATAAATATGTACCAGTTCAAAATCAGGGGTATAAAGAGGGTGGAGAATATATGATGTCTGATGATGATATCAAACGAATTATTGAGGCTGGCGGCGAAATCGAGTATTTAGACTAAAAATAAAAATGATTATTTCAGGAATATATAAATTTACTAATCTAATAAACCACAGAGTTTATATAGGAAGTTCTGCTGATGTTTATTATAGATATAGAAATCATGTTTTTGGAAATAGATTCAGTAAACCTTTAAGACAGGCTCTTTTAAAATATGGAATAGATAATTTTAAATTTGAAATTCTTGAGATTATTAATAAAAAAGATTTTGTTACTATTGAATTATTTTGGAATAAATTATATGAAAGAGAACAGTTTAATTTAGATTTATTATTTGCTAAAGAATATATTGATTCAAATGGAAAAGATAAAAGATTTCGTGAATTGACTTATAACTTGAACCCGAAAGTGATTGGAGGAGGTGGTTCAAAATGGACTGAAGAGTCGAGAGAAAATTTAAAGAAAAAATTTAAAAAAGAAGGTCATATTTGTTTAGGTAGGAAATTTTCTGAGGAAAGTATAAATAAAATGAAAAATACTTTTAAAGAGAGAGGTGTTTCTGTTGGAAAAAATAATCCTAATTACGGTAAAAAAACAACCAGAGAGAAAAAAGACAGGGTAATTACATCATTTTTAAAAAGTGGAAAAGCATTTCCTTTTTTGGCAATAAATAAAGAAACAGGTTTTACAAAATTATTTGTTAGCACAGAAAGTTGTGCGGAGGAATTAAATGTTTGGAAATGTCAAATTAAAAGATGTCTTTCTGGTAAGTATAAATCGGCTGGAGGATTTGTGTTTAAGCGTGCTGAAATTCAAGATGAAGCTTGTATTGAAGAAAAAGATATTGCTATATTAAAAGAAGCAGGTATTGAATTTGAATATGTAGATGATATTATTTATTAAATAATAAAATGAAGAAAGTTAAATTAATTAAAGCTGCAAATGGTTTGCAAACTCCGGCATTCGCTACAAAAAACGCTAGTGGATTTAGCGCAGGTAATAAGCAATTTAATTATCCGGTATACCCTGCACAATTTGCTGAACCGCTTCTTGGTGTTAAAAAAACAATTCAACCTGTTGACAGAGAAGACGCTACACTTGAGGCAGAGCGCGGAGAATACGTAGTTATGGATGCTGATAATACAGGTATGCCTACTAATTTTAAAATAGCTGGTAAACGACACAGTGAAGGAGGAACACCTCTTAATTTACCACCGGAGTCATTTATTTTTTCTCGTGATAAAAAAATGAAAATTAAGGATCCTTTAATACTGAAACAATTTGGTATGGGAGGAACGGGTTCGGGTTATACACCAGCAGAGATTGCAAAAAAGTATGATGTTAATGAATTTAGAAAAGTTTTAGCTGATCCTAACTCGGATAAAATGCAGAAAAAAACTGCTGAGTTAATGATTAGTAATTATATGGAGAAATTGGCTAAACTCGCTTTAGTTCAAGAATCAATAAAAGGATTTCCACAAGGTATTCCTACCATTGCGTTGCCTTATATGCAGGCTAATAATTTTAATCCTGCAGATATATTTTCTGTTCAGGGAGATGAAGCAGAACCTGATCAGGAGCAAGCACGTTATGGTATGAATGTTATTCCAGAAATGTATAGAGATAAACTTATGCAATTTGGTGGTGGTGCCGGGATTAGTTCTTACAATAAAGAAATCCCTATGTTTCCGATCGGAGGAATAGGACCAACTACTCCTGAATCGGCAGGTATTGGAGATCAACCAAAAAAGGTAGAGCAAGTTCCGGAAGGATTTCAACATTTAAAAACGGAAGGTAGTAGAGAGTACTATCAAGTTAAAGGTAAAACAATTGATCCTGCTAAACCAAATACAACACAAACTTCTGATCCTAACGCATACTTTGAAACTATGAAAAAACAAGTTATGGAAGGTGTTAGTCCGGATGACTTGGTTAATAAAGGGTATATAACAAAAGATAATGCATCAAAGCTTTCTCCTTTTTATAAACAGAAAACCGTTTATGTAGATAAACCTGAACAAACAGTTCCTGCAGCACCGGCAACAAATCCTGCAAATTATAATCCTGCAACAAGTAGGGTTTCTACATTTCAGCGCGTTTTTACAAACAATGATCCGAATTATCACACATATAAAGTTCCAAATTTGAACGGTCAGGATAATAAGAGTGAGACTAGGTATTTTCATCCAAAGACAGGTCAGGAGTTAGATATGGATTTGATGGTTAAGAATAAAGGGAATATTGATAATTCAGTTTATACTGATCCAAATAGAAATTTAGATTACTATAGAGGTATTAGTAATCGCGGCACTGGTAATAGCACAATGCTTCCAAATAATCCTAATAGTAACACAGTAGTTACTGCAGCGCCAGTTAATAATGGTACGACTAAAATTAACGCGAGTCAAGGTTTTAAATTTGGTGGTGAACAGGCTCCGGAAAATAATAAAGGACAAATTGATATTCAATATCTTCCCAATAGAAAAGACGGTGGTGAAAGTAATTTTCAATTACCAAAATTAGCTGGTGGTGGACCTCCAGATGGGACACCTACATATGACGCGGGTGAAAGAGCAGTATTGAAAAAAATATTTCCTAATGCTGTATTACCAGAAGATATTGTAGAATCAAAACAACAAAAATCTGGAGTTGGTTATGGTAGATTCGATAAAAAACAAGCTGATAAAAACTGGGCATGGTATGGTAAACCTATAGATTGGGAAAATAAAGAAGAGGTTAATAATGCTCAAAATGCTTACAATAAAAGGTTGTACGATAAGATTATGGCTGCTAAGCATGATCCTGATTTTGCAAATAAAGTTGTAAAGAGAATTGGTTTTGATCCGGACAGTAGTGGACCAAATAAATTAGATAGTCTTGCAGGTAAATATACTGAAACGAGAGTTGATTTAGATGTACCCCCACCTGAAAAAGTTGCAGATGCTGTTGCAGCAGCACCTGTTGAAAGAGGAGCTCCTCCTATTAAACCAAACGCTTTAAAGGTACCACAACAACAAGAAGATCCTGCTAAAGTTTGGCTTCAGGATATTGTAAAAACTGCAGGTGCTTTTGGTGATAGATATCGTATTAATAAATATTTACCATGGCAGGCTACCTTTAATCCGGTTACTGTAGATCCTACTTTTTATGATCCTACAAGAGAATTAGCAGCAAACTCTGAGCAATCAAATATTGCATCAACTGCAGCAGGAATGTTTTCTGGACCACAAGCTTTGAATTCTCGATTAACTGAAATTCAAGGGCAAGGTGCTAAAAATGCGGCAGATATATTGGGTAGATACAATAATGAAAACGTTAGTGTAGCTAATCAATTTGAGGGTATAAATGCTAATATACTTAATAACGCAAATGAAATTAAAGGTCAGCAGGCTACTAATCTTTTTGATAAAACTACAATAGCTAATCAACAGTTTGATAACGCTAAAGCTATGGCTCGTCAAAACCTAAGACAATCTTTTATTTCAGCGATAACAAATAGAGCACAAACGCAAGCATTAAACAGCATGTATCCACAGTATCAGGTGGATCCTTCTTCAGGAGGTTTAGTTCATTTTACTAAAGGTAAAAAGTTAAGTCCGAATGCTGGTAAACCAACAGACGTAATGGATGTGGCTCAAGAGTATCTTAAAAAATATCCTTCGTTTTCTCCACAGCAAGCTTTTGAAGCAGCTAAGGTGAGTATGGGTGTTCATTCTGCAGCTAATCCTCAAGATGAGTGGATGAAAAATTATCAGGCAACAAGTGCTGCAGCTGGTCAATAAATAGTATTATCACCCAATAAACTATTTTTTGTATCTCAAATAACTTTAAAATAGTTTTGTATAATTAAAATGATATGAGTACATATATTGCTGGCATAACAGACTACATCCCCCAGATTCAAGACTTTCATCCGGACTTGAATCTTTATTCGAACGTTTTACAAAGTAAGCAATCGCAATATGATACTGCCCATAAACAATTAAATAGTATTTATGGTACCGCTTTGAATTCTCCGATGATAAGAGATTCTAACATTGAGCGCCGCGATAAATTTTTTAAAATGATAGATCAGGATGTTAAGAAAATATCCGGTTTAGATTTATCTAAAGAAGAAAATGTAGATGCTGCCATGCAGGTTTTTAAACCGCTTTATGATGATCAGTATATCGCTAAAGATATGACTTTCACAAAGCAGTTGCAAGGAGAAATGAATCGTGCCGAAAACTTTAGAACTTGTGTCGATCCTGATAAGTGTGGAGGTCAGTACTGGGAGGGTGGTGTTAGAGCTTTGAAATATAAAGCAGAAGAATTTAGAAATTCCAGTGATGCTGAGTCGTTAAATGTTAGTGCACCTAGGTATACACCACATGTGGATGTTATTGGTAAAGCTTTTAAAACAGCAAAAGATATGGGATTCAATATAACCAAAACTGATACAAAAGGTGGTTATATTGTTACTCATAAAAATGGTGAGGCATTGAGTGGTCCTTTATATAATTATTTTGTAAGTAAGTTTCAAGAAGATCCTGCAGTTCAGGATATGTATAAAACACAAGCTTATTTAGATAGAAAAGATTTTGCTAAATCAAATGCTTTCCAATACGGAGATGAAAATGCAGCTGAGCAAGCTTATTTAAGAGAAGCTTATTCTCAAATTGAAAAGGCTACACAAAACGAATTAAAGCAATCTCAAAAAAATTCAAAATTACTTGATTCTAAAAAAAGTATTATTAGTGATAAAATAAACAACAGTGGTGGTGTAAATGAAGATGATGCTTTAGTAAATGCTTATATGGCATTACAAGATGAGCAAGGACAAAATGAAGCTACTGTTCAATATCACGATAAAACATTAAACATTTTAGATAAGAATTCTCTTGCGGGAATGGATATTAAAGGATTAAGACAACGTGTAGATGGTGCTGTAGCTAATCATAAGTTTTTTCTTGATATGAAGGGTGCTGCAGATAGCTACTCTCAATTAAATAGTGAAGAAAAATATGAAGCTGATCCTTTTGCTTTGAATGCTCAACAACATAAATATGCTGTTGAATTAAAACATATAGATCAAGGTTTCCAAGCAGAAAAATTAAGAGCAGAACAAGAATTTAGTTGGAAAATGGCTGTTGCTAAAGGTCAAATTGTTTCTCCGGTAAATAGACAAGCAGACTATGTTGCTTCAGGTAATCAGGCGGGTACATCAACAAGTGCTGCAGCTTACGATGAATTGCAAGCATATCAACAAAAGAAAGCAGAACTTGGTTCTAAAGTTACAGGTGCAGCAGGTGAATATCTTAAACAAGTTTTCAATTACTATACGGAGAAAATAAAAAATGAACCGAATGGTGCTTTGCATTATAAAGAACAATTCAAAAAAATATTTGGAGAAGCTTATGATCAAACAAAACATACGGAAATTGAAAAATTAAAATCATATAATAATCCGGGAGATTTGTATTCTAAAGCAAGTGCAACTACTTTGGAAGATAAAAAAAGTAATATAATTAGTAATCAGGATTATGTACAGTGGGAACCTTTGAGAAAACAGATCAAAGATAATTCTGAAGTTTATAGCACTTTTGCAGAATTGGGTAAAGAAAATAATCAATCAATTAAAAACTATCAAGAAAACAAATTAACCGGTGATGATAAAAAATCTTGGAATTTATTTTGGAAAGAAGATGGAAGTTATGTTTCTCAACCTGAATATGAAAAACGATTAAGAGAAGCTATTTCTTATGGTGCAATTGCGAATCATGGACAGGATCCTGCAAACCTTTATAATAAACAGTTAGAGCTTTATAAAAATACTTATAGAGAAGGTTATAAAAAAGGAACTACTGGTGGTGCAGATGTACCGCTAGTTAAAAGTTGGCAAACTGCTCCGGGTATGGCTGCTTATGCTGAAGGTTTATCTTCAAGATTAATGTCTGGACACATAGATGCCGCTGATAAAGCAGATCCTATGTTTAAAGATTTTTCTAATGCTACAGATGCATTTTTACAAAATGGCTCTGTATTGGTTTCTCCGGGACCCGTGGGTACATCTGAGCAGGTAGCAACAATAGCAAAGCTTCCTGAAGAGACGAAAGACAAGATGAGTCAAATTGCAAGAACGTTTATAGAGGATGCGCGTAACGTTAGTTATAAAGCAAGTGATCCTAATAGACCTATTGCGAAATGGGAGCATGCAGCTGTAGCAGGAAACGACCCTAACATGGTTGCCATTACTGTTTATCCGAATGAAGGATGGGCTAAAAAATATGAAGGTAATTCGAAAAACCCGGGTATTACGTGGGATAAGAGTTTGTACCAAAACGGTATAACTATTTACATGAATAAGGATGCCGTGAAGGGGAATGCTTTCTTTGGGAAGCTAGAGCAGGGGAATTATAAAACAATGCTTAACATTAAACCGTACACTGTTAATCAGTATCCGGAAGGTGGTCAACTACAAGTTAAATCTACAAGCGGTGGTTATGAAGTACAAGGGCATTTGAAAACATTTGATAATGGTAAACAAGTTGTTAAACCAATTAGATATGCCTTACCTTTAGATGCTGATCCTGATCAATTTATTCCTGTTTATGAAAAGAAATTAAAAGAGGTACAAGATGTGAATTTTAATATGGAGCGTATGTGGAAGAGTTCGTTCCCCGGACCAGTTAAAGATGTTAAACAAGTGGATGCTCTTTCTCAAGCTCAATAATTATGGCAGAACCAGTAGAAGAGAATACACCCGACAATAAAAACCCTTTGTCACAGGAAAAAATACCCGTTCCTGCAGACAATCTTGTTAATTATGTTAAGACCCAACAAACAACCACTCCGGTAAACGAAAGGGTTAATTCTGAAGTAGCAGGTGATTATCAGAAAGGAGCTAAACCTGCCCCGGCAGATTTTTCTACAGAAGCTCATGTAAATGCGGTTTCTGATTTTTTTAAAAATACTGCTGATTGGGCACCTGATAAATTAGCTTACTCGAAACCATTTACGTATGGTGCGGGTTGGCGTAATATGAATTTTGACAGGTATTATGCATCGTCTGGTTTTAAAAAACTAGGTTTTGATCCTTATGCTGATAATGAAGCCGTTTACAATAAAAATACTTCTTCTTGGGCTGATATGAATCGCGCGCTTCCGCAAATTGCAAAAGGCGCGTGGTTAGGTTTTAAAGGTATGCTTACACCATGGTCTACGGATGAAGATGCTGATAAGCAACAAAAGATGTTTGCTATTGGTTCTTCTAGTCGTGGAGGTGTGTCAGGGTTTGTAACTAATTTGGGTTTGAATGCCGGTTACACGTTAGGTATAATTGGTGAGGCTGTAGGTGAAGAAGCTTTGTTAACTGCTGCTACTATAGGTTCATTGGGTACGGCTAGTGAAGCTACACTCCCTCTTATGGGTGCTGAGGCTGCTCGTGCTGGTTCCAGAATCTATGAAGGATGGAAAGGGTTAAACTCGGTGAAGAAAGCATTTGATGCTGTTAAAACAGCTAATGATGCTAGAAAATTATATGAATTAGCTAAGACAGGAACAAAATCTGTTGCTAAATGGTTACTGCCTGCAGAAACTGCAACTTTTACTTATGATGCACTGAAGGGGTTAAATGGTATAGATAAACTAAGCACCTATGCAAAAATTCACAAAGGAGTTGGTAGTTTTGTTAGAGATTTAAGAGAAATAAAAGCTGTAGCTTCTGAATCGGAATTAGAAGGTGGTTCAGTTCAAACAGAAAGAAATGAAGAGTTGATTCACAAGTTTTTCGAAAAAAACGGTAGACTTCCTGATGAGGATGAGTCTCAGAAAATATTTGAAAGTGCAAAAGAGTCAGGGCAATTAACAGCATGGTCAAACATGCCTCTTATTTATTTATCCAACAAATTTGTTTTAGATAATGCGCTTAAAGGTTTCAAACCCCTAAAAGCTTTGTTTAGAGAAGAGGGTGAACTTCCGGGAACCATTATCAAGGACCAAGCAGCGAAAGCAGCCGGAGAGAGTCCATATAAAGCTGTGAGTGGTTTTTCATTGGCAGCAATTAAATCTGGAATCAAACCTTATAGTTTATTGAAAGGTTCTTTGCGTTATGGTACAGCAAATTTAGCTGAAGCATTACAAGAAAGTGCACAGGAAGTTGTTTCTTCTGCATATAAAAATTATTACGATAAAATTTATGAAGATCCTGAGCTGGCTGGTTCACGTTCATTAGCTTCTTCGTTTGCTAAAGGGATGAATGATCAATTTACATCTCAAGGGTTTGATACATTTGCTTCTGGTTTTTTTATGGGAGGATTAATACAAGGTCCTCAAAAAGTTCTATTTGAAAAAATTCCACAGGCTTTTCATAAAATAACAAATCCACAACAATATCAGGAATACAAACAGGCTAAGGAAAAGTATATCAACAGTGTTCTTGAAGCAATGAATGATGTTGAATTGCATCCTTCAAAATATGTTAACGCTATACACGAAAATTTTGTTAATCAAAAAAGAGCAGCTACTTCATTAACTGAAACAGAACAAGATGCAGATCGTAAGGCACATAAAGATGCACAGGATGAAGCTATTTTTGATCATGTATACACTTTATTAAGATCGGGTCACGAACATGTTCTTACTGATCAAATTAAAAATTTAAAAGAATTAAAACCAAACGAATTAGCTGAGGCATTTAATAGAGATGTAGATGACCATGATTCTGAAAATAAACCTTTAAATGATAAACTGCAGTCATTTGAAGATAAAATTGGTTATCTTAAAAAAAGATATGAAACTATTGAAAAGCAATTTCCTAATCCTTTTGATCCTAAAAAAATAAATCAAGAAAGGGATCCCGCTGCTTATGAAAACGAAGCAAGAAATAAAAATGTATTCGATTTTTATAAAAAACAGATTCTTTTCTCTCACTATACTTTTGATCGCACTTTAGAAAGAATGAGGGATATTACAGCAGACATTTCTGCTAGTAAACCTTTAGAGAAAGCTTCGCTAACAGATGTAAGTTTACTTTTTGATTTACCTTCAATGGGTGAAGAAATAAAAAGTCTTAAAACAGAACTTTCTGCATACAATCAAAGTCCTGAGATTTCTACTAAAAAAATAGCAAATCAAAAAAGAGAAAAATTAGAATCTTTACAAGATTTGCAGGATAGTATTCATGGTTATATAACTGCTTTAAAATTACGTTCTTCTGCTGAAGTAAAAGCAAGCGCAAAAGATCAAGCTGAACTTAAAGCTAAGATGACTCCGGGCACAAGAGTTATTACAAAAAAAGGAGAAAATTTAAAAATTAAAGGTGTTCACAAAGATGGTCAAAGATTAATTCTTGAAAATAAAAAACTTTACAATTTTAAAAGTTTAACGTTAGCTAAAGAATCTAAAGTTGAAAATTTTAATATGGATGGGTTTGTATCTGAACATCTATCAATATTAAAAGATTCTTTTGATGGTTACATGCGCCACTTAGCTAGTGCTTCGAATGATCATATAATTGATTCGAAAATAAACAGTGCTTTTGATAAGCTTAAAGATTATTATGCGTTGCAACATGAATCGTTTCAAATGGCAAGTGCTATAAATGCATTAACTAATCCCGAGAGAAGTCGTGAGATATTTGGTAGATATGTTGAAGCTAAAAAAATTCTGGATGCTCAGCGTCTTGAAAAATTAAAAAAAGCTTTAGAAGTATTTATGCAAAAAATGGAGCATAATGATTTACTTAATGCTTTATATAAAATTGGTGTTTATTTTGATCCTTCAGAAATAGATTCTTTTATCAATGATAATAAAATACCGGACGCTTTTTATGATGCAGTAACTTCTGGAAAAATTGAAAAATCTTCTGATAAATTTAAGGAGATAGAAAAGGTTCTTGAAAAATATAATAAAGTAGTTCGTCCGGACGTTGTTGATAAAATAGAAAAAGAAAAAATTCAAAAAGAAAAAGAGTTATTAAAATCTAAACAAACTCCTACAGGTATTATTTACATTAGCAGACATGGTTCTAATAGTGATGATGCAGCGGGTGTTGTTTCTGGAAGCACAGCTCCTCCTTTATCTGAAGAAGGTAAAGCAGAGGTAAGAAAAGAACTTAAAGCTATTACGGATGAAAATGTACAAAAAGTAGTTTCTTCACCAGTAGTACGTGCAAAAGAGTCTGGAGAAATTATTGCTAAAAATAAAAAAGCAGAATTAACTACAGATGATAGGTTATCTCCTTGGAATGTTGGAGATGAGCAGACAGGTTTTGCTAAAACACCGGATGAAGACTGGGATAAATTATCTGCTTGGTTTGCTAATAATCCAACTGAAAAAGTTTATGCTGGAGTTGATGTGGATAGTGAAGGTGTTAAGTTATCTGAAAAATATGCTGGTCACTCGATGTTAGAATCATTCGATGAACTTAAAGATCGTGTAATACCTGCAATTAAGGATATTGTTAATAACTCGCCAGATGACACAGCTGTAGTTACACACTCTAATATAACTCAATTAATAAAAGCTTATGCAGAGAATGGTAAAGTAAATAATGATAATTTAAACCAATTGTTTATAACAAGCCCTCCACTTAGAAATGGAGAATTGTTACCATTAGAACGTAATGAGATATCTCCACTACCGGCAGCAGTGGTTGTAACTACAGAGCAAAGCAAAGAGGTTCCTTTTGATTTGGTGAATAAGTTAGAAAATATCACCAATGGTGAAGAACTTAAAAACTTTGAAAAAGAAATTATATCTAAATTGGCTAACTATAAAGAAGCAAATAAATTAGGTTTAGATGCTGATGCTATAGGACTTTTAATCGAAAGAAAAAAACAAGAGTTAGCAACCTTGTTTAGTTATGATGATGTAAAAGTTGGAAATGTTTTAACCATGGTAGATCCTAGATATGATTTAATGATTGTTCTTTCTAAAACAGCTAAAGAAATAAAATTAAGAAAAGTAGGAGAAGAAACAGGACCTGTTTTGGTAGTTAGAAAATCAACTTTGCATAGAGATGTTAAATATAAATATAGTGGAGAAATGGATGCTACAAAAGGAGGACCTTCTACAGTGAGTGCGGAAGAAAGTAAAATTTCTGATGTTAGTATTGATAATATCAAAGATTTATCTGAAGATGAAGAAGCTTTGAAAGAAGCTGAAACTAATGCTGTGAATAAAACTCCAGACCAATTAAAACAAGATTTAATCGATAAATTAGGATGTAAATGATAAACTGTGCAATTTCTAAAGAGCAACAACAAGCTCTTTACTCAATAATATACGGAGACCTATTAAAAAATCCTGAATCCTTTTCAGTAGAAAATTATATCCGTGGTATATACAGTATGATTAATGCTGCTAGTAACAATAGCAACATGGCACTGGATTATGCTCGTTTGGTCCCTCATTATTTAAAAATTGCAGCAAGTAGAAATTTTGATATTGATGACTTTTTATTAGATAAAGTAGATCCTAAAATTTTAAATAATCTTCGTCGTGAATTCAATGATGATATAAAAAATGTAGAAAAATACATTACCGGAGAAAAAGATGTTTTACAAGATTTAAAAGAAATTGAGCAGGAAGTTCAAAATGAATCTCTATCTACAGTTAAACAAGAAGAAATTCCTGAACCTTTACCAGCGGCAACTCCTATAGAAACAAGCTTATTATTATCTGATAATTCATATGAAACTCCGTACAAAGAAGCAGAGGAAATATCTCCTGATTTGAAGATGTATTCAGATTTAAAACGTCGTATTATCAATAACGTTCAGGAAGATGGAAGTGCCGTTATTCCGGAAGTAGGAAGAGTTTGGTTACGAGTTATGTCTACAACTTCTATTGAAGAAAAACACATGACACCAGATACTGTAAAATTAATACAGCAAGCTACAGAAAAAAGAAAAGCTGAAATTTTAGATGCCCATAATAAAGGGGCTGCAGTATTTGTAACAAGAGGTGATGGAGAATTAATTTATTTTGATAAAGAAGGTAAAGCTACCTTTTCTGATAATGGTAAACCGGCTTACTACACTTTTATCAACCCTAAAGTAGATGATAAGGGAGAAATAATTGTTCAGAATTGGCAAAAAGAAATTATTGATAATATTTCAAAAAATCAAAGAATATCTAAGGAAGAAGCGCGCGCGGTTTTTGTACGTCAGCTTAAAACTTTTAAAGCTATTCGTGAATATGTAAATAAAAATCCAAAAGATAATTCAGTTAAACTTAATTTGACTGGAGGTTACTTAGGAAGATTAGCAAAACCACTTGGAGATCAGAAAAATAATTTATCTGCTTTTAATTTTAAAGATACTATATTTTTTCCAAGACAAGGTGTAGAAGCAAAAGGAGAAAAAAATAATCGTTATTATTTTGATTTTCAAGGTGTGAGTGGTGTTCCGATCGAAAGACCTCAATTCACTCCTGATTTAGCTACCAAGTTATCTTCTGTTTTATTTGATCCATTAAAAATTGAAACACCAATGGGATTGGTTAATATTTCAATTCCAGAAAGAATCCAATTATTTAAACAATTTGTTTTAACAGGTGCAGATAGAATAGGAATCTTTCCGGATAACTCAGGCACAGGTATCACCTTAAAAAAATTCGGTCGTAAGATTGAAGGTAAAACGCAGGATGAACTTAAACAAATAGTTACAGATTATTTAACCAGATTAGTTCCTACAAGAGAAATTACTTCAGAACAAGCTAAAGGTAAAACTATTGTAGATAACTTAGACAATCCTGTTTTAGGTCAGGTTTATAAGCACACCAATGATAAAAATGCAGAAAGATTTTTTGTTATTGAACCTGTGAGACAAAATATTGTGAATGATTTATTAAAATCAAATGAGTATACAGATTTTGATATAAAAGATGGAATTATAAAATCAACAAAAAAACCTTATTCAGAATATATTCGAAATAATTTCTTTATAAATTATCCTTTACATTTAGATGGTGATGGTAATTTACAAACGTTGAACGCTTATTTTAATTTTCAAGTATCAAACGAAGAAAAAAATAAAGCGGAAGGTAAGGATATTCGAAAAGAAATTGTTGAAAAAGCAAAAACCGAAACTCCTAAAGAAAGCGGTGTGTTAGCTCCGGTAACTACTGCACAGAAAACAGTAGAGGTTATGAAAGCAATGAGCGCGCGCGATAAGCTTATAAAACTAAAACGAGATAATCCGGATAAGTTCAATAAATTATTTGGGCAGAAAACTTTAGAAGCTACTTTAGAACAGATTGATGAAGCTAAAAATTGGTATGAAGCACACCCACTTAGTTCTCATTTTCCATTTGAGCAAGCATTCAATATGGTTAATATTGATAATCCTAATTCGATAGCCACATGGCAGATGAACGGAATTACTTTATTTAAAGGTGCAGACTATTCTGATTTGTATCATGAAGCTTGGCATGGATTTACACAATCGTTTTTAACTCAAGATCAGAAATCTGATTTGTATAATGAGGTAAGAAGAAAATCAGGTTCTTTCACTGATTATAATGGTAATCGCGTTTTATTCTCTAATGCAAAAGATTTACAGGTAGAAGAATACTTAGCGGAAGATTTTCGTGAGTATATGTTGAAAGGTCAGAAATCAGAAAAAGGTGCATCATCTCGCAATAACATATTTCAAAAAATATGGAATTTCTTGAAAACACTTTTTGGAGTAAACAATGTATCTGAAATTGCTCTGGATGAAAAAGCAAATAAAACCATTAAAGATCTTTATGAAAAGTTAAGAGTAGGTGATTTGAATGATTTTACATTTGCTGTAGAGAATAGAAATTACGATACATTAAATAAAGGCATTCAACGAATAAATAGAGAAGAGCCGGAAGCTTCTTTAAATTATGAAAATTCAAAATTAATTTTTGATACTGTTGATTCTTTATTTTCTGAAGCCGCTGATATTTTTAATAGTGGATTGACTGAATCTGAATCTTTAGAAAAAGCTTCTCTTGAAAGTAAGGTTGATAAATCACCAGCAGAAAACGGTCGTTTACAAGAATTAAAAGGTCAGCAAACGTACAAATATGCTTCTACGCTATTTAATACTGTAGGTGGTTTACAAGCAGCTTATTCGCATGCTCAATTAAGATTAGCAGAGCAAAGAAATCAATTAGCTGAAAAAGAAGTTACTCCTGAAATTCAATCTAAGATTGATTTGTTAGATTATGCTTTACGAAATTTTGGTGACGTTGAAAATATTTCAAAAAATAAAGAAGATGCTGGAGTAATCGGTTATCACTTGTTCAAATCAGAATTTTTAGGTGAAGATTTACGTGATGAAATAAAAGAAGATCAGGAGTCAGAAAATCGTGAAGAAGAAGGTAAAAACTTTTATGATCGTGGAGGTAATGAATTATCAATTTTTGATTTAGCTGCCCGTGAAATTCTTTATATGATTAAAGGTTTGCATAAAACAGACCCACAAGGAAAAATTGAATATAATAAATTAGGTTTACCGGAACTGGTTCCTTTCCGTGAAACAACTGCACATATCGCGAGAACTGTTCAAAATATTTCTACAGCTGAAAAAATGTATGATGCTTTGAAGAAAGAAGGTGAAAGCTTCCATCCAATAAATCAATTGTTAGGAAAGTTAGGTCCTGTTTCTTATCAGGGTCAAAGTGATGCTGAGGTAGATAACTGGACTAAATTCTGGCAAACATTTAATAAGTATCGAATTCCTCTTGTTCAAATGAATATGAATGAGGTTAGGAAAGATGAAGATGGTAAAGAAATTCCTGTTCGATATGAAGTTAAAATTGGTAATGCAAATGCAGATTTCAGAAAGGTAGGTCAGAGATGGGAAGCGGAGTTTGCTATCGTTCAAAATAATCCCTATATCGCAAATGACGAACGTGGTAATTATCTGGACACCGAAAAGTTGTTGGGTAAATATCCTGATCGGAATTCGGTTAATGGTAAAGAGTTTGAATTCTTTAGAGACATGGGTATAAATTTAAAGAATACCAATGTAGTTAAAAAGGCTTTAGAGGATGCTGTAAGTAAAGGAGAAATTAAAGCTCAAGGATTCTATGATAATTTGAATAAACTTAAAGAGAAGGGCGTAACTATCCGTAATTTAGGTATTATATCGTCAAGTAACGATAAGCTTGGCATCAAGGGTGAGGGTGGTAACTATAAAAAGTTACAGGAGCTACAGGGAAGATACTCTGATGAGCAATCCGACTTTATGGTGACGAATGCTGCCGGTGATCCTCAATCTGAGTTTTCACAGAACACAACCTTGACACAGTTTGTTAAAAAAATGAACGAGGCTTCTGATTGGCAGGAATTAATGCAGGATCCGGCATCTCAACATTGGAACTTCATAAAGAGCGAAAGAATCAACGCTCCTTTTAACCCTTTTACTAAACGATCTATATGGATTAATTCCATGTTTAATTTTGCTGTGCCCGGGGGCATGCGAAAAGGTCCTAAATTAAATATTCAAAATTTAAGTGGTGTTACCCTTTTAAAAGACGGTGAAGCACAAGGTGAGGGTGTTATCTCAACAGATGCGGATGAGTACACTAAAATGATTTTGGATTTGCATTTGATGGTTGAAAAAGGAATGCCCGAGCTACCACGACATGCAGGTAAAAAAACATCATTATCGGTATTTGTAGGAAATGGTGGATTATATGTAGATACTGATAAATTTATTGATTTAGATAATCGTAATGTAGGGATGTCTGAAGCAGTTGATATGATATTTCCTTATTTAAAATCAGAACTTGAAAGGGTTAAAGAATGTCGTACATTAAGTAATTCGGTTCAACAGTATGATTTTGATTATTTAAAAAGAGGTTCGAAATTAGTTTACTTTGATTATTTAACTGATGAATTAAAAGATCAGTTGTATGGTTTCACCGGTGATGTTGATTCTTTTTTTGAAACTGAAGATGGTGTGGAATTAGCTAGAAGGGCTAAAAACCAAATGGCAGATTATTTCCAAAAGAAGTATGAAGAAAATAAATCAAAATTAAAACAAGCTCAGTATGTATCTTCAAGTTTGATAAATGATGTTAGAAATACTGCTGTTAAAAAAGGAGTGCCTGCTAAGTATATCACAGATATTGCTTTGATTGATGCAATTGTGCGATCATTTACATTGAATGCTTGGATACACAATATGGAATCAACAGTGGTGCTATATGGTGATATCGCTTTATATAAAGATTTTCATAAAAGAAATGCTGCTATAAATTCTACAGGAGATGTTTTAAGAACAGATAAAGAATTTATTGATTATCTGAATAAATCAAAAGAAGAAGGTGGATTTGGTGGAAAAATGTTTGCAGCTACGCGAGGAGTTTCTCAAGAAAATCGTTTGTATAATGGTATATTAAATACAGCGATTATGGAAGATGTAGAAGTTGCTTCTGTATATCACGATGAATATAATAAAGCAATCAAGTCTCCTGTAATAGATGCAAAATATGGAGATAAAGGAGTTAATGAAGCTGATGCTGCAGCATTTGTTGCATTTGATTCATATCGACTTTTTAGAAAATCTTTAAGTAAGTGGTCTAATGAGCAGGAAAGAATGTATCAGAAAATCGTTAAAGGTGAATCTATAAATCCATCTGAAGTAACAGAAACTTTCCCTACAGTTAAAATGGGTTACGATGGTCCTATACAAAATGCTCACTTGCCATTAGTGGCTCTGCATAAATTCGCTTTATTCCCACTAATTCCAACAGTTATCAAGGGAACTAATTTGGAGAAGCTGCATGATAAAATGATGCGTGAGGGTATAGATTATGCAACTTTTAAATCAGGATCTAAAGTAGCTACAATAGTTACAAAAGATAAACCAGATAAACTTTATACAGATAATAAGCTTCGTACTTTTAATGAAACACCTTTTACTCCAAACAGAGTATTTGCAGATTACCTTAAAGATCAAGTTGAAGTTTCTTCTAAGTTTAAAAAGAAAATTTCTTTTTTCTCTCAGTTAAGAAAATTAATTGATAACGGTTTAATGGAATCAGGTGTTCCTACGGATTTCAAATTAGCTTTAGATGTAAATCAACGTCGTGAAGACTGGGATAAACTAAGCGAGGCTGATAAAGTAAAAACATCAAAAAACTATTACTTACGTCAAAACTTTGTAAATAAACTTAAAGAGCTGGGTGAAGTAAAGAAGAGAGAATTGTTTCATGAGATGGGTTGGAAAATGGATAAAAACGGTAAACCAACCGGTGATATCAAACCATTGATGGAAGTGGTTTCTCGTGAGTTAAGTAGACGTGATCTGGCAGAACATGAAATAGGTTTTATTCAAATATTACCTAATGGTAAATTAAAACACAGTTTAGATTTATCGCAGTCTTCAGATAAAATTGAAGCAGTGTTAATGGCTATTGTAAACAAACGTTTAGTTCGTTATAAAGTTAACGGAGAGCAGCTTGCTCAAGTGTCGGCAGCAGGGTTTGAAAATCTTTCTTTTGCTTATGGTCCTGAACGTAAATTTGAAAAACCAACAGCTGAAGATTTAGCTAAATACGGAACAAATGATTTACCTACATATCATATAGGATCTAACGGTAAAATATCTGCAGCTAAAGTAAAAATAGCAATCCAAGGTGACTTTAAAAAACTGTTGGGTCTTCCTGAAGTCGAACAAAAGGCTTTTTCGAGTGGCATTTCACGTAGGGAAGCTTTAAACGATTTATTGAAGGACGAGAACTGGTTGAATACAGGAGATAACCGTAAGATGGTTACAATGACCGGGGCACGTATTCCTACACAGGGAATCAACTCTATGGAGTTTTCGGAGGTATATGAATTCCTTCCGGAAGAAGCGGGTAACATAATTATAGCGCCTACTGAGATTACCTCAAAATCTGGTACCGATTTTGACTATGACAAGTTACCGATGATGATGCCTAACATAGCAATTGTCAACAATAGAATAGCTTTAGCTAAACAGTATACTCAGAAGGAAGCTAGGGAGATGTATGATACTTTGTTGAAGTATAAAATCAATGAGGCTACCCTTAATGGTTTAGACAAAAATGAAGTCTTTTCATTGATGAAACCGGGGGTTTTCTTTGAGTTTGAGCAGGCAATGATTAGGTTGTTTGGTGATTCTTATATGGAGGACCTTAAAGCAATTGTTAAAGAAGATTATAAAATTCCTGAATTTGAGGAATTCTTTGAGCGTTTAAACGGTACAAAAGCTATCGAGAATCAAATTATTACAGCTATACGTGAAATATTAGAGCAGCCTGAAAATCTAGGTAATTTAATAAGACCTAACGATACAGATTTGGTTAAACCTTTAGCAGATCAAATGAAGCCTTTAGTTTCAGAATTTGACAGAAAACAGGGTGCAGGTTCGCATGTGCTGGAATACCTTTACAATTTAGCGGTCCATCAGGCAAATAGCGTTGGTAAAGATACTTTAGGTATAGGTGCGGTGGATAATACCTATAATACAATTTTTAATGGTGTAGGTGCTTATTTGAATCCGCAGTATAAAATCGGTAATGCTAAGCAATCATATAGAACAGAGTTATTGTTACCGCATAATAAATTAATGGTTAAAGGAAAACCTGTGGTATCTCTTTCGGGTTTAAAAGATGCAGCTAATGAAAATAGTATTTCTGAAATTATATCTCAGCTAATAAATGGTTGGGTGGATGTAGAGAAAGATGATTGGATTAGTAATATCCAAGGTAATAAACAATTGGCACCAATCATGTTGTATTTGATACAAGCAGGTGTTCCTTTGAAATCAGTTGTTTATTTTATTTCACAACCATTGGTTAGGGAGTATGTAAAACAACAAAAACTTTCTAAAAGTACTTTCGCAAAACCTTTAGGAAAAGCGCCGGCTAATCCTTTATGGTATAGAAGAAAAGCTTTAATGAGTGTATTGGAAAATCCTACTTTTGGTTTTGATATAGAAAAAAATAAAGATGGAAACATAACAAATAGCACTTTATATAAAAGCACTTTGCGTTATGCAGAAGGTATAAAAGATTTTTCTGAAAAAGAACTTTTTGATGGTATTAAAAATAAAACAGGAGAATATACAGATAGAGAAAAAGCGGCATTTCTTCATTTTATAGAAGTTGAAAATATTACCAAAAAGCTTCTGGAGTTAAAAATGGCAACTAACGTTGATACCAAACCGACTAGAACACTTCACGAAGCACAAGCTAAAGTACTTCAGGTTAATAAATTAAAAGGTGATAACGCTGTTCCGGGAGAGCTTATAGATAAGATATTAAATAATTCAGCTGTAGGTGCTTTTTATACACAAGAATTTGCACTTGATTTATTTGGTAAATTATTTCCTATAAAAAACAACAATGAAGTAAATGAGTTTATTGCATCTGTGCCTTTCGGTGAAACATTATCTTCTTTATTTTCTACACAAGAACAATTTGTAGAAGCTTTTAGAAATGATTTGATGAGTTATATTTTTCAAAATCAGGTCCGTCAGTTTGATCTTGACAAGGTTGATAAGAAACAAATAACTAAAGATTTTGAAGATCGTATTTATACTACAGAAGAGTATGAGAAAAAAGGTTTAGCTAAACTTAATGATAATACTTTTTTACTTGCTAAAGAGTATGGGCACTTTGTTTCAGAACGTGATTCTTTGCGTAGTTTAAATGATGAAAAATCTGTAGAAAATGATTTTGACTATATAAACTTATTAAACAAAAACACCTTTAATCCTAAAAATAAAAAAGAAGGTGAAAGTATTCAGGATTTTGAAGTTCGCATTAAAAAACTTTCTTATGAAGAATGGCTACGTGATAAAGCTCTTGATAATATATTGAACCCTTGGAAGTTATTTAAGTCTCATAGTAGCTATGCTGATCAATTTGTTCGCATAAGAAAACAGTATCCTAATTTAATTGATGATTACTCATTAATGAGAAATTTACAATTTAAAACAGGTCCTGCTGGCTACCGTAACTTAAAACTTAGTACAACAAAAATCGATGCTGATACAATAGAAGTATATCATGAAAACTTACAGAATTTATCTAACAAGTCTGTAATCAAAGTTAGTGATCCTGTAGCGAATGAATATATAAGTAACTTCTTTAGTAAGTTTCCTTTGGTTTCTTTTATGCAATCTGGGCAAAATATTAAATCTGCTTTCTCTTTGGGTCGTATAGTTCCTCAAGATACTTTTTTAAGAATCATGGAACAGCCTGTTAAAGAATGGATTGATAAAATAAGTCCTTCTGTATTGGTAGATTTCTACGATAAATTTTTAGTAGAAAATGCTAACAAAGCTCAGAGAATAAGAAGTAAAGATTATCTTAGCGATGCGACATTAGATAAACCAAAAGTGTTGCATAAAGGTGATCAACTTAGTATTTTTGATGAAGAAAACCTGAGTGAAAGTACAGAGAGGAAGATAAAAATGGAAGCAGAAATTGTGAAACCGGTAACAGATGGTGATGTTCAAGATTTTTTAAACCAATGTAATGTATAAAAGTATTTGTGATATAAGAGAACATGAGCCAGCGTTTGTTACGTTGGAAGCTCAGTTAATAGATAAATTAGGTCCAGAAAAAGGAACCTATGAAGCTGCGCGAGATTATCTGGAATATCAAGAGGTTAGACCTTTTGATGATGTTTTAGATAAGCTGAAGGATGAAATTTTTTCACCTTATGCTGAAATCTTAAAACAATCAAATCCTGCAAAAGCACCAGTAACTGTTGATTCTAAAAAAGCAAGTGTTGTAGCTGAACCTATAAATAAAGAAGCTTTGGATCAATTTAAAGCTGAGGTAAAACTTAATAAAAAAGAAGTGAGTGGTTTGCAAAAAGCAATGATTAATAAGAGAGTTGTTAAAGCTAATGGTAAGTTGGCTACTTCTTTTTACATTAAATATAAACAGGTAGGTCAAGCTGATTTATATACTTGGGAAGTTTTAGATTATGGTAAAAAGAACCAACAGGTTATCGCATTTAATCGTCAAGAGTTATTGGCAGCAAGACAAGTTGATTTTGATAATAAGGAGCTAACTTCAGCTGAAACAACCAATACGCGCGCGATTGAAATAGCTACTAAACTTGCAGATACTTTATCTGGGCAAACAGGAATTGCTTATAAAATTATAAATGAAAAGGAAGCAAAAGAAATAACTAAGGATGCTAAAAATCCTTGGGTGAATGAACCTGCCTTTTATGTGGGTTCTACTGTTTACTTTGTAGGAAATAATTTGACAACTAAAAATGCGCTACATGAATTTTCTCACCCTATTTTTAGAGCAATATCTGTAAGTAATCAGGAGTTATTTAAAAATCTATATAACGATCTTATAAAAACAAATGAGGGCGCTCGAATCGTGGAAAGCGTAAAGCAGAACTATCCTGATCTCGACATCAATGATAATTTGTTTGCAGAGGAGGTTTTAGTGCATGCTTTACAAAGTGTATCTGAAGATAAGAGACATGATGTGAAAGAGCCTAAAGGTTTTGCTAAAGCGATTCAGAATATATTATATTCTATCAAACAATTTTTACGTAAGGTATTTGGTCAACCGGTAAATGTAGCTAATCTCGATGTAGATACAACACTTGATCAGTTAGCTGATATGTTGGCTGCAGGTAAGAACTTTGATATTAAAACAGATTTAGTTAATCAGGATGATGTTACTGCTTATGTAAGAGATAATGAAACTTATATAAATGATTTATTAAAAATTGATAAAGCAGAACTGGAAGCACTTACGAATAGTTTTTTTGATAAAGTTTCTAAACAAATTCAGAAAGTAAAAAACAACGAGAATTATGCTGATATGTTGAACTTATTGGTTAATGAATATAAGACCGGTGAGCTTCAAAAAATGCGCGAAAATTTAAAACCTTATCAAACAAAGATATTGGAACGAATGGATGCATTAACAGATGAGGTAGAATATCAAAAAAGAAGTGCCTCTGCTTTATTAAATACCATGTTCCGTTTGCAAAATCTTACTGAAAAGGTAAGGGAGCAGCTTGTAGAAATTTCTAAAGATGTTGACAACAAAGATAATTTACAACGTGCTTTTTATTATAAACAACTTTTAGATTATTGGGATGATTTTACCAAGGAGGCTGATGAAAATTTATCTAAAGTATTTATAGATGTGAATTCTCCTTTATCCAGATTAGTAGGTCAACTTGGTCAATCAATAAAACGTTCTTATGATGTAATTGATTCTATTTATCAAAAAGGATCTAAAGATATTTTAATGGATGAACTTTCTTCATCTGCTAAAAAAATTGATGAAAAATATACAGAGATGCTTGCTACTTTAAGAACAAAGAATGCGCCTCAAAATATCATAGACAAATTAAATAAAGAATACGAAGAAGCTAAAATTACTCCGGATAAAATTGAAAAAGCTTTGAAAGGTCAGTTGAAGGATGCTAATGCAATAAGTTCTTTCTTGGAGGGTTATGGTTACAATACAGATCCTGTAGTAGGAGGTTTAGCGTTGTATGTAAAAAACAACATGACCGATGTATTAATTAAGTCTCAAAGAAAATTCAATGATTTTGCTGATGAGATGAAACCTTTGTTAGAGGCTGTAGGTTATAATCCTAACAATGTGGGAGAGCTGGGTAAACAAATTGGTTACAAAGATAAAGTAGGTTACACCGACGAAAATGGTGATTTTAAAGTACGTGAGGTTTGGAGATTTTTAAATAAGTTTAAAGGAAGTGATTTAGTTGAAGATGAGTATCGTTATAAAATAAAAACAGCTTCAGATAAATATGCAGAATCAGGTAGCGAAGAAGATAAAAAAGCTTTATACGATTTGCAATCAGAATGGAAAAATCATCGTACCGATTACTGGCATCAAGAATACGTTCCGCAATTTTATGAAAGATATAATCTTTTAGAAAAAGATGATATAGGTAAAGAGGCAGCGATGCTTCGTGATAATGTTTATGATGAAATGCGTCAGCTTACGGAATCTCCAACATCTGCGATGGATGATTTACAAGTATCTGATCAATTGGAAGAATTACACCGTCAGTTACGTCATTTAAAAGATGTGCGTGATGAGGGTGGTAGAATGAAAACAGGAAAAGATTTAGCAATTGCAGAACGATTAAAAGAATTTGATGAAGCAACTAAAGACTTTTATGAATGGAAAGAAATTCCGGATGCTTTTAAAAATGCATTAAGTGATTTTGAGCAAAAGTTAGTTAGTGAAGGTTATGAAAAAGGTAGTGATCAATATAAACTTTTACGCGAAGCTTGGTTAGAAAAAAATACTCGTCGTGTGGCTAAACAAGAATTCTGGGATGAGATGGGATCTATATCTACTAAGATAAAAGATTTATTGTCAAAGCTCCCTGTTAACGAACAAGCGAATTTAGATATATCAGGTGCATTGCAGGAAATCAAAGAAGTGATGACTGGGTATAAGGATGGTGAGGGTCAACCGGTGGGTGATGAAATGGACCCTGAGCGTTTGGAAATTATAAAACGTAATCAGGAGAAAATTATGAATGCTCAAGATAAGTTAGCTAAACTTTCCGGTTTAACTAAGGCAGAGCAATTTGAATTAAATGAAATTTATGACCGTTTAGCTTTTGGTCAGGCAAACAATGCAGACCGTCAAAGACTTCAGGTATTGATGGACCGTAAGAGCGCTTTAAGTTTAGATAAATTTCAGCGCGCTGCGTTAGCTGGTTTGTTTGAACAAATGAATCAGTTACGTAAACGTGAAGCTACAGATAGTTATGTGGATACAATGAACAGTTGGTTATCTACATTGAAAACAGATCGTATTCATTTTATCACTCGTGGTAATGCAAATATAATTTTACAAGAACATAACATTAATGATTTATTAGCGCAGTCTGCTGAATTTGAAACTTGGTTTAAACAAAATCATATTCGTAAAAAAGGTTTTGATAAAGAAGCTGGTGAAGAAATTGAGAGATGGGAGCGTACTTATGCTTGGAATGTTATCCGACCTAATGATGATGCTTATTATGAAAAAACAGCTATTACAGATGATGAAGGTAATGTTGTTGAAGAGGTGATTGGCATTCCGGCATCTAAATATTTTAAACGAATTGTAAAAGATGAATATCGTAATGATAAAATTGTAGGTAAGACTGTTGACAACCGTGGTAACTGGTTGCCTAAAGGTTTGGAAGATGGTGCAAAGGATGATCGTTACATAAATCAGGATTATTTTAAAATGCAACGTGATAATCCTAATTTGTTTAAGGTGCTTGAAAAAATGAAGCAGCATCACTTGGAAAATCAGGAAGGTGTTTCTAAAAAAGGAAGATTGTATCTTGACATGCCTCGTTTCCGTAAACAAACCGTTGAACGTTTACAGTCAACAAATTTGCTACAACGTTTAATTCAGCGTTTAAAAGATTTCTGGAATAAAGTAAAAGATGGTTATGAAAGTGGATTCAACTTTAAAGATGATTATCAGTTGGTGAAACTGGATATGTTTGATGATGATACCACCGGTGTGCCTATTTCAGGTTTATCTAATCTTGATGTGGAAGAAGTTTCAACCGATATTGCATACAACATGATGCGTTATATGTTGTCTGCAGAGCGACAAAAAAAGCTGGTAGAAATATCACCGGCAGCGCGCGCTATCCAATCGGTGTTAAACAATAAAAAGAATTTTCCTTTTGCAGAGAAAGCTTTAAACAACAATACAATTTTAGTTAGTGATAAAAAGAAAAATAAATATATCCGTGCACAAGCTGTAAATAATATGATTGAGCGTGACTTCGAAGGTCAGGCAAATACAGGTTGGTTTTCGGATAGTGCTCCGGCACAGAATTTTTCAAACTTCCTGTTTAAGAAAGCATCGTTTGCTTACTTGGCATTCAACATACCTTCAGCGTTAAAAAATGCTATATCAGCTAAATTTCAGGGTATGGTGGAAGCGATTGCCGGTAAGTACATGACTCCACAAACTTATGCTAAGGGTGAAGGATGGGCAGTTAATGCGGCAGGTAAGATTTCGATGGAGGTCTATAAAAAGGGTTCGAAAAGTTTGGATTTACAGATTATAGAGATCTTTGATCCGGAGCAGGGCAGATATGAGCATAAGGTTGGTGAAGCGCTAAGCAGAACTCCGGGCAAGGACACCTTCCTGATGATTGAACGTTTATCCGATTTTAGAAAGTGGACACAGTTACAGTCTTCTTTACACATTTTCGCGGGCATGATGTATCACCAGAAGGTGAAGCAAGGGGAGAAGTATATTGACTATATGAGCGCATGGGAGTTAAAGGACGGTAAAATTCAGCTTAAACCGGGGGTAGATCCAGAATGGGGTATTACCTACGATCAAGACGGAAAAGAGCTCATAGGGGCTAAATTCAAGGAAAAACGTAACGAAATACACACTGTTATGGCTAACCTGAATGGTGCAATGTCAAGAGAAGAAAGTCCGGAAGCAAATCGATATCTGCTATTCCGTTACATTTCTTACCTAAGACGTTGGTTTACCACCATGTTCACAAACCGTTGGGCTTATTCCGGTTCGCTGTGGAGAGGCAGTTCGCGCGGTCGTGTTAATTACCAGCTGGGGGACACAAAAGAAGGTTGGTACATATCAACGCTAAAACTTATCGGTAAAGCAGCAATGACCGGTGGTAAATATCTTCCGTACATGAACCAAGATGAGAAACAAGCTTTTATCCGTGTCATGACTGAGGTCGGTACTCTTATCCTGATGAGCTCACTATTACCTTTAATGTTTGACTGGGATCCTGATGATGAAGATCGTTATGCAAGGTTACGTGCTAAATCAGGAGCATTACCTTTCTTTGGTTTAACAGCAGAGGATCCTAAGCGACCATTTAACATTGGAGGCTACCTAGAGAACCATGCACTATTGATGATGATGAACATTAGAGGAGAGAATGAACAGTTTTTACCATTCCCGGGGTTTGGTCTTGATGATTATTCTTCGTACATGGACATAAAATCACTTGCCTTTGGTCCAACGACAAAATCATACGCTAAAGTAGCTCAGGATATGTACTACATCGCTTCAGGTGATGACAAGGCTTATTACAAACGTACAGTAGGTCCTTACGAATTCCAGCAAGAGGGTGGAAGCAAAGCATGGGCGCATTTAGCTACAGCGATTGGGTTGACTGGGGGGTCTATTGATCCGGCAGTTGCTATTAAGAATTTCCAAGCAAATCAAGCACGTTCTAAATAATGAAAGCAAAAATTTATGAACATAAAGGGAAAAAATTACCACCCATAACCTGTGAGACAGATTACAGGGATATACGAATCTATATAAACGGTATACTGCACATTATTATTCCTCGTCCGATAGTAGCTGAAGTAACAAAAGATAGTATTTGGTTACAATCATATTTGGTGGGCAGCAGAAAGAATAAATTTTATTATATAGAGGTAAAACATTCTGGAGGAGAAGATTATTATGGGTATGATAACCGAGAAATCTGGGTGGAAATTTTGAAGCTGCTAAATGATAATATTTAAAATCATTTAACTAGAATAACTTCACCGTATTTATAGATAGTTTTTATACCAATTGATTTCATAAAAATGTGTAATTGTTTTCGGCTGTCCTTAAACTTTTTCATCAATACAGGATCTGAAGTTTTATCTTCCTCTTCTTCAAACTCTTCAACTACATCTTCTACCACTATAGAAGTTATACACAACTTTGCAGCACTTATTCTTTCTTCTTCGTTAAGAGGAATTTTTAAAGCTTTTTTGTATAAGCGTAGAGCTATACCTTGTAGCTCCTGTTCTGATGCTCCTAATTGTTTTGATATTGTGTGATAGCTTATCCTATTTTCTATTTCACAATTACGGGCATTAAAAATAATTCGTTCTTCGGGAGATAGTTCATCGACAAAATTTTTAATGTATTCGTTCATTTCTTTTTAACTAGAATAAAATTGTAAAACATATTAAAAAAGAAATTCCAAACGGTTCCTGCAATAAGGAGTAATAATAAAAAAGCTAAATATCGATTTGATATAAAGCTCCATATTTTAAAATCAAAAACAATTAAACTTACTGAAGCGCAAATAAATAAAATCATTAATGATTTGAATAAATGCCACCCATCGGTTAAGAAGGCAGGATAGTCCATAAACCATATTTTACGAAGACCTTTGGTATCATCACCACCAATATATTTATTTAACCAAGATATTTCAGGGTTCCAGTATTGATTTCGTTTGGAGTGAGGCATATCATTCGTTTTACAGAAAATACTGTTTTCATAATGGAATTGTAGCACATCCATAATAGCATTACAGATGGCAGCTAAAGCGATGAATATTAAAATCATTTGCCTGTTTTTTGAGATTTATATTTAGAGATACCACCTGCGGTTGCCATTATTAAAACACCTATGGGAAAGAATATAATCCATAATTGTTGTCGTTGACCAAAGCAATTTAAACCAATTGATACAAACCAAACTATACACATCAGGTATAGAGGTATTACAAATATACCCCACATCAAGGCAAACCAGTATTTAAAACTTTTTTCGAAAGGCACATCGTTGCCTACGTAAAACCAAGTGAATTTTTTATCCATGTTTTTTTTACAAATTTAGTAATTTATAATTAATGATCAGAATCTTTAAAATCAGTTACAAGTATTTTAGCTGTTTCAACATTAATTTTATCAAAGTTTTTGTTCCTATCTTTTTCATTATCGTAACTTAAAGTAATTTGAAATTTTACTTTTTCAATAACGCTTTTAAGTAAAATTAAAAAAGGAGCGCTCTCTTCACCTTGATCACTTTTTTCAACTAACACCTGCTCTTCAGGTAACTCGATTATTTTACAAAAAACTTCTTTAATCATCGTGAGGTTTATTTTTAGTTGCTAATAGTTCAGAATAATTTTCTTCTTCGTAACTTTTTAAGTCTACACGAATTTTAGAGAGCATACTGTTAAACGGTTCTAAAATTTTATTGATAATTCCTTTCTCATTAACAATAATTTCAACAGGTGCTATTTTTATTATGTGATTAGCTTGTTCAATATAAGCTAAGCGGATAGGATCATTCATGTAAAGTTGTTTCTTTTGTTCAAGTAGGTTTTTCATTTTCTGCATGTTTATTACATTTTTGTACATCTGGAATGGCTCCGGTTATGATTTCATTATCTCCTTCTTTTTTCTTCATGTAAGCAGAAGGAGTAGGAACAGGAATACCATTTTTTGCAGCACCGCATATTACAGTGATATCTCTAGGTCCTTCCATGATGTGTGCATGTTTACAATTCTGTAAACATTTGCAATTTTCTCTTGTGGTGGGTTTATTTTCCATTTGGTTTTTGCTTTTTAAGTTTAGTAATCAATCTTGCGAAAAGGATAAATTCATTTATTTTTTTACAATCGTTTTCAGTAAGAGATTGTGCACTTATACTGAATATCTCTCCCGGGAGAGGTTGTATGATTCTATGATCTTGTTTACACATTACATTTTACTAATTAATCATTCCATCTCTTCAAAACTCATCGGTCTGTTTCTCTCATTTTTAGCTTTTAGATCAGCTAATTGTTTATTTATCGATTCGATGTTTTTACGATCTCGAATTGCTTTGTTGTTGGCTTTTTTCCTTGAGGATTTGCTCATGATTATTTTTTTGAAAGTTTTTCAATTTTCTCTCTACAGATTTTTCCTAACTTATCATTTCTTGATTCCCATCCATGCAGACGAGCTAGTCCAACCATTGAATCCAACTCTTCGGTTAAAAGTTTTTCATATTCAACATGTACTGTACACAGGTTAGTTAGTCTCTTAATATTAATGTCCTTAGTATCCCTTACAAAAGGTTTACCCATGCGAACACCATCAACAATCTCGGATGTTTTATACCACTCCGCATACTCATCAGGACTCATGTCTTCGGGCAGCCCATCTTCATATACCAACTTAACCGGTGCTAATTGTTTTGACACAACGGCTCTCATATCTTCTAATCCGGCTTGATAATAATGCTTAGGTGAATAAGAATAAGTTTTATACTTTTCTTCTACCATTGTTTTTAAAGCGACATCGTCTGGCAACACAATAACTATTGGTTTTGGTAGACAAGCAAATATTTTACTTGCGGCAAGTTTTACCCAATCAAGACCGCTGTCTTTGTGTTTAATATATTCAGCATTTATACGCTGCTCTATTGATTGTAAATCCATAGTTTAATTTTGATTGAGGTTATTTAATTCGAATTGTTGTTGCGTTATAGGTAATTCTTGCCAATCTACAACAGGATCGTGTTGTAATTCTTTTGTTTCAGATTGTGCGCCGCGTGTATCATTAAAATAAACCATCCATCTGCCATTAATACATCTACCCATTAGTATTTCATCAGATGATCTACGCACAAGAATCATACGGCTAGGTTTATCACCCTTCGGTGGTTCTGATATTGGAGTCCAATTTGGAAATAAGTAAGAGGATGGATTAAATTTCGCATTTAGGACTTCTTTTGCATTTGCCCAAGCTTTTGGCTTAGCCTCTAAATACTCTGGTGTTTCTCCCCAAGTATATTTCATCTCCTTTAAACGAATTAGTTCTTTTAATGCAGAGTAAAGTGATTTATTTCTTGGTCTTAATTTTTCAATAATACTCATTGCACCACGAAGAACGTTATTGATTCTGTTGACTGTTTTCTTATTTTGTTCAACGTAATCTTTCATTTGAGAAACGATATCACATAAGGAAGCTTGCTTGGCAGCACCTTCTTCACCATTGATGATAACGTCTAATTCTCGAACTAAACGTTTATGATCAGTAAGCACTTCTTCATAATCTTTGGGAGTAACTTCTCCCGGAGCAATAATCCAAGAACCGGGCAATACCTTGATTGTAACCCATCCTTCTTTATCAGGCTCTAGCTCCTTCAGGGCTTCTTTAAATTCATTATAAGAATGTTTTGATCTGGCTTTTCCTTCATCAACCTTCTTAATAAAATTCTGTGCAGCTACGATTAATTTATTCATTGTTTTTCCATTATTTTTATTCCTAATACAACATAGTCCTTATCCACTGCAGGAAAGTTTTTCAAAATGTAACTTACATATACTTGTATCTTTCTCCCAGTAAATTTTTGTTCTTCCACTTTATACTCTTCTAAAATAAGAACGTCACCTTCTTTAAAATCTCGATCATTCTTTCTTACTTCAAAAGTTTTATTCTCCCACCAAACTTCATTAAAATAAGGTTGGACTGTTTTTAAAACATGTACTCTTCCTGTTAACTGACTACTCATGTTATTTCAAATCTTCAAGGTTTAGTTTAAACTTTTTACTTCCATCCTCATTATAAGAAACCAAGGCGTATGTTTCAGTCCGATAAAAAACAAATACTTTTTGTTCGTTATATACAGCAGTCATCTTTTTATCCTGTCTGTCACCACCCATTAATTTACTAATCCAACCTATTATCATCTTTGTTTAATTAAATTTTTCAATGCTATAAATTTCAGGCATCGGGTATTCTTTTGTTTCATTTAATAAAAATTCTTCTTCAGATACAATGTCATAATTTCTAAAGTGACTTTCTGGAAAACTTTCCAATATATCCGATATTACATCATCAGATGCTTCTTGCAATTTACTACTAATAATTTCCAATGCAAGTTGTCTGGTAATTATATGTGTTGTTTTTATACCCATGTTATTTTAATTAAAAGTTTGGTTCTTCTCCTACAATGATATCGCCTTCAACTGGCTGTCCTTTTTGTTCTCTATACCACTGCACATAATTTTCACGATTCACTTTATTGGTTACAACTCTCAAATTACCTTCAACATATCCTAACTCATTTTTAATTCTATCAATGCTCAGCGATTCGTCAAATCTACCTTTGCGTTCAATGTAATTAGATTCATTGCACAATTTAGTAAACGCTTCTAATGATATGGTAAAAACCTTATCTCTTCTTTTAGCACTTTTCTTGAGCATATCCCAAGCATATTTGATTGGGTTTCTAGCTCTGACTTTTCTGCTCTGGCACTTATTACAATAATTCCCATGCTTCTTATCATTTTTGCAATAAGGCGTGTGGCACTTAACCTTTTTCTTTTTTACTGATTTCGTCATGGATTTTTAATTGACCACTGTTATTAATAGCTTCTCTTTCGATATTTTGTTGAACTTTTTTTATTTCATTTTCAATACTTGACTTTAATCTTTTAAGAAGATCGAGTCTATGAAAGTTGTCATTTTTATCGCAAATTTCTTTGTCAATCTCTGCTGGATAATGAATACAAATTTTTGCATTCACTGTGTTTTTTATTTTAGTTTTCTCAAACTTTATCATGCTGGAAAATTTAGTTCAACTTGTGCTTTTGGTTTCGGGTAAATAATATCTAATTCGCGATAAATCTTTTTAAGATAGAACGCATAATTAATATCGTAATCTTCCCACTTTTTGTCTGGTCTGTGCACATTATATTTAGTACACATAGATAAACCCGCTTCAATTTGTATCATGCGTCCATCTGCCTTATTCACTTTCATTATTTTATTTCCTTTATTAGAAATATAATAACGCAGAGTCTTTTGAATATCCTCTGTTTGTATCCCATTTCCCTGATTAGTGATATATTCGGTTAATTGCCAGTTGCTTTTAGCGCGAACACCACCACAGAAGTTAAATATGTTTTTCTCTTCTTTTAGGGTTTCTGCAGGGTCCTTACCGTGAATCAAATAATTGAATATAGCTTTTGGTACTACTAAGAATGATTTATTTTTATGCAGCACTTGTATCTCATATTTTTCAAATGGTTCAAATTCAAAGCGACCTTTGGCTTTTGTTTTACCATTTTTAAATAATCCAATGTAGTTGTTTACATCCCATAAATAGAGCTTCTCGTATTCGTCATGTTCCAGCTGAAGCTTAGTTGTAGTTTCCCACTCTTTACAAATCTGATTATATTTCTCTTCGTAGCTTTTAGGTATCATGATTTCCAAACCATCCGTATTAATCATTAACAAGGATGCATCCGGAATGTTCTCTGCAAGCATTTCACTAAGTAAGCATATAAGGAGTTGCCCGTTGATTGTAATTTGCATACCGAACTGTGGATCGTATAGGAAGCTGTTTGGTTCGATACTTAAACCATATGAACTGTTCAATATAATTTTAAATACATAGTTCTTCGGGTCCTTCTTTGGAATTTTTTTACGTTCATCAAAAAACCACTCGTATTGCTCTACAAAAGCTTTTTTAGGAAGATGCGCTGGATACCATCCATTACGAATCGCAAGGTTTGGATAAAATGAAGTTACATCAACTGTTTTTATCACGAACCCTTCAGGAGCAACATGCATTCCCGGTTTACTAAAACCATGGATACCACCAAGACCTAAATCAATTTTAACTCCTCTATACTTTATAGAATATTTAAAAGAGCCTTTGATATTTTTAGGATCAATAATGAGTTTTCTCAAATTATTTAACAGCATCGTAAATTCCTGTCTTTTGAAATTCACATATGGCAGGATAATTTTATCTACTCTGATCTCAGTACGTAAAGTGCTTGTTTTTTTTAATTCGTATTGGCTTATACCCGTTTTCTTTTCCAAGAAGTATAAGAACAGCTTTTTAGCTATACTAGGCTCAGATGCGCTGTAAAGGTTTATACCGTACTCTTTTGTAAGTTTGGCTCTCAAGTTGATTTGCTCCTTGGAGAGCTTCATTATATTTTTGGTGGATTTTACATCATTCTTACAATAATAAACAATATCGTCTATTTCTTCTTTAGTTGTAATTACTGCTGTATGATGTATGGGCATCTCCTGAATGTTATACCAATCCATCGTGTATTGTATCCATTTTAATGCTGAGCTTTTTGCCGCATTATTCCAATGATTTAAAGCGAATACATCTACATTTTTGATTTGGAGTTCCCATTCCGGATATTGCTGCCATTCCCTTGCTTGACTTCTGGCAATAACTTCTTGCGCTTTATCGTAAATAAGTTGAGCTATTCTGTGTCCGGGAAGTGTAAATAAATTTTTTTCATTTCTTAAAATATATTCGACAATTTGAGCATCAAATCCTAATCCATTATAAGATACATGCCATTCCTCTTTATCTCGATTGCGTTTTAAGAACGCACATAATTTATTAAAATCATTGCGTAATTCATGAATAACAAAATCACACTCTTCATCTGAGGAATGACTTTCAAAACAAAATACAGAACAATTTGTAATTGTTTCTGCATCCATCACCCAGTGGTTTTTCATTTGTGTTTTATTAAATAATTTATTGCTATTTCTAAGTTAGGGGTAGAATCTTTAAAATAACCTAAAGCTCTATTACAAGAATCACATAATAATCCTCTTGATTTACCGTTTTTGTGATTATGGTCAACATTCAATTTTCTTTTTAATTTCTTTTGATGAATTTTGCAAATAGCACACCTGTTTTTTTGAATTTTTAATAATTCTGAATATCTCTTAATACTCATGTCTTTAATCCCAGCATTTTTCCAACTTCTCTCTTTGTATAAATTTTTATTTAAACTGTAGTGAATTTTTCTTTTTTGTGATATTTTATCTTTGTCTCTTACTCTTGCTATTTTTCTTCTTGCTTTTATCTTTTTGGAATTTTTATGATAAAAGTTATTTGCATTTTTTCTTGCCCTCAACATATTTTTATGATACCATTCTCTCTGAGCATTTTTATTACAACAATTACAATAAGAATGTTTACCGTCTTTTTTAGAAACGTCTTTTCTAAATTCGGAAATGCTTTTTACTTTTCCGCATTTTATACATTTTTTATTTGTAATCATTTTTACAAATGTATAAAAGGATTATGAGACTGCAAAATTGTACTAAATGAAAAAAGGAGCACCTAATCTAATAGATGCCCCTTTGTATTTAATAACTGGATAAAATTTATTCTTTTTTCTTTGCTGTTGCAGCTTCAGGTGCTTTTGCAGGTTGTTCACTGTTAGTGTGCACAACTTTTAAACCTTCTTCTTTTGCCATATTTTCAATGGCTGCACTTCCAGCTTCCGGAGTCATTACCTTTCCTTCTGTATCAACATGCTCAACTTTAAATTTACTACCTACGGCTTGTAATTTTGGATCTGTAGAAGGAGCGTCCAAGAATTTTTTAAAATCAAACTCGTTGTGATTTAAAGCAAACATTTTAATGAATTCTTCTATCTCATTATCTTTTATGATAAAAGATTTTTGAAAAATTTCAGCAAGAATTCTTTGTTTTTTGAAAGGATTTTCTCCCTCTTTACGATGTTTACGCAATTCAAAATCCCCGTTGTCATCCACTTTATAAAACATCTGAGGAATGTTTATTTTAGTAGGATTAAAAACAGCAAGTATTTTTGTATCCGGTTCATAAAATGCTTCAACAAAAGCACAATCTTTAGATATCGGAATCATTTTGAACGTTTCGTGTCCATCGTTAAGAGCTGTTATCAGCAGCATTGTTTTTTGAATCATAGTTTTAGGTTTTAGTTGGTTTTTATTAGTGAATTACAAATTAAAGAAATTAAGAAGTTATTTCCAAGAATTGTTTTTAACTCTTTCTCTAATTTCGGCTAAAGATTGTTGAACCACTAAATTTCCATCTTTAAAAATAGTTTTCAACTCGCCTTGTTTTTCTTTATCCCAACTTAATTGATCTTCAAGGTATAAAGCACCGCTGTGATCATCTTTAAATACACCTAATAAGCCACGGGCAGATTTCTTAGTTCCATCATCAGTAATAGGATCCTTGAAAATTTCTATACCTGCTCTTTCATTTTCGATTTCTACCTCAGCATAAGTGGCTTTCATCGCAAAACCATACGTATCACGAGTTACATACTGGTAGGTATATGAACCAATACCAGCTACCCAATTGATTGACGCAAAACCTTTAGCTTCTAGTTTTTCACAAATTGTATCTGCGCGTTTAGTAGTGATAGAATCACCATAAATAGCACCGATATGTGGATCAAGCAATTTGTAACCTTTTTCTGTCATGGTTCCACCAAAAATATCCCAAAGAAGTTCAACTACTCCTTTAAATATAGGCTCATCACCTTTCACTTCGACCATTTCCTGTCCCGGAAATTCTTTTCGTTTAACTTCTCTATAGTTTCGACCCTCTTGTTTAAATAACATTTCACCACACATGATATCAATAGGATCTCCCGAGTCAGGACGTATAACTACTTTACCATTACGTGCAAGAATAATCTCTTTTAATCGAGGTAAATAATCAGTAAGTACTTTCCAAAGATCCCACGTATCAGAAACTATACTGATGATACCGTTAGGGTACACTTCTGTAATTAATCGTTTGAAAACTTCAAATTCAGCATCTCCATAACGTTCCCATGTAAGGTTGCCCTTTTTGATATAGAAACCGGTTCCTACACACATTACGGCATGCTCGGTAGCAAACACACTGCAACCCACCAATTCCTTATCAGAATCAGCTTTATAATAGTCCTCTAATAATCCAATAGCGGGAATGGTGTCGGTACCCACAAATGATGTTAAATGAGCTGCTCCTGATACTTTAGCGGCTTCCCTTCCAAACATACCACGGTAAGAGAAGTCATGTCCTTGGAATGGCACAAAATCGATATTTCCAACAGTTTTCATTGCCCATTTGCTGAATATCTTATAATATTCAAAAGCAGTGGTAGCTGAGGTCATTGGTCCCCAAGTCTCGCAACTCATATCCGTCTCAATATAATTGGTTAACCAGTAGAACTGATCCATGGTGCTTACAACCGTATAGGCAGGCACACGGATAGGAATAGCTACCCCTTCCGGAATTGCTTTTATTTCTAGGGGCATGTAACCAAGGTCGTGCAGCAATCTAACGTGCTCTATACCGATGGCATCTGCTGCTTCCGGGCTGGTATAATTTTTTATTCTGCGATAAAAAGCTTTCCCAACTTCCTCAAAAGGCTTGCTAAAGAATTCTTTGTTCCACAGTTCAATTAAAGTGCTGATCACGTAGTATTGGATACCAAATACAACTACTTGGTTTACGCCTTCTACGCGGCTTTTTCTGGGGGTAAAGTTAGAGTAAACTAACTTTGTTTCTTTTGGGTACTGGCGACGGTGATCTATTTTGTAACCGTCTGTGTTTAAAATTGGTGTCATATTGTTGGTTTTTTAGTTTTGATTAACAGTTACTCTTTTTGAATATTTTCCACCTGTGTCCCAAGATATAGATTTTATATTTTTACCTTTTGTAAAATATATGTGGCTAAAATTCCAATTTATACTATCAAGAGAAGTATGTACAAATAGACTATCATTTCCTATAATTTTAAGAAAATGATCTTCTTCTCCATAATTTATATTGAGCTTAACACCTTGAAACACATTATTTCCAGAACTATTGTATACTTCTTTTACAGTCGGAACATGACATTGAAAAAAGATCAATGGAAGTAATAAAATTATTTTTTTCATTTATTATAATTAGGGTTAAAAGGAACTACTTGGATTTCATCATATATTTTGAATAATCCTCTTTTGGCTATGAAGGTTGACCTATGCATTCTGTTACCTGCACTTCTTCCAGAACCCATACTACTGATTCCAGATAAAACAGTGTATCTATCTGTGGAATCCTTATATGTTTCTATTGCAATAACAAAAGGTGCTCTTGGTTCAAATTCTATTTCTTCATTTTCACAAGCATTCAGAATAATTAAAGCTACTATTATTATAACTTTTTTCATGCTGCGTCGTCTAAATTGATTTTTGATTGTTTATAAGCTCTCACTTTGTACACTGTTACTTCTAACATATCCAAAGCTTCATCAATACCTGCACGATCATCCAAGAAGATATTAGCGTATATTTTACCGTTCTTACCATAAGGCACATCAATAGGTGTAATATTAATACCATCTATATCTAAACCTTTGTCTGCACAGTATTTTTTAATCTCTTCATAACGGTCCTCATTACAGGCTGTGAATACAACTAACCATATACCTGTCTGCTTACAAACTTTCAGGAGATTTATTGTTTTATCCAGCTTGATAAGATCCTCTTGATCTTTGAACTTCCATGGAGAAATTGTGTCATCGAAATCAACAGCGGCAACAATTTTACCGTGCTGTACCCACTCTTCGTAAAGACGTTGGTAATATTTGTTTTTGTGGTTTATCGGTGTCATTTTAAAATAGATTACGTTGTTTAACAAAACTGTTAGGATGAATTTCACCTTCAAATACAATGATGTCTGATAAATCTTTATAGCTATTTGTAGTATAAATGTTATCAAAATATTGAGCTAGTTCTTGAAATCCTTTACTAAATATTCCGTGAGTTACAACAAGTGAAATTTTACTTTTACAAATCTCGTTTTCACAAGCAACATTATATTTATGTATTTTGTTTTTTATTTCTTTAGCAATTTCAATAAAAGTTTTACCTCCATCGCATATGTCATCTATTATAACAAAATTCTTTTTTTCGTGATGTGCTATGTTTAAAGGAACATCTGTTTTGGTTAGTTTACCTTCTTCATTTCTGTGTTTACTACAAACAATAATTTCTCCATTGTAATTTATTTTCTCAGCTATTTTGTAAATCTTTTTTAAAGAACCTCCATCAGGAGAAACTAAAACAAAATCATTTAATTTTGCGTTAGTATCAGAAATAAAAGATTCAACCACAGTTAAATTATCTATTTTCTGAAAATTATTTAAACAAGCTTCCAAAACATCCGAGTGAGGGTCCATAACGGTTACTGAATTAAAATTCAAATCATTTATTGGTGGACAACTTACTTCCTTCAAATAATTATTTGATCCTTCCTCAAATTTTCTATCTGACCTTGAACCTAAAAAGTATGGTGTATACAAATGGATTTCTTTAACTCCTAAATCTCTTAACGATCTGGTTGCACATGTAATAAGCTCCAAATCCATAAAATTATTATATCGAGATTTAATTTGTACGGCTTTATCACAGAAACTGCTTCCCCATTCTTTACTTTCATGAGTTCTCCATCCAATGATGTTAACCTGTTGTTGCCCATCGGGAAACTTAATGATTTTGTATTTAAGGTCTGATTTTTCCAGACTTGTTAAATTTAGTGTTATCATGATTTATGTTTTTAAAATTTTCTACGACAATATTCTGCGATTAAAAATGCATCGGAATTCCAAAGGACAACTTCACTTTTAGGAAATAACTCTTGAGCTTTTCTTTTCAATCTGTTTTTCCAAGAAGTAGAGGTTTCTCCCTTTTCCTTTTTCAACATATAAGATTTCATCCATGTTTGCGGTGTAATTTCCTGATAGGATATCTTACACAATTCTAAGGTGTACAATAATCTTTCGACATTTACTCCAAAGGTAAAATTGGCTTTAGCTCCGTTCGTTGGTCTGCAGCCTACCTTTTCTAGTAAACAGAAACAGTGTTTATCTGTATACTTACCCAAACGCTCTCTGAAAGCATCTCTGGTTTCAGGTGTTTTGAATACTTCAAGCACTCTACCATCTCCAGATAGAACTACAAACCCTCCGGACTGTCCGGGATCGCATCCGATGAAAATCTTCTCGCTCATATTATATGTTATTTGATTGTGTTTCTTTTTGTGCCCTTCTTACGTATCCCTCTTTCTTAAAAGGTTCAATAAAAATAATTTTTGTTTTACTGAAGTTTTCTCCGCAAGGTTGTAAACGAAAATGACCACTAACATCAAACCCTTCATTTCGAATTGAAGTAGTGTTCCATCTGCTGTTTACAATTGTTATTGGAAATCTTGAGCAGTTCAGTAAATTGTCCGGAGATTTTTTACTTCCGTGCTTTGTTCCGGGAGCTACTATAATCTCATCATTCTCAGTAAGAAACATAAAGCAAAATAAAGAATAATAAAACTTCTCTATCGCTTTTACATCTGAATGCTCGAAGTGTTCGCAAAGCTCACCTGTTTTACGATTTAAGTGAAACATCACCCATTTCATATTACCGGTGCCTTTCTTTTTATCCTCAACTTTAAACTCCGTATGTATAAAAGCAATTCTGTCTTCATGAAATCTAACACGAAGTAAAAAGTTATCTGGGCAAATAAAAGTTAGTTTTTGATCTTGGATATCGCTGAAAACAGTCCAGTCGTAATGACCTGCTTCAGTCGGCTTTACCTTTAACATGTCAAGCTTTTCTAATACAGTATTTGTTACGTAATAAGCTTTTTGATCTTTACTATGTAACAAGTGGTATAAAGAATATACTTGATCAGGTAATTGTAACTCTTCTGTTTTTTCGGTACGATATGCTTTTTTAAATTCTTCCGGATGTGTGGATTCTAAAATTTCAAACCACAATGTATCATCGGTAAGGAATCTATAAGCTATGTGATTTTCTAAAACCATGTTAGTTTAATAATTTAATTAGTTCTTTTTTAACTGGTGCCTGCCCTAATGCTTCTATTGAATCAGATGCATCTTTGTGACCAAGATCTAAAGTAATGTAAGGAATACCATATCGCTCCTTATACACCTCTCTCGATGTGTAACCTGCTTTATCATTATCAAACAGTGTCACAATGTTATTGTACTTCAATCTGACATTATTTATATAACGCTGCGATATGATTGTATTCTCGCTATCAGGAGAGATGATTTCCCAATTAGGTATCTCAAGAGCATGGATGGCACAAATGTCCTTCATTGCCTTTGTAATGAGTAAATTCGGCACACTACCTGTTAATTGATCAGTACCTTGTATATACTCTTTTACCTTAATGAATTTGCATTCTTTAACCATCGGTTGATATATCTTGCACAAATCACCATTTTTCCTAAAATAACCGTACACATTGTTTCTTACTATTTTTAAGGTTTTGGGCACACCATTCTCTTCTTTTGTAAGGCAGTAATGGTCCAAAGGAGCTATGTTGTAATTCTCTAAAAGCTTTGAGCTGATGTGGTATTTATCAAACCAAAATTGTTTATCTAAAACGTTCCAGCGTCGTAATTCAAATGAGCTTACTTTGTACTTAGATAGAATTTTGTATTCGCGATCTGTAGAACCACTATTACCGGCAAGATGTTTTTCATAGTCCTTTTGAATTTTGCTCAGCACTTGTGCGCGTTTTAAATCAGGAAATAATAAAGCAACAAGGTCCGTCGCAGAACCACCTCTTCCTGATGAGAAGTCTTTGAAGAAGTAGCGTTTGTTTTTTTCGTAGAAAATTGTGAAGCTTGGGTTTTTTTCCGCAGAGTTCATCGGAGATTTTATTTTGAGTTCCTGCCCGTATAATCTTTCGGATAGATTCAAATAAAATTCGAAGATCCATTCTTCAGGAATCTCTCTTACACCAGTTACAACACATTTAGTATTGATCATATGATTTGTTCGTGAATTAAAAGAGTTCTTACGTTTTCGATAAGCTGTTCGATAGTTCCATTGTTTTCGATTATATATCTAAAGCTGGCATTATCCAAAGCGGTTTCAGAAGGGTGTTGCAGGTTAAGAGGTATGTTGTTGTTTACTGTTTTTAAACCTTCTACAAATTTCCAATTTCTATTAACTCTAATGGTAATTCCACCTCTTTCTTCAACAGCTTTTAATTCATTAGGAAAACGCATATCTGTGATGATCCATTTAGATTCAGGATAAACACCTTGTTCTTCCCATTCTTTAGATTTATATTCGCTAAACAAAGCATTCACCCATACATTTTCTCCAACCACTTCTCTCATTGCCTCGGTTCCTATTAATTGAAGTAAAAGTCTATACGTAGGTTTGGTTATTCTACCTGTATTATCAAGGGATTTAAAATCTTCCGGAGACAAATCACTTATGGGTCTTTTGCTGTACTTTAAACAAGGTTCTAATGATGTTCCAGTATAAAGATGTTTATAAGTCCACCACTCTTCTGAAAGTTGTAGGCTTTTAAATTCTTGGTCTTCTAAATCATCAAGAGAGCAACCTGTTAACAAAGCAACTATCTCTTTTAATTTTCCAGCAAACTTTTTTATTTCCCAACCTGATTCAAGATTAGCTGGTACAGGCATATAACCTATTTCTACAAAGTTTTTCATTAGACGTTTAAATTCCTCCCCATTAGGTTGGTAATTAAGTTCTGCTCCTTTATGTAAAGTAAGATATTGAATTATATTTCCAATTGTATCCTTACCACTACCTATTTTACCTGAAATTCCTATAAGCATGTTTTATTTATTAATTTGTTTGAAATATAATATATGTGTATTTTTAGTATCCAAAAGAATTCCATCTAAGGTTCTGTACATCATTCTTTCTTGATCATAAATAATATATCTATGCAATAAAGCATGTTCACTTTTAGAAAGTTCTATTACATCTTTAGCGTGTTCTTCTTTATAACTCCAGTGATGTAATTCATTTCCTTTTTTACAAGGTAATCTTTGAGATAACATTTTGGCTCTACGTTTTTCAGGATATTTTTCATTATACCTTTTTATTATATCCTTCTTTTTATCTGCTGTTGGTTTATGTTGATCTTTGTAATTGAGTCTGTAATATTTTGCTCTTAATCTTTCTTTTTCTTTTTCAAGCCATTCTGGATTTTCGCGCAATTTAGCTTCCCTTTTTTTTACCTTATCTATCCAACATTTTTTACAAATGTTTTTTATAGTTTGATAAAAATCTTCTTTTGATTTTAAGGTATTACATTTTTTACAAAACATTTTATTTAAAAATTTTAAATAAAGGTAATAAAAGGTAGTATTTTATTACTACCTTTTATAAACAATTAATTAACAGTAAAGGGAAGATCGTCGTCATTACTATTGTTATTTCCGGTTGCAGCATTTTGTTGCTGGCTTTGGAAATCTTTGTGTACACCCTCTGTATGTTCACCACCTTTAGGAGGGTTATTTGTTGCTTGATTTGTTTTGGCTGCACCTTCTCCAAAAGAAGCTATATCTTTAGGCTTAGGTTCAATGGTGTGAACTGCTTTATTAAATGTTTGAACTTTCGCGGCATCTTTACAAAACGCACGACCTAACGAACTTGGTTTAGCTAAAAACAATTCGTAAGCAGGGAAGTTATTTTGTTTCATGTATTTTTTACCACAAATACAGAAAGTAAACCATTGATCTTTAAATAACTGTTCTTTCTCGAACTGAACAAATAAATCTTCAATTTTTGCAAAGTTGTGTTTATCATTAGTCTCATCCACCCAATTAGGAAATCCTAATTCAATACACAATACTTTAAGCCATCTGATCATTTCTTTGTCGCGTTCAATCAAATCACCGTTTGCAGGTTGGAAGTCTCTGTAGGACCATTGTGAAGCTTTTACGGTACCCACCTGACCTTTGTATCTACCCAACTCAGGTTTGTCTTTATCGATTAAATAACCTTCAAAAGAAGCGCCTAAATCTTCTCCTTCAAGTTCAAGTACAATGTGTAAGTCATTACCCGGCTTACCACCAAATACAGCTGGAATGGTTTTTATATGATTTATTTTACATATAACGTTTCCGGGCTGCAGGTTTTTTGGAATGAATCCTCCTGTTGGTTTAGCGTCTACTTCTTTCGTGTTTAGCATGTGTTTTTCGTTTTAGATTTATTTGTTTTAAATACTGATTGTCTCTTTTCTTTTTTGCCGCTTGGTATACATTTGAGGCTTCTATGATATCATCAAAACGACCTAGATATTTTGTTTTATCATTAAATGTTATACTGGCTATCCATTTGTTACCTGATTTACTAACTCCAGTATATCCTGAAGTATTTGTTTTCATAATTGATTTATTAACATTTTGTACTTCAGAAGTTACCCATCTACAATTATCAGGAGAATAATTTCCATTACTATCTTTCCTATCAATAGTTAGATGTTTTTTATATCCATTATTAAGCGCCCAATCACGAAATGGTTCAAAGGTTTTCCATTCATTACAAACTATTATTCCTTTTTCTTTATAGTAAATTTTGGTGTTTTTTAAATTCCTGTAACAACGATTATGTAATCCTCTCCATATAGCTAAAAGTCTTGCATGTTTATTACATCTTCCGTCTTTATAAGCAATATTAGATAATTTAGCAGCTCTATAACATCCGCAACTTTTTGTGCTACCTGTTTTTACTTTATTTATTTGTGCTATAAATACAGAACCACAAAAACATTTGTATTTACCCATAAAACGATACTGATATTTTCTTTTACAAGAAGGAGTACTTACTTTAACAGTAGGTAACTTTTCAATTAAAGTTAAAACTCCTAAAACAACTTTATCCTTCATAATATTAAGGTTTATATCTGTCTTTGTTAATGAATAAAATTTTCTCGTCATCGTATGAGTAACAAGGGTCACAATAATGTTTGTCACCCTTTGTTAACCATTCTTTTTCAGCCATTTTATCTTCCACTTCCTGAAGTACTGCAGAAGTAAAATCAAATTCGGTTTTGCAGTTATCACAAATTGCAACAACCATTTGTGTCCTTTTGGTTAACATTACTTAGTTACCTTAGACATGATTTTAGTGTGGATATGCTCAAAAAGCTCATCGAATTTTTCTTTGCCTGCATCTTTAGTTAAAGACAACATTTGTCCTGTTGCATGAGCAGCAGCGATGGCAGCATCATAAGATTTATCTTTAGGTGCGAATTTTTTAGCATCACCCGCTGCAGTAGCTTTAGGAAAACTTGCAAATATTTTTTTAATATCTGTTCCGGGTTTAATCCAGTCTTTAAATTCAAGCTCTACAGTTTCGCCTGCTTTTAGATCTTTAAATTTTGGTTCGCTTTCTGAGTTACCACTAACTTCGCGACCATCTGTTAATTTAATGTTCGCATATTTTCCATTATGTGCGATCGATTCAATTGTTACTTTTTCCATTATGTGTTTTTATTTAAAAGTTGATATAAATTTTTTACCATAAAAGTACCACCAGTAAAAAGGTATAAAATACACCTTTAAAGCTTCCTTTTTCGTAAATAAAGGTTTTTCATCAATACTCACTTGTAAACAATGTATAATTGTTATTACAATGCGAAATATAAATCCTAATATAAGTACTGCCACTAACATTATTTTACGTCTTTAAACATTAAAGGTACTGTTCCATAAACAGGTAATTTACCATCCCATTTGTCAAGCATTTGCTGACGGATTATATTTTCGGTTAAACTGGATTGGAGTAATTGATTAGCTTTTGCATCACCAGCAGCTCGTATAACTTTAGCGGCACTATCACCCTTTGCTTCTGCGATATCTTTTTGAGCTTGGGCTATAGACTGTCTAACTTCGTTCTCTTTTTGTATAGCTACTTGAGTTGCTTTTAACTTGTCGTTGATGGCTGTTACAATATCATCCGGTGGACGCGGAGCACCAATAAAACCAAATTGCTCTATATGAACGCCGATAGGTTCTAATTTATCTTGTACTTTCTTTCTGACTTTATCTAAAAATTCAGCGTTGTTACCCATAACGTGATCAATATCATACGAACCACCTGTTTCATTAAACGCATCGCGTGTTACATTTCGTAAGAAGCCGTGTGTAAAACCATTTATGTCATCATTTCTAAACTTAACATAAAAATAAGGTACTTTCTCATAAAGTAAAGAATATGATACAGACACATCTGCAGATATAACCATATTATCTTTATTTGTAAAAGTTATCTCTTCGTTATTTGGTGCACCCTCATTTGGGTCCCTTGTCCATTTTGCGGTTTGCACGTTGGTCGGGTACTCGTAAATAGTTGTACTCATAGGATTATACCAAGTAAATCCTGTTTTAATTGCTACATCATCAACTCCCTTGTTATCACCAAAATTATGTACTACAATACCCACTGACCCGGGTGGAACTGTTTTGCAACTTGCAAGAAACATTACTACGATCGCCAATGCGATTACTTTGATTGATTTTTTCATTTGTCTTTTTTTTATTTGGTTTTTGATTTATTTATTTTTGATACTAAATAGTTATATGGTTTTAATCCGAATCTTGTTTTAACAGTGATAACTAACAAGATTACTAATAAAATTAAACCCATTATATTTTCGAATGTGTTACGCGCAGACATCATTTCTAAAAAGAAATCTGACAACAACCATCCTATACAGAAAAAAATAGTTACAATTATTACTTTCATTTTTTTTTATTTAACGATTACTTCACAATATATACCCTTCATTTGTAAATAAATTCTTGCTAAAGCAACAATATCTTTTTCGCAATAAATTACAATACGAGGCAAATCTTTTTCTATCCAATAGATATTTTTAACTTCTGATCCGTCAATATCATCTTTACTGGATGGTATATCGAATAAAGCAGTAAGTGTGTCAAGACTTGTTGCATTATCTTTTACACCAAAACACCAAACCTCCTTCGTATCAATGATGTAATTTAATTCCCATGGTTTAAGATGAGCAAAATCAAACATTCTCGGAAGAGGTAGTTTGTTTATGATGATGCGTTTAGTTATAAAAGGTACATCAAAAACTTTAGCGTTGTGGGCACACCAATGTTGAAGAGGAGTTGTAGAATCTGTCATCTTCTCTGTACCTTTAAGAAACTTCTGAAGTAAAACCTTTTCATCGTCATCATAATAGGTTACTTTTTTCATCTCATAATCAGGACTATCAGGAATTTTAACCAACATACCCATTGATATACAAAGGATACGTCCCCATTCTGAAAATAAAGGTGCCTTGGTGTTGTAAATTTCCTCATATGCAAGTTGTACCTCATATGAAGGTGCATTCATATCAACATCGGAAAAATCTTTCTTAAATCGCTTTTTAAACAGTTTTTGAAATCTTTCCGGCATTGCTGCAAATGTAGGATATTGAGATGTTGTTTCAATATCAAAAAATACAATTTTGTCTACTGGTTTGGTATCTAACATGTTATTTTATTTTAATGATTCTGCTTGTTTATTCAACCAAGTTGAGTAAGCAGTATGTTGTTTAGAAATAGTTTCTAATAGAAGTTTGCCGGCTTCTGTTGTTAATTCAGGAAGCTTTAACGCTTGCAAAGTATTTGCAAAAGCAACTATCTTTTCTTTATCCGGTTTTAATTGCTCCAGACGCTCTGCTTCTTCTTTTGCTTTTTTATCTGCGGCGGCTTTATCATCTGCTGCTTTTTTAACAGCAGCATCTTCAGCAATTTTAAGATCAGTAAGACGTTTCTTTTCTAACTCTTCTTTTTTAGCACCGATAATTTTAGTTGTTTTTTCAACTGTAGTTTGAAAATCTTCATCAGAAGAATCTTTTAAAGCAGCTTCAGTAATAGCTATATCATGAAAAGCATACTTATCTACAGTTAGTGCCATTCCTAAACTAAACAACACAGAAGCTCTTTGTTTATTTCTAGCTTCAATTTGTTGTAATTTTTCTGCTTGTAAAGCATCACGTTCTTCTTTAAGTTTCTTGGCAGCAGCTTCTGCAGCTAATTTATTTGCTTTTTCTGTAGCTTCTAATGCAAGTTGTTTTTCCTGAATTTCTTTTTGTTTAGCTGCTAAATCTAATTGTTCTTGTTTAAGTTTTTCAGCAGCTTGCTTTCTTTCAAGCTCTTCCTGATCTTTACGAGCTTTTTCTTTTTCAAATTCTACCTTAGCTTTTTCTGCAAAAATATTAAAGGTAAAATCATCCCACACTTTCATCTCAGCAAGACTGATAGCAATATCAGCGATAGAATATTTATCACCATTAAAAGCTAATCCATATCCAATTAAAAGATTCGTACGCTCATGCATTACAGCCTGCTGTTTTTGCTCTCTTTCTTCCTTGATGCGCTTCTTTTCATTTTCAATTTTATCTTCTTCAGCACTAAGGTAAGTTTCAATTGGTTCAAGCAATGCTGTTAATCTTTTAGCTTCGTTGTCAACCATTTTACCGAATTTCAAAGAATCTTCTTTTAAATCCTTACGAGTTTTTTCAATTTCAATGCGTTTGTTTTTTACAACAATTCTGGCATCATGCACTTGTTTTAAACCTTCTCGGTCATTCACATCTGCAACGGTTAATTGCCCGAATTCCTCCTTCATTTTTTCAATGACAGAATCTGCAATATTAAATTTAGCAAGTTCTGCTTTGTAAGGGTTTTCTGTTTTTTCTAAAGCTCTGTTCATGTTTTAGTGTTTTAAATATTTGAAAAATTTTATCATAGTTTGCAAGGGTAAACCACTAGCAATAAAGTCTACATTTTCTTTGTTTGCTAATTGTTGAGTGTAAACATCAGGAATATCATTTTTAAAAGTGATTGAATGCTTTGTTCCTTCTTTATCTAAATAATGTTCTGTTCTATAAACATTGATTTCTGTTTCTATTTTCTTATACGAAAATTCAACATGCACACTGGCTTCTGTTGTTGCAGGATAAGTTTTAACCATTTTTAATTCCATAACTGGAATCATAAACTGGTCCTTCTTTACCTGATACAATTCTTTATAGTTAGACTTACGTTCCCATTTATAAAGAGCTCTTTCTGCACTAACAACAGAATAATCCATATTAACAAACTCCAAATAAACATCGTCACCTTTACTTACTTCACTCTCATATAGACCTATATATTTGCTTTGATCAGTGCTTCCGGGAAGAGTGTGGGCATGTTTAGCTGCGAAATATGGATTAACCAAATTCAATTCTGCAAACGTTCCCTCATGGAATTTACGCAAATCTCCTATCTTGGTTTTTCTTTCGTTGGAATCCATTATTGTTTGATTTCATTTGTGCGTAAAACTTCAGCCCATCCTTTTTTCCAAGTGTATTCCGCTGGAGAAAATAATTGTTCACCTTCTTTTTCCAGTTTCACCATCAATACACCACGCTCAATAATAACAGGTTCTGCTCCTTCTTTTTTATCGGTGCATTCGCAAACCATGATATCTTGATGGCAATTTTTCTTTTCATTTTTAACTGCAAATTTATAAAGAACTTTTCCTTTATCTTTAATGTAGGTCACAATTGATGAACCGGGAGCACCTGTTTCTTCGCGTTCAAATTCAATTACATCTCCTTCTTTGATGTTTAAGGTTTCCGCTGGAAAACCTTTGGCTTCACAGGCTGTCGCTAACACTTCACTGTCATGTACAGTTCGGCAGATGTCGCATAGATATTTTGTTATTGTTTTCATATGATTGGGTTTTAATTGTTTCTGTCTTCACCTTTTTTCTGAGCCATTGGAGGATGCTCTACTTCGTGTATATTCATTTTCTCATCAGCTCTAAAAAAACTTAATCTGGAATCACCATTACGAGCTTTCAAAAAATGTAGAGCTAATAAGAATGGATCTTCCTGAACGATATAGCGATTAGGTCCATAAAAACGGATGTTTTTCAAACTAGGTCGATTAATGATAGCTACAATGTCTCCATGTTGATACATGGCATCGCTACCGAATAAATCAGAACTGGTTGGGTAGTTACCGATTTTTGCATCTTCATTACGCTCAGGGCGATCTATATCCCTGTTAAGCTGACTAAGCACAATAAATATACAGTAATATTTCCTTTTAAGATAAGTTACGGCTTTTCCTAAATTGGAAATCATTTCTTCTTCACTACCTTCAAAAGGTGAACGTTTAAATAAACGAGTGTGGTCTATACCAATCATCACTTTTGGATAAACTGTAATCATTATATCATTACCTTTTTCATCCTTACCCGGAACTTCTTTTTTATGAAACTCCATATATTCTTCAACGATTTCTATAAACTCGTTTATTGTGCAGGCATCTTCAACTACATCAATATTATTTTCTTTATCTTTTGCTTTTTGATTAAGATAATTATAACACCTGTTTAAAATATCTATAGCTAATGGATTACCGGCACTACATAATTCTTTATAGGTTTTACCTGTCTCTGCACAAAGCTCACGAATCAAAGTAACGATCATCAACATCTCAAAACTAAAATCAAGAACCCTGAATTCTTCTATAGGATTTAATGCTCTAGCACTGTTAACGATTTTATCTTTAAATGTGGTTTTATATGCACCCGGTCTTCCACCAATGATTAATGTAGTGCCCCATTCTATACCATCGGTACCAGCATCATTAAAACGCTCCCATGGTGTTTTCATAGAACGGATTGAACCATTCATTCTACCTTTAAGATACTCAAGTGTTTTAACGTAATAGGCACTACGAGGCTTCCACCTTTTTACTTCTTGCATACAGAATCTATTGAATTTACTGTTGTATTTGGTTCCTTCCGATGCGAATATATGAAGAATAATTTATTCGACAAATAAAAAATCAACCTCGTCGAGCTGCTGTATCGATGATAACAGTGGCTACCATAAAGATGCCCTCTATTATCAGGTATTTCCAAATAGGCATCGGTATCAAAAACTTATCAACCAGCGCGTAAGAAACCAGAGTTAATAAAATACTTAGAATTATAACCTTTATTGCTGTTTTTTTCATTATACTACTTTTTCTTTAAAGTGAGTTGATTCCTGAGAGTTGTCACCATTTTTTAGTTGATTGCAATAAGTCGCTAAATCTGATGTCCAAGATCTATCAGTTAACTGCTTACGAACGAAATATTGAGAGGTACGCATATACAACCAATCTTTTACTTCATACTCGTAAATGTAATTCGCTGTCGCTTTCAGGATAGTATCCCAATCGAATTGCGGATGGGTTTGAAAGAACCACTTAAACGCTGATACCAATTCACCTTCATTGCTGCGGGCATACTTCCCGGTTGGAAGTTTTATGGCAGGAAATAAAGTCACGAATTCTTTTACCTTGTTTAAATCAATAATAATTTCTTCCTTTTTAACTTTAGCTAGTTTGAATAAAGCGTCTACCTTTTTTGCAAGCTCTTTGAATTTTTGGGTAGGTTTAAATTCATCATCCAGCCATCCTGCTTTTTGATAGATGATTACGTAATCTGAGGTTTGATCAGTATGTGCTTTACCTTCTTCTATAGAGTAAAATTGATAGAACCCATATAGGTTAAAATTACTTTCAGAAATTATATCACACATCAATTGAAAACCTGTTTTTTTAAGTTGCTTTTTCATTTTTAGTTATTTATATTTTAAACTAGCTATATCTTTAAATTCAAGAAAATCATTAGTTAGTCCTGCTTCCATCGCTGGAGTTACTCTTATTTTAGAATGTATTCTATAAAAATTATAATATATGAAATAGAGTGCTAAAGCGCAGTGATGATTTTTTATTTTCTTCATATAATCTTTTGTTTAATCTACTGGTTATATAATCTGTAATTGTATGTGCTATAAATGTTACCAATGTAAACGTTATAGCTCCATCCAAACCAATCAGAAAAACCATTAATATAAAAAAGCATAAGCTATATTCACTTGTATGAATAAGTAATGCTTGCATACTTGTGCTTTTCTTTTCTCCTAGATTTCCAATTTGTTGTAATACAAAATCAGCTATCCAATGAACTATTACGAATAATAGTATTTCCGTTAGTGTTATCATTTTTGGGTCCTTTGATACTTTGAATGTTAAAAATTAGTAGACAAATCTACAATATCCTTTAACTCTAAAAAATCTTTTGTTAAACCCGCTTCCATGGCAGGAGTGACGCGGATAGTAGAGTGTATTCTACAAAAGTTATAGTAAACAAAATGCAGGGCTATCGCAAAAATATGGTTTTCTATTTTTCTTGAGAATGCATCCGTTCGGCGCGTAAATCTTCTCATGCACATCCGCATGGTCAGGTTTTGGCGCTCTATTAGACTGGTAGAAATATGTTGTGGATCAGGTTTACCAAAGCGTACCCTTGTGTATATGCCCACTTTCGTTCCCATATTATATTTTCTAGTGGTCTTACGCTTACCATAATTTTCCTTGTAGTCTTTGACTATTTGCCCATAGTCTGCTCTACCATCAAAATACCTCTCAACGGCTTCAGGATAAGATTTAAACCCATCGGTAGTAATTTGTACATGACTATCAATTCTGCTTGCCATATCCCTTATAAACCTATCTGCTGAGCGGTCATCCCTAGTTCCAACGAACCAAGAAACAACTAACTTAGTATCTGGGTCCATGGCAACCCATACCCAGACATCACCCATTATATCTCGCTGATTAGTTGAAGTTCTGCTCTTACTGTAAACAAAACTCCATATTTCATCGCATTGCACCCTTTTACACTGTAGGTTTTTTACGGTTTTGTTGTGGTAATTCATACACGCTAATCCTGTTTTTACAAGTAATCTCATAACTGTAGTTATGGATACGTCAGCAATTCTGGAAGTAGAACTTAAACTGTTTCCTTCCACCAGCAGATTGATTATCTGCGCTCTCTTCTCCATCGGTAAACGATTCATTTTCATGAATGGTGCAAGGGAAAAGGAGTTGCCGGTTTAGCTTGGTATTATACGTGAGAACCTTAAAAAAGTTGCAAAAATTTCATATATTTGTTATAGTATTTTACAGGCGTTAGTTGTGCTTGGTGATGAAAACTGCGAATCTTCACACACCCAAAGTAAACCCGACTAGCTTTCTGTCCTGTGCCCGAACGGGCGTGGACGTTAGTTTATTTGGTTTACGGGTTCTTCGCAGTACCCCATCACGAGTAAAGCTATTGGTTCCACGCCCTAGTCATTCATAACCGCTTCATTGGAACTCGAAGCATAAAAAACCTCGAGCCCAATGAAAAAGTATGCAACACTTATCGGTTTGGTTTTCCTGATCGGATGTACCAAATCAAATCAAAAAACAACGAGCACAACTCCACCAAACACAAACAGTAACACACCGGCAGCAGTAACTGCTTTATGCGGTGTGTGGCATCTCGATTCCATGAGACAATTTCGAGCTAACGTAAGCGGATATCCTCTAACGGATACTCTTCTAGGCGCATCTCAATATTATACTGTAGCTACATCAACTTTATCTTTTCAGAGTACTACGACTTCTTACACTACAGGAGGGCAAACAATTTCAGGATATGCTTATGCTGCAGGCAACACAGGTTCTCCGTCTCAATACTACACTTCCGGAATAACTGAAGTGTGGAACATATCAGGAGATACTTTGTATTTACCTACCACAAATCATCCGAATACATGCACAGAATACTGGACTGTGCTATCACAGACTCCGCATTTTCTTTGCATCACGAATCGGGTTTGGGGAGCGCATTGTGCATCCGGTGCACAGGGTCCTAGCTATTACGAATGGGATTTCCAAAAGTGGTATTATCATAAATAGTTGTGTATCGTTTATATAAACTCACAACTGTACTTGAATTTGGCAAATACAAGGATTATGAGATACAAGAAGTTCTTAAAGAAGAACCTTGGTATATTGAGTGGTGTGTATCCAATATTCCTGAATTCATTATAGATTCGGAGTTAATCAGAACATTTAAAAATTTTCATCCGCTGTATAAATTAAACAAAGACTTTATACAAAAATTAGATGATAAATTTGAAAATTTTACAGATTGGGAAGAACAATGGATGGATGCTCAAATTGATTTTGAGGCTGATAAATTTTATCGCGATAGTTATGGAGATGCTTTCGAAAATGATCCTGAAAATTATTGGAATGTAGACTGATTTAAGTAATTAATTTTTGTTGATTTTGTTTCTCTGTATTACTTTAGCATACTAAGTAATAGTGTATGCAAAGTTTAAAGGAGAGGTTTATTTTATTTATAGAGAACAAACATGGTAAGTTAAATTTACCATATTACCTTGATGCTTGTTTGGATGCAGCTATTGTTCAGCCTCAGTTCCAACTATCAACTCAAACTTCAGATGAGGAGAAAATATTTCCTTATATTTTTCAAAAATGGCAGGACAACTTAGAAATGCTGCGAAAATCGCACCACGAAAATGACTCTGTAGTTGCCTCTCGATATCTAACAGTTCATTTTCAAGAAAATTACAAGATTCCGTATTCCGACATTCTGAAGTATCAAAAACTATTGGAATCTCTAAAGATTTTATGTGAATTTTAATTATTATTGGATGCATTATATTAAAAAGTAAAAAATCCCCAGAGCGAGGATTTTGGTTAAACGATAAGTTAATTGATTTATTTCTTCTTTTTATCAGAAGGAGCTTTGATACCAGTAGCAATATCTACGATTAGCTTGGCTAACTGGTTAGCATCCTTTGGACGTTTTGTAGGTTTTTTCTTGCCCATATATAAATTTAAGTATTTTTAGGGTTGTAATTAATTTTTAACATTGAAAGTGGCAAAGCGCCCATTTTTGTGTTTTTTATTTGCTAAATTATTAAATATTGACTATATTATATTATGATAGAAAAGATCAGAAGCTACATCGGACAATCCCCTAACCATAAACTACTGGGTATAGGACTTTTTTGGTTGATATCTTATATCACTATAAAACATACAGATGCTACTAACCTACCTTATATTTTAACTATCTTGATGCCCGGACTAATTGCTTCAGCTGGAGTGCATGGGTACTTTAACATGAAACAGAATCAACTCGATAACCAAAACCAACCTGATAATGCTACAAACAATTCATCTTCTACTAACAAAACTCAGTAAGTATCCGTGGCTCTTAGCAGTCATCGACACAATCATCATAATTGCACTTTGTGCTTTTATTATTTTTCGTAAACCAGCACCCACAATTCCTGTAAAGGATAATGAAAAAGAGTGGCGAGATTCAATAAAAATACTAAGTGCAAAATATGACAGTGTACAAGTTAAAATAAATAAACTTAACTTGCTGAACGATTCCTTAGTTAACGTAAAAACCAACATCAAAATAGTATATGAAAAAAAGATTCAATATATCGATCACGCACCTATCGATACTGTTTATGCTTTTGTTCTCAAAGAACTTAACAGCACAAAATAAAGTAGACTCACTCAAAAAATTCACACCTACCCAAGTTCGAAAAATGGGAGATGTGATTGTTAAACTTCATGAGTGTGATACTCTTTTATCAACAACCAATCAACAGTTGAACGTGTGTCAAGATAAAGTACAGGATCAACAAGAGCAGCTGGTCTTCCTGAAACGAGAGAATTCAGATAGAGATACCATTATCGCTAACAAGAATGTACAGATTCAAGATTTCAATAAACTGTTAAAAAAATTAGATAGACGAGTTAAGTGGACCAAGTTCGGTTGGATTAGTACCACAGCTATACTAGGGGGGCTTCTGATCTATTCTGTAGCTCATTAGCTTTCTTCTTTAGTTTCAGGTTTCCCACTGTAAAATAGCTCCTTTATAAGTCCTTGATCATGAAACAGGGGATTTGTCATACCAACCTTCCTTATGACTTCGATCGCTTGTTCTAGGGGGAATTTACCACCAAATAAGGCAATATATTCAATGTCCTTTTCCTCACCATGCTTTAATGCTGGTGCAATTCGCGCTTTCATCTCCTGAATGCTATTTTGGGTAACTACGATACCAGTACTGTGTTCGTGGGCAGATGTGAACCATACCCACCCAACGACTCGTGTTTTGTTATATTCCATAGTGTGTTTTGATTAAGGTTAACTGTTTTTGTTCTATTTTTCGGGTTTCCTTTTCCGAGCGGGCTTTACCGTCTTTAGTTTGAAAGCTGCAGGTCATATGAGGGTGTACCTCGCTACCAAATTCTTTACAAACATCCGGGCGATCGTTATAGATTTGACATTTAAAGTCACTGGATAAGAAAGGACAGGTTAAATCAGCTGTTTTAGCGATAACTGTTTCATCTACAAAATCCATCAGGTCTTCCACCGGTCTTTGAACAAGGTGAAAATTAGCGTTAAATACGCTCCTTTTTATAGGGACAGGTCCACAGCATTTAGCAGCACACTTATTATAAAATAAGCTGCAATTCGGGCAATTTTTTGACATTTTTGATTATTTTTGTTGTATGAGTAATGAAAAAGAAGTAAGTAAAGTTGAAGCAATCGCTAACGATTCAATTATTGATATAAAAATTAGTGGTTTATTTTACGGTAGAATACATCAGATGCTACTTTACCATGCGGGTCAAAAACCCTTCGATGAATTTATAAAAGAAGTTAAAGCGGTGAGATCTGGTCCACCTCAAAATCAATATCAAGAACATCTTCTTAGTTTACTTACACTTATTCATGAAATAGAAACTAAAGCTAAAGCGCAAGGCAAAATAAATTTTGTTGCTCCAGATCAAAAGAAGGGATAATCCTACTAATAATTACTTTAGCTTTCAGCAGTTTTAATTTATTGCTCAAAAAACTTCTCATTTTAAAACAATAGCTTTTAAGCTCATCACCTGAAGTTGTCACTTTCGATTTGAGTTTTAATTGATGCCTTCTCAATACATCAATGTTTTTCTTTTTCTTCTTACCATTAATCTTTACGTAGTCGTACGGATCTTCTTCTTCCTTAAACGTTGGTGAATTCATCCAAGTTGGAAGGTAAGTAGAAATAGGTTGCGTTCTATAAACATCAGGATTTACCATGTCGTTTTGTTTTGCTGTTTTTAAATCTGTAAAAAATAACACAGGATGCTCTTGTTTACTTGATAGTAAAAGTTCAAGTGCTGCCCTGCTTACGGCTTCACCTATTAATAAAAGTTTAATGTTTTTCATTGTTATGGTTTAACAGGTTCAACATATCCATCCGGATTTATTTCAATTACCGGAGAAGTATCAATAACTTTTCCTACTCCATCACAAACAATACAACCTGTACCATTACAATTTTTACAATCAGTCGCTTTATTTTCCATTTTAATTTGTATTTCTTTTACATCTATCACAAGACCAATGTCCATTTATTTTACTTTGTTGTGTATAAATCTGACAACTATCGCACATATCAAATCCGTGAGCTTCTCCTTTAACCGGAGGTTTATACTTCACATCTTTTATTTTGAAATGTTTTACAAGTTTTTGAGCAAATTTTTGAATATCTAATGCAGATCTATAACCTTGTCTTATTTGCTCCAGATTTGCAGCTAATTCCATTGTAACATTAGCTGTTTTTTCATCCATTTTAAAAGGTGGTTTTATATTTTCATCCATGTTTTATTTTATCTAAGATTTATACCTACTAATTCTCCTTTTTGAATGATGGTTTCCATAACCATATCAAGTTCTTCTTTACCCATATCACCAAAGGATTTACATTCTCCTTGTATACAAAATCCGGTATCATGTTTAATAGCTAATTTTATTGCTTCAAAACTGGCACCTGTAAAGGCAGCAAGTTTTCTAATGCATATATTCACTTTAGCTAATTGCGTTAAAGCACCATGTGTACCAGAGGCATCAAAAATAACGTAAACCCTTTCACCCTCTTTAATCAAATCGCAAAATTGCTTGAATAAAATCTCATCAGATTTTTTTTCATAAACAACTTTGCCTCCTCGTTTTATGAATCCGGTTAAGAAAACACCATTCATATTATTTCTTTTTAAAACAAGCTGTCTGGCTATTCAAATAATTCCAGTTAACAACATTGATAGGATCAACTATTTTATTGTGGACCATCCAATCCTTTTCAAAAAATTCTCTTTCAAAATCATGAGCAATAATTACAGAATGCTCAGGAAGATGTGGAACAAATATTTTGAATTCTTCCGGTTTATTACCACCATCAACAATTAACAAAGTTGGTGCTACTTTAATGATGTCAATTACCATGTTAGGATACTGAAATACATCACAAAAATGTGTACGAACATCCAAGCGTTTAAGTAATCTATCAGTCTCTACAGAAGTTTGTTTGGTTATTTCGTAACTGTGGCAATCTAAACCACGAGCAACTGCTTCCATACCTAAATACAAACTCATGCTTCCTGTAAACTGTCCTATCTCAACCACCTGTTTAATAAGAGGGTTTTCATTAAGCATTTTACTAATCGTATGAAAAGTATAATAGTTTAATGGGGCATCCTTAATTGTTGTAAAGTTTAATCCCCACTCTAATGTATCTCCTGATTGACTTTTAAGCCACTCGTAATCCTTAGCCATGTTGTTTTAATTTTTGAATTGTTTGTTGTAATCGTTCTTTACCTAAAGTTTCCCAAGCTTGTTTATCTTGCTCTAATAATTTATCTCTTAATGGAAGACGTTCCAACGTGGTGCTCCAATGATGAAAAGCTAAAAAATTAATTGGTGCTAATACATGATAACCATCTGCGCGCAGCAAATCATAAATGTAAGTATCACCAAACCATATCTTAACTATATCAAAAGGCAAAGGATAAACTAATTTGGCTTGCATTCTGTTTAAAGTTATGAAAACACCCGGAGGTCCAGTTTCAAGCACATCTGCTTTAGTAGGTTCTTTTCCTATTGGTTTTTCCATCATTGTTTTATCGTCAATGATATGAGGTGATAACACTTCATTAGAATCAATAGTCCATCGCTTTTGCAATATATCTGCCCAATCTTCCTGAAGATATAAATCGGAATTCATAATACACAAATGATCATAATGTGTTGAATTCAAAAAATGACGTATAAAATCATTCCAAGGTCGATTAACAAATTCATTAGTCATGCTGTGCCAAACTTTTATTCCATATTTTATTTCATAATTATGAAGGACTAATTTGACATCACCATCTGCACCATTATCCAAGATAAGAATATCTACATTAGGTCGGTTAACCAGATGTGATAAGCATTCTTCTAAAACTACCCCATTATATAATGCAGGTATACACACTAATATTTTCATTTATAATAAAATTTTTATATTAAACATTCTTTAAATAGATTTCCACCATCTACCACAAATTAAACATTTATATGGACCATAAGCTTTAAACATTTTATGTTTGTCTAATAAAAAACCATGTATAAACAAACACCAAATAGTACCGAACACTCTCCTCCAAATCCATTTAATTATTTTTAACATATTGTTTATTTTAAATAAAAGTTAATAAACCAATCCACAGTGCGTCTGTTCATCCACACATCACGATTGCGTAAGAAATTGGCATAAGTTAAATCCTGACCTTGTAAGTCTAATTTTTCTTGTTTGCCTTTTGTAATTATACCACAACCCCAATCAGTATCTACCACAAACATTTCAACATCTTCTTTTTCGGCACGTTTTCTTACGAAAGCTTTCCAAGTATCACCGGTCCATTCGTTTTGACTTGTTAATGGAATAAGTTGCATGAACTCTGTAGTAGGTAAACAATCATGCATCACAATAGTTCCTCCTTCCGCTAAAGCATTTAATGAGTTTTCAATATCTTTTTCTACCTGATCTGAATGATGAAGACCGTCGATAAAAATAATATCAAACTTGTAAGGATTTTTACTAAAGAACTCATCTGATGTTTCGAAAATAGTAGCAGCACTTCCTTTATCAGGATCTACTCCAACTTTTACATCACAATTAATTGCATTGATGCAAGAGCCGTCTCTTACTCCAATTTCTAAATATTTTTTGTAACCGTGCTTTTGTATCAAAGCATTAATGATTCCGATTCTATTCATGATTTTTATTTTTTATGTTTGTTAAGTAATATTCCCAAATTATTTCAGTGTCATCATCCATTAAAATAGCAGCTGCTTTTTTGATTTCCTTTTCTCCCCAATCCCACCAAGACATTTCTAAAAATCTTTTTATATCATCCCTAGAAAATCTATGTTGAATGTATTTAGCAGGCACACCACCTACAATTGCATAAGGAGGTATACTTTTAGTTACAACAGCATGGGCAGCTATTACAGCTCCTGAACCAATTGTAACTCCTCCCATTATCAAAGCTCCCTCACCTATCCAAACATCATTTCCAATCAGGATGTCTCCGCGTGTAACAGGGTGTTTAGCTTTTATTTCTTCTACATCTAGGAATAACTGATTTAAAGGAAAAGTTGTTATGTTGTGTGTATTGTGTTGCATGCCTGCATCAAAAACAACGTTCTCTGCTATACTACAGTATTTACCTATTGTAACTTTACTCAGTCCACCTTTTACGGTGGCAGCAGAATAACTATTTTCTCCTAATGTGATCACTTATACTGGTTTTTAATTTGTTCACACTCTTCTTTGGTTAACCATTTTTCGATTCCATGATAACCCAATGTGCCTAATCTGAATAATGCTTCCGTAGAAAACTTTTCTGCTACTTCTATTGGAGCTAATTTACCCACCTGATGATCATGCATGTGCATACAAATCCAATGGTCTTCATTTAGTGAACCATTCCATTTGAATCGCTGACATACCTCAAGCATTACTTTTGGGTTGCGTAAACTAAGACCACCATTTCCTGCATAGTCAGTGTTCCATTTCCATGGTGCACCTACATAATCATATTCATAAAAGTCTTCAATACCTCGTTTAAGGAGCATGCTGTCGCTTTGGAATATAACTACGCGATCGTATTTGGTAAAGAACTCCCAGAAGCGTGTTGATGTCAACAAACCATTGTATTCACCAATAGAGCTCATATCATTAACTCTATTGATAAAAATCTTTCCTTCCTGTTTAGATTTCTCTAAATCTTTGGTTGGCGCATTAGGATGTGTATACCAATGTAAATCCGTTTCGGGAGGTAATTTATCCATGTGTTTTTTGATAATGTCATCAATATTCCAAATGGACCTTGTTTCTATAATAATAGCGGCTAGTTTCATATCAATTCTTTATCGTAATTAGGATGTTGTTTTAAAATGTCAGGTAAAGTTGTTTTATCAAAAGGTACAGCATTCCATAAGTTGATACTAACCGGGTGCAAATCACCAAAATTATTTTCAGGAGACCATTTATAAAAAATCTCATCTAACCAGTTAGGTTTTATTTCACTGGAGTGTCCAAATATTTTGTATTTGTAGCGCATAATTTCTTCACGCTGAGCGACACTAAAATGATAAACACGTAAAGGGCAATTTATATTTTGAAGTTGGTTTGGTGCATGTAAATTTTCAATTCGGAAAGGTCTGAAACCATCTTTGCAAACCCAAGAGAAAGAGCGGAAAAAGTTTATATACCCATCTAAACCATAATACCGCTCTCTTCCTTTTAAGGCAAATTCTAAAGCATTTGGTAAATCTTTTTCTTCGTATACTTCATCAGCATCAATCGTAAGAATTAAATCATACTCACCTGAATATTTATACCTAACGTCTCGGTGTAAAGCTTCGTAACCATACATATCAGCTTCATCCCAAATCAATTTATTACCTAATACATCCAGACAGATTTTGTATATCTGTTCTTTTGTATCCGGACAAATTTGCTCAGTTCGAAATCCATGTGAAGGACTTCTTGTATAAGCAACAACCATTTTATCTACATGATTGTAAACAGATTTAAGGCATGCCTCTAAGTATTCCACTCCATAGTGAATAGTTAGGAATCCGAGAACTTTAGGTTTATTTTCCATTTTCTTTGTATAATTTTTCGATTTCTTTAGCTGCTTTTGTTATTGTATCGCAAAGTTCCATTAACTTTTTATTCATGCTTTCATCGAGGAAATTAGTTTGTATTCCATGATGAGATTCCCAAGGAGAACAATATCTAAAACCATATTCTTCAGATTCAACTTCCACCATTCCTTTTAATTTCTCGTGATTATGAATTGTAACAATTAAATCATAAGAAAAAGGTGTTTTTAAATCTAAAGTATCTTCTATCCAGTCTTCTTCAACAATGGTTGTAATAGATTTAAAATTTAATGGAATGTCATTTGGATTATTTGTTATCCTACGAAGACACCCATCATTGTGAATAAAAGTAGCATCTACTCCGTATATTGATCTTCTGTGTTTATAACGAGTGTTGTTTTTCATTAAAACTATTTTTTCTTTTTAATAGGTTTCTTCTCTTCGACAACTAAACTCTCAATCAAATTTTTAATTGCTGGTGCTAATAGTGCAAAGGCTTCTCTTTTTCTTGGAGTTACATCTTTATCTTCAAGCGAATAAAGTGCAATGACACTTGCAGGCATTTCCAGTGTTTTACAAATATTTTTTATTTCTTCTTTTGTAGGTTCTCTTTTTCCTTTACAAATATCTGCAACATCTGTAATTTTTGTTTTTTCAGCTAAAGTTGCTACTGTTAGTTTTTTCAACTTTCTGAATTTTTCAATTGATGGTCCGATTTTTTTCATTTTTTATGTTGGTTATAAAGTTTAATAATATTCATTGCCATGTGATCAAATGTAAAGTTATTAAGGCAATGTTGTTGTCCCTGTAAAGCAATTTTTTCTCGTGCTTCTGGGTAAGTTAAATAATATTTGCATTTTTGAATCATTTCATCCAAGTTATGAAAAGTATCTAAATGCACACCGGGCGTATAATCCATTTCAATTCCATCATAATGATGACTGAGACAGAATATACCTGAAGCAAGGATACGCAGCATTCGATCGCTGGCATACCGCTTATAATTGAAATGAGATATGTTTATGGCAATCTTAGCATTGTTATAGTACTTAGCTTCCAAAACCTGATCTCCATTCAAATTACCTGTTTCAGAATGATTCCATCCATGTCCATATAAACCAAATCTTGTACCAAATTCTTTTTTCAATTTATCTACAGCTTCTATTCTTTCAGCAGATAAATCAAAATGACCCGCACCATAGTTATTAAACATAGCTACGATATCTGGTGTTGGAAAAAATTCACCATGTTTTTTGTAACGCTCAGGATCTACGCCTATCTCTAAATAATCAGCTTTTACACCTGCTTTCAAAGAACGCTCTACATCTACCATGTTAGTGTATGTAGATAGTTGTATGTGTCTGCCGATGTGTAAATACCAATTAGGTAATTCATGTCTTACATCACCTGAAAAATTCATTACAAAAGCTACTCTACCGATTTGCTCAGCTGTATGTGGGTAAAGAATGTTTGGCGCTTGTATTTGTATAAAAATCAAATCAGGTTTAAAATCATAAGTTAGATTTAAAAGATTCTGATTAAACTCAGCAGGTGGTCCACCGCAATTAAGTTCTCTGTATTCTGTGCAGACTTTTTTCATGGCTTTTTGAAAACCATTTTCTACTGCATCAATCATTAAGCCTACGTTTAATAATTTCATATATCCTTTTTAATTGGTGTTTGATAATAAGCTATAAGGTAAGATAAAAAATCAGAATATTTTGTTTTTTCAAATTCTTTAAAAATATCTTCCCAAATTTCTCTTTCCTTTTGCTCATCAATCTCTTCATAAATTGGTTCAAACCACAAATCTAAAACTCCTGCTTTTTTAATAGCATCTAAACCAGAATTACCCACATATATGTAAAAACCTTTCTCTGTTATTGAAGTTTCTTTTAAACTTTTTCCAATATCTTCTAAACGTATATGTTGGTATTTTGTAAGATAGCCTGTAAAAATTTCATCCTTCATTAATATACCTATCACAGCATGAGTGTATTCTTCCTTAATTAATTTATAAAGTTTAATTTTTTTTGTCATGGATTAATTGTTTGTGTGTTAACGCGCATTGAATTTAAAAAGGATGGTTCTATCAAATGATATGGAGACTGAATACTGTTTGATGGATTATAATGACGAATGTTGGTAAGATGCAAATGATGAAACTTAATTGTTCGCGAAGGGTTTGTAACAATATAACCAGACTGCATTATATCAAAAGCAATTCTGTTATCACACCCAGCTCTACCCATAGTAAAATCTCCACCACGTATTGTAGTCATCTTGGCTCTAAAACACCACACATCCTGCGAGTCCCTTCGATTAAAATGGACGGATGAACCATCTTCCTGAACATCCCAACGAGACAGAGCATAACATTCGTTTGGTTTAATGCTTTGCAGAAAGGGTCTTACTCCCGCATCAGGAAATATGTCAGTATTAGCAAGCACTATAACATCTCCTATCTCAGCATGCTGGTTAGCTAGTTCAAACATCTCTACATATTTAGGTCGGCTATTCATGTGAATAAGTTTTAGCTTATCACTTTTTATGGGAGCTTCTGTAACAGTGGGCTCCACAAATAGAATAACCTGATCTATATCTTCAGATTCTAGCGTTTTAAGCAGGCAGTGCTCCAGCTCTAACCTTCTTGTAGGGTATGGGTCAGCATACCAGCATGTGAAATAAAGGATTTTACTCATTACTCTTCAGTTGTTTCGTTCTTTTGTGCGGGTAGATGTGATTCGTGTGTAGGGTCGATATTAGGGTCAACCTCTCTTAATAATCCGGTTAACACCTTAGCTACCTGTGCTTCGTCTTTAAGCATGCTGGTAGCTTGAGGGTCTACTGCTTTAACTAACCTCGCCATAACAGCTCCGAGCGAGTCTAGGGGGATTCTGTAGCCTCTTTGGTAGTATTTTAACACTCTCAGCATCGAACCACCTGCATCCTCATTACGAACTGGGGAACGGTAAACTAACCTTTTTGATGCTAAATCGATATAAAACCGCTCATCACAATAAGATTCCCAAATAGGTTTTGGTTCCTTTTCTCCATTTTTTATACCAAACTGGCAAGCAATTACCGCACAACAAACTGTAAAATCAAAGCTATTCGCAACATCTTCCTTTTTCTCAAATAACCAACGATAGATTATTTGGATAGGAAGCTTTCCTTTAACGGTAAAAGCATTGTCCGTTTTAACAATATCACGTTTGTTGTTTGTTAATTTGTGAGCAAGCAATTCAGCTTCTTTTGCACTTTTAACGAAAACGTCCACATCGTTTATTTTTTCACCACCTACAATAGCTCGGATATAACCACCACCCACAAAGATGGCATTACTCCACTCAGGCTCCTTCATGATTGCTTTTAGATTAGTAGGTAGTCTTTTTACTGCCCAGCTTAAATCTTGATTGTCTAATTCGTTTTTATTCATTGTTGGTTTAAATAAATGAGCACATTACTACTGTGGAACTTTTCTTCACCGGAGGATAGATTGTGTACACTTCACCCGTATCCTCATTGACATTTTCATGAACAGGACTGTCAAGTGTTTGCAATACTTCCTGACGTTGCTTTACAGCAAGCTGGGCAAGCTCTAGCTCTTTGTTTAATTTGGTTAATTCAGGGTCATTACAGTTGCTATAATCCCAACGGATACCAGCTTCTTTAGTACTGAATTCAGCTCCAAATAATTCAAAAGATTTTCCCGGATACTTTTTTGCTTCAATTAAAGCTAACTCGGTTATTTTAGGCTTTAGTGTTTCAAAGCTTTTTTCAATTGCTTTAAAAGCTTTAAGAACACCTAACGGATTACTGTTACCTTCTTCTAGTGCATTTTTTACATGATCCACGAACATGTTTATTTCTATCTTACTGCCCGGTAAATTATCTAAAACTGACAATTCCATACTTTAAATCTCCTTCCTATATGTTGGTTATACTTAGTTACTGTTTTTGTGTTGTCCGAATATCCATCATGTTGAAGAGCTACAAATGGATAAGTGCAATAAGATTTAGCGTTTCCAAAATTAGGTACTGTCAACCAAAAATCCAAGTTATATGTTTCATCCGCTGATAAAAATTTATCATAAAACTTTTCTTTTACAATGTAACAGTGTAGCCCGCTTAATTTTTCTGTAGCATGTGCAAGAGTATCTGTTATTGGTTGAAACACTCCGTCATAACAACCTGCAAAAAACAGATCACCATCGGCAGGCATGTTCTCGTATTCTGTTAAAAAGCGCTTAAAACTTTTATCACATACAAACCAAACATCATCTTCAAGTATACATACTTCTTTTGCACCGGCATCCTTAGCTTTTTGCACACACATTTTATGTGATTGTGAGATGCCACGTTGAGGGAATTTAGGGACCATGATTGCTTTTACTATCTCAGCATCAAGCATCTCTTCGCAATGTTGCGTTTGAACTTCCAACTCTTTCATTAGTCGTTCTCTGCGCGCTGTATTTTCTATATTATGAATTATGTATGTCAGCATAGTTTATTCTTTAATCATTTTTATACCACCTAGCGGCTTTAAACAATCCATAATTAGTTTTCTCACAAAAATTTCGAAATTTTCTCGTGAGTTTAATTCCATTTCTTTTTCAACAGGAATATTTTCATAGTGTTGTTCTGCTTCTGAGGACCATAATCTCATTCCTAAAAATAAGATGGTATGATTATTACCTGTAGAAGTTAAAACTAAACAACGAATGCAATTCTCAGGTGGTATACCTGTTATTTCACCCATTTGTTTTGCCATTTCCAAGTTGAGGTCTTCAACCATCATGGATGCCATATTTAAGTCTAATAAACTACTCATCTTTAAGTTTTTTAATTAATTGATCTGCTACCTCCAAAGCATAATCAGCAGCTAACTCTGCTGTGACGCGCGCATCTGCGGTTTTGATTATTACTCCTGATGCGATTTCCATTCGCAATTTTTCGTAATCAATTTTTGATTCTGTTGGGTTGTTTTCTTTTTTACCTGTTTGGTGTTCAGCCCACTTTTTAAGTTGTTCAGGTAATTCACCTAAATACTTTACCGGGCATTTTCTGATACTCTTAATGAGCTCTTCCGCTGTAAATTCTAAATACTCTTCGCCTTTCATCTTTTTTTTAAATTAATTTATAAATTCCTAACTCTACGAGTTGTTTGACTGTATATGTGACTAACTCATCCTTTGCCATTACTGTTTGGTTAACCCCGTAACCAAGTTGAATTAACAATTGATGTTGTTTATCTAACATACCTTTTGTTGGAATATGATCTGTATAAGGCTGTCCACCGAAAGAATGTCTAATGACTAAAATATCATTTGAAATTTTTATTTCTTCTATGTGAGTAGGATGAGCATGAAATCCTAAATTAGTAACCGATAATAATTTTTTAGCATCTTCTTGGGTTAATTTAGATAAATCTTTCACATTTATAAAACAACCATCGTATGCTTTTTCATCCATTCTTAAAGCACCACAATCACCATAATCTAATGTTGTAGAAGAATAGCCGCTTAATTCAAAATCATCTTTTAAAGTGATTTTAACTACTCCTACATAAGGAGCATATATAATTGCTTTTAATTCGTTTTTCATTTCTTTGAAAGTTTACTTGCGATTCTTAAAACAGTTTCTGCGTTGTCTGGATTTAACCATTCTTTTGCTACAGCCCACCCTAATGATTTCTTAGGAACAAAATTCCACCTTAGTTGAATGATGCGATAGTTTACCTTCAGTGGGTTTTAATCCTAAGTCATGAAGTTTACATAAACCATTTTCGAACAGAACACAATGACCTTTTTGTACATCATACTCTAATTGAAACATAGGTACAATGTCTTCAGTAACTCTCATCAGTATACCAGCTGCCCAATCTGTAGGGAAAACTTTATCTCCATAACCAGCATCAATTATCTTTTCGATGTCATCTGGTGTACCTAAACATGGAGAAACGGTGCATTGTTTTTTACAATCGTTACACTTGCACGATACTGGTTTCCTTCCTGTTTTTCTAATAATTTTTGCGAATGTCGATTCAGGCATGTTTTTTTCTATTTTGTTGGATTTGAATTTCTTTTCTAACCTTTTGATAAAACTCAGTAATAAATTTATCACCGAGCTCTAACAAATTACTTATCTTTTTTGACGAATGAATAGTAAGAGCACTATCACCAATTCCTAAATGGTCCACCATCATCTTTGCTGTGAAACCCATCTCTTTGGCTAAAGCAAAATACATCTGTCTACATAGCACAACCTCTTTGAGTTTAATCTTTTTTCCAATGTGGTATTTCGCAAAGACTTCAGGATAATACACCTTACCTACTTCATTGCAGGCATCCTGCAACTCAACAAGTGAAACATCATTTAGTACATGTTTGTTTGGTGAATCTTTCCTGATGTCAAAAATTACGTGAGGTCTTATACCAAATTCTCTAAAAAACTCTTCTCTAAAGTTGTATGCTTTCTCGTTTGCTTTTTTTACTCTTTCCTGCTGCGCGTCCATAGTTTATCCTAAGAATTTTTGTCCTGATTCTGCAATACGTTTAATTTGTTCTGGATCTGTAAAATCTTTAATTTTTTCATTAATTGTACAAATAGATTTAATCATATTTACAAATAATCGAGCAATGGCTTCTGTATATTCTATTTCTTTAACCTCACTTGAACTATTCGGAGCCATGTGAACGACTGAACATAACCATTCTAATTCAGGTTTATTTTCACAATCATCTGCATCTACTAATTCCTTTTCTACTTTTATTTTACCACTTTTAAATTTATATACTTTTTTAAAATAAGGTTTAACATATACTTCTAAACTATAGTTACCCATATTATTAGTATCTAATCTACTATTTCCAGAATACCATTTATAATTTTCCGTTTTTGTAAATTTATGTCTACCGTTTGGGACTATGTTTTTATCTGGATCTAAACAATAAGAACAAGCCGTGGATATTTGATATTCTATAATTACTGTATCACTAATTAATGTTTTAGTCATATAATCTTTACACATATCAAGAACCTTTTTGTTTAATTCAGGTAAACTACTTGCTTCAAAAAACCCATGTTTTCTTTGTAAATTATATCCCATTTTAAAACCAGCTGCGACGAATAAAGCTACTATATTATCAGGTAACATTGTAGTAAAACTACCATCAAAATTTACATATACCTCATAGCTAAATTGAAATTCATTTCGTTCAGATCCATGTAAACATACTTTTTCTGTTTTTAATCTTCCCATAATTTTATTTTTTTCTTGATACTTCTATATGTGATATTGCTAATAGTTCAGTGTAACTTAAATGTGGATTAAATAAAAGTTTTCCATCTACTTTAAAACCTTCCATCACCTCGTGCTCAACGGTTAATTTAAATGCAAGAAATAAAGTTTTGATAACTTCATCTTCAGTCATGTGCTCAGACAAATAAAACTTACGTCCGTGCCAGTTTTCTAATTTCTTTGATTTGTTGCATTTAGCTTTGTAAATTATTTGTAAGAACACTCTACCTTTTGTTTTGTAAACGTTATCACGTTCCACGCGTATCTCAAATTTTTGTTCAAATAAACCGCAACTTACTCTTTTGCAAATTGCTTTAGCATTTTCAAGTATTAAGTCTTTTTTCATTTTGAAGTAGTTTTTTCATTAAGTTTTTACCATTACAGTGTACAACCCATCCTTTATAAGCAGCAACCGAGGATGTTCTGTAATTTCTTTTCAACATTTTTGCAAAACGTTTTTTGATTCGTTTTCTAAGTAAAATATGAGTGTGGTAGAATTTGTAACCTACAAAATCAATTCCTCTTGCTTTAACTGGAAATATTTGCCAATTTTTCTTTATCTCTAGTTTTAAATTTTCTCTCAAATAAGCTGATATTTCAAAAAATAACTCTCTAAGGTGTTCTTTACTATGAGATAAAATTACTATATCATCAGCATATCTAAAATAATGTTTTACTTTTTTATTTTCTTTAATCCGGTGATCAAAATATGCAAGATAAAAATTAGCAAAATATTGTGAAAGATAATTACCTATGGGAACACCGGGTGCAGAATCTATTATTTCGTCTAAAAGATTTAGTAAATCTTTATCTTTAATTTTTCGACGTAATAAAGTTTTCAAAATCTCATGGTCGATATTAGGATAAAATTTTCTTATATCTAATTTTAAACAGTATTGAGTGCCTTCTACATCTAATAATGATTTTCTAACTGCACGTAAAGCAGCATGAATTCCTTTGTTTTTTATACAACTATAAGTGTCGCTTGTAAATGTTGAAACAAATACAGGTTCCAAAAAATTCATGATTGCATGATGAAGTATTCTATCTGGAAAATAAGGAAGGCGAAATATTTCACGTTCCTTTGGATCATAAATTTTAAAAACACTATAAGGAGATGTTTTATAAGTTTTATTTACCAACATTTCATTCAGCTTTAAAATATTTTCATCACGCATTTTATCATGCTTAATTACTCCTGCTTGAAATTGCTTACCTTTTCTAGCTTTTTTATCAGCTAACAATAAGTTTTCAATAGTGCAAATATTTTGAAATATATCTTTTATTCGTTTCATTTTTTCCTTTGCTTTCAAAGTCGTTTTCGTCCTTAGCTTACTAACGCCTTCTTTTTAGCATTTATTTTTTTGCCTAGAGGCAAGGTCTATGTTACTTGTTTTAAAAGCAAATTAGGGAGCTGACATAAGAATTAGTATTCCAATTGTTGTAGTTCGTATAGGAAAAGCTAAATCCTGTGTGACTTAGCATTTTCTTACAACAGTCAGCCGCATAACATACAACCCTTTTAATTTATTTACCTTCAAAATATTCTTTGTATAGCTTTAGGAAATGTGTTCCTGCATATTTGGCTAATTCTGAAGATTTATATGTGAGGAGGGAGCCGACATAAGAAAAAGTACGCCAATAGTAGGAGTACGTACAGGAAAAGCCAAAGCCCGGTTTGTCCATCTCGAATATAGGTTCATATTTATATTGACTTGTATCTTTCCAGTTAGGTTTCCAACCTTGATTTAAAGCTTCTGCTATCACCATTAACTTATAGTGTGCTACAATTGATTTCTGACATTTTCTAGGTAATCCTATTACGGTAGGTAATATTTTGGGATCACGTTTTAATAATTTACATGCATCCTGAAATGTTTTTACGCATTCCATAACTGGTTTTTGTTCTGTTTTTTTCATGTTTGTTGGTTTAAGGATTATGGTGTTCTTTATATTCTTCTAAAAATTGAGTTCCGGCATATTTAGCAAGTTCGGCTGATTTTAGGACGAGGAGGGAGCCGACAGAAGAATCAGTATGCCAATAGTAGTAGTACGCATAGGAAAAGCCATCCCTAGTCATTTTGAAGCATGGTTCATATTTATACTCATTGTTATTATTGTAATCAGGTTTCCACCCTTCATTAAGTGCTCTTACTATAATTTTGAGTTTCTTATACGCAATTTCATCTTTTGTGTCTAATGTATTGTTTGTAATCTGTGTAGGATTTATACCTAACTCTCGACATGCATCACTAAATGTTTTTACTCTGTCGGTTACTTTTTGTGGAGCTTCCACAATGTTTTTTAAAACGAGTAGTCTTTCTTCAAAAACGAGTAGTCTTTCTTCAATCGTTTTAATTTCCTTTTTTGCTGCTTCTTTATCCATTTTTGTTTTTTTTTATTATGTTAAACGTAATTCACTTAATCCTAGTTTAATTGCTTCTGCTGGGTGATCAGTTACCCAGCTGTGGCAGTTATGACATCCAGCCATGAAGGTGGTATCATCTAAATAATATTTTCCTCTCCCTTTTTTATGGTGCACTTCAGTTGCTGTATTGGTACAATCTTTCAAATTCATTTGACAAAAAGGATGATTCTTTAAAAATTGTTTCCTCAAAATGGAATACAACACATCTTCCTTTTCTCTTTTTGAAGATCGAGGGCGTATAGGTTTTTGCCTATTGTTTGTTGGTTTACCGTTATTCGTATCGTTTTGGCAACTCTTACTTTTATAACAGCTTTGGCAATACCTTTTACGCTCCTCGCCTTCAATTACATTTTTCCAGATTGGTTTATCTTTCTGGCAACCGTCACACTTTTTTAATTTAATTTTCATTTGCTACGCTTTGTCCGTTTTTAGCAGGCGTTGCATCTGCTGGTTTTAACACTGGTTTCTTTGCTATAAGGACTCCGTTTCTCAATGTTTTGTTTAATATAACAACAGTGGTCCTTATTTCAGTCAAGTCATTGTTTTGCTTGCACAATGCTTTTAAAGCTTCTTCTTCCAAAGGGTTTTCAGGCGACAATAGAAGAGACACTCCTCCGTTTATAATTATTTCTGCTTGCATGTTTATTGTAATTCGTAAAAGTTTTTTGGTAAGATTCCTTCTTTAATTAAACGGTCGATAATAGTAACACGTTCAATTTTTAGATCCTTCATGGTTAGAATTTCGAATCGGAAATTTGAATCTTTTTCTTCAGTAAATTTTCC